GCGTGGGCGGGGTGGGCGGGCTCAGGGCCGGCCCGGGGGCGCACCGTCGTGGCGCGCCCCCGGGGTGGGGCGTCAGACCAGGGGGAGGCCGGTCGCCTCGGCGAGGAGTTCGGCGCGGACGGCGGTCGCGGCGGCGTCGGCGTTGGGGGCGGTCACGCGGCGGATGCCGAGGCAGGCGGTCATCGCGTCGGTGTAGATCTCCGCCATCTCGGCGTCGGTGGCGGGCATGGGCTCGACCGCGATGACGTCGGTGTCGTCGCCGTTGGTGATGGCGAGGTAGGTGTTGGGCTTGTCCAGGGTGATGGCCATGGCTGGTCCGTTCTGGCTGGTGGGAATGGGAGCGGGTGTTGTGCGGCTCGCTCGTGCCGTCCAACGATTGGAAACGTACACCACATCAAAGTGTGCGCGCCACCAGCTCGTTGAAATTCGCCGCGCCGAGCTGGCAGCGACTCGCGGGGGTGGCGACCGCTCCCTGCGCGGGTTTCTTTGATGTGGTTGTCACTTTGCTTGTTTGTCGTATAGCGTTGTGGTCAGCGGGGCCGACCGGCACGAGCGAGCCGGACGCCCCACCGCTCCCAACCCACCAGAGAGGGACCCATGGTCATCTCGTTGGACATCCCGACGGTCGAAGCCGTCAACCTCATGTGCGGCGCCTGTGGGCACCTGCCGCTGCTCCTCACGTCGGACGGTGACTTCGCCTGCGCCGACGGCCACGCCCTCCCCGAGCGGGACTTGGTCCTGGAGACCGGTGAGGCGTGGTGCGTGACCCCCGCCGGCCGCCTGGCCTACGTCACGGACCCGAAGCACGCGGTGCGCGTGATGAGCGAGGCCGCGGCCGCCATGGCGCTCCCCGACGGAGAGTCGGAGTTCGCCGACCCGCACGCCGCGTACGCGGAGGCCAGTAGCGCGCTGCTCGCGGCCGCCGCGAACGGTCTGCGCCTGCCCGCCGGGACGGAGGTCGCCCGATGACCCGCACCGCGCGCATCCGCCTCCGGCAGCGCATCGAAGCGTTCGCCGCTCTCGCCGGGATCGTGGCCCTGACCGTTCTCGCGCTGCTCGCGTCCATCGGCGCGGCCCGCAGCGACGAGAGCGCGCCGCGCCCCACCGTCACGGTTGCCGGGGACGACAACCGCGACGGGGTCGTGGACGAGGACGAATCCGGCTGGGACTGCCGGACGATGGGCAACCGCCAGTGCGGCAGCGTCCCGCGGGAGTGCCTGGGGGAGGACGAGTTCCCCGACGTGTGCGTGATGGTCGCCGAGCGGCCCGCCTACACGTGGACGGACGCCGACGGGACCGTGCACCACGTGCCGGACGGGCGGACGCTCCTCGCCGGGATCGACCTGCCGCGCGGTACGGAGGCCTTCCAGATCCGCCTGTTTGAACTCGACGCGGAGTTCGTGGAGCGCGCGCTCCACAACGAGTAACACCCCCCCTCGCGCTCTCTCTCCTCCGGCCGGGCGCGCCCCGGTGCGCCCGGCCGGCCCACACACCACACCCCTTGGAAGGGGCCTCTCATGACCTCCACCACCGCCACCGTGACCGTTCCCCGCTACGAGACGGGGGAGCGCCTGAGCATCCAACTCTTCACCGTTGAGGGCACGTCGCTGGGCCCGTACGTCGCGCTGCCGCTGGCCAGCCTGTGGACGCCGTACTCCGGTCACCTGTTCACCCGGGAGACCGCCGAGAAGATCGTCGCCGACCTGCACCGCGAGGACGCCGACTGCGGGCTGTCCGCCGAGTGGGGCGCCGACGGCACGCTCACCTTCACGTGGACCGACGCCTACGACGGGGAGGGCGGTAGCCAGGTGATCCGCCCCGACGCGTACGGCCGGTACGAGATCGGCGACCTGTGGGCGTGGGACGAGTGGCGGGAGGAGACCCCGCAGACGCAGGCGCAGCGGCTCATCGCGGCGGGCGCCTGGGAGTACCGGGGCGCTGACCGGTCGCTGCTGTTCCCCCCGGCCGCGGCCGCCCTGTACGCCATGGGCCGCGTGGAGGCGCACCGGGTGACGCTGCACCTGGACGACGCGCCGGAGGTGCGCATGCGGGCCGCGCTCGCCGAGTACGGCATCAGCGTTGTGAAGGACGACGACTGCGCCAACACGTGGTTGGAGATCCCGTTCGACCAGGACGGCGACTGCGACGGGGCCGGGCCGGGCCTGGTGGCGTACGTGGAGGCGCCCGGCACGGAGGGCGTGTTCGTGGACGAGCCGATGAACGGCCGCCGCGGCACGTGGACCGTGAACATCGCCGACGGCAACGGCCCGGCACGGACGGTGTTCACCTGCGACGCCGAGGACTTCGCGGCCGCCGCCGACTTCATCGCCGACCGGCTGACCCGCCCCACCGCCTGACATCCCTCTCGGCCCGGGGCGCGACGTTCACCGCCGCGCCCCGGCATCCTCCCCCCTCGCCTTCTCCCGCGGCCGCGCCCGGCGGCCGGCCCGCTCACCGCCCCTTGGAAGGGACACCCCATGGCTCGCACGCTCACCCTCATCGCTCCCGCTCCGTTCGCCGCGCGCTCCCTGTTCGTCGGGGCTTTCAACACGGTCTACGAGGACGACGCCCGCATGTGGATCAGCGTCGTGCGCGGGGACGGCACCCGCGTGTCCGTCTCCGGCGCGCTGGACGACTGGTCGATGAACTTCCCGCCGGAGGAGGTCGCGGCGCTCCTGGATGCGCTCACGGCCGCGCTGGACGACCCGGAGGCCGTCATCACCGTGACGTCGCTGCTGGACTGGGACGCCGAACTCACGGGGTCGGCGTGGCGGATCGCGGACGGCACGGAGATCGGCGCGGCCGCCGCCGAGGTATTCGCGGACGACCCGGCCGTGGGCGTCTACGGCGACCAGGTGAAGCCGATCGGCGCGCCCTGGGTCGTCCTCTCCCGCGACATGGACACCAGCGACCTGACGTTCACCGCGCTCACGCAGCCCGCGAAGGACGTCATCGCCCGCCACGGCGCCTGACCGGCTGCTGCGCCCCGGTCTCCGGCCCGCCGGGGCGCACCGCGACCCCGGGCCGGCCCCCTTCGCTCACCGACTGGAGAACCCCGCTGTGCGCTTCCACCCCGAATCCGACATGCCGATCTTCGAGACTCAGCGTCGCCTGCGCGGCCACGCCTTCTACCCGGGCAGCGCCGTGCTGCGGAAGCTGATGCCGCAGCAGGACCGCCCGGCGCCGGAGAAGGCGCCGTGCATCGTCTTCCACTCCCCGTGGGGCCACCTGGTGGTGACGGAGATCGACGCCGAACTCAACGCCTACGGCTGGGTGTGCTGGTCGCACGACCCGGACGGCGCGGAGTGGGGAGACCTCGGGTTCCTCGGCGAGTACGAGAAGCGCCGCGCCCCGTTCCCGACGCTGGCGTGGTGGGAGCGTGATCTGCACTCGAAGGACAAGAACGCGGCGGCCGCCATCGCGCGCATCCTGACCCGCTACGAGCCGCCGGAGGAGTCGGAGGAGCCCGCGGCCGCCGCGCCGGAGCCCGCGGCCGCCCCGCGGCACGCCCTGGTGCCCCGCACGCCGCGCGGCGCCATGTCCGCCCGCCGCTGACCCCCGCCGGCCCCCTGCACACCCCTGATCGGAGATCCCCGCTGTGACTGCTGTGCCCTTCGCCATCGACCCCGCCCGCCGCCCGCTGCTGGTGCGCCCCCGCCCGGAAAACCGCGACTTCGCGCCGCTGCCGTCCGGGGTGTCCACGGACGCGGCCGTGGTCGTCCTGGCCCGCGAGGTGCGCGCCGGTGACCTGATCGTCGCCTCGTTCTCCGACTGGGCGACGGTGGACACCGAAACGCAGATGGTCACGTGGGTGAGGATCCCCTACACCGCGGACCCGTCCCCGTGGGACGAGAAGTGCGGCTGCGCAAAGTGCGACACGACGCGCCGGCACTTCGGTCCCCCGCCGGACGGTGGGCGCGTCGTGATGACCCGTGAGGAGTGGGGCGGCTTCTGCGACGTGTGGGACGCCGACGAGCCGGTTCTCATCATCCCCGCCGCGCTGCTGCCCGCCGCTGCCTGACACCCCCGCCCCTGCTGCGCCCCGCGGCCGCACGCCGGCCCGGGGCGCGCCCTCTCCCCGGAAGGACTGCAATGCCTGCCTCCACCCTCGCGCCCGCCCGCCCGGCCCGCTTGGACACAGTCGTCCGCAACCTCACCCGCGTCGGGTTCGAGGCCGCCACGATCGACGGCCGCCCGCTGCGCCCGTCCGACTCCGACGCCAACGGCGCCTACCCCAAGCCCGACGGGGGCGACTTCATCGCGGAGGACGGGGAGAAGCTGTTCCCGGTGGAGGAGCGACGCCCGGGCATGGTGCTGCTCAGCGTCGTCACGGCGGACTGGGTCGCGGATCTGCACAGCATGGCGGAGACGCTCCGCGGCCGCGGGTATGCCACCGAGCCGAGCAGCTTCGACCTGTCCGTGTGGGTGCGCTGGGCAACGCCGGAGGAGATCGCCGAGCGCAAGCGCGCCCACGCCGAGCGAGTGGCGTCGCTGCTGAACGTGCTCATCTGACCTCATGACCCGCGCTGCGCCCCGGACTGGTCACTGACCGGGCCCGGGGCGTACGCATGACCCCGGAAAGGAACCGACCTGCCATGACTGCCGTTCCCGCCGCTGCCGCCGCCTCTCGGGGTGTGCGGCCGCTGGACGCTGACTGTGAGGCGTACGCCCTGGGCGCCGGGCCGCTCGATGCCGTACCGGTCTCCCGGGCCCTGGTGCGCGCCCTGGTGGCCGTTGTGGGGCGCCGCGGGGCTGTGGTGCGCGATGGTGCGCGCGGGCTGCTGCGCCTGGTGCACGCGGCCGGCCCGCTGCTCCTGGCCGTTCCGTGCGCGAGGCCGCCGAGGACGGCGGAGTGCGCGCGGTGCGGGCACTGGGAGGGCGAGCACGAGCATCCCGCGGTCGTCTCCGCGTGCGGCCGCTACCAGCTCGTGCTCGGACGCGCGCGGTTCAAGCTGCCGGAGCACGACGGGGTCGCGTACGCCTGGGTGCGGCGGATGGGCCGGGCCCGGCTGGTGTTCGAGATCTCCGAGCCGTGCGAGGTGTTCCCCGGGGGAACGCTCACGGTGCACCGGTACCCGGCGCCGGGGGACGGGCGGGCTGAGTTCGGTGTGCACCGGTGGCCGATACCGGCAAAGCGGCGCGCCTGGTGGCTGGAGCAGGCCCGCGCGCATGTGCGTTGATCTGCGCTTTTCGGCTGAGAGCTGGCAGCACTCTTTGATGTGGTGTACAGTTCTATTCGTAGGAAGCTACGAGAGGGGTTGGGGATGGCCGAGTGCCTCATCTGCGAGGAAGAACGCGACGACTTGGACGGCGACATCTGCGCCGACTGCCACGCCGACGCCGCCGCCGAGACCGCCGAAGAGCTCAGGGCCGCCGGAATCGACCCCACCGACCCGCCGGTCGTCATCGTGGCGGAGATCGCCCGCCGCATCGGCATCTGACCACCCGGGCCGCACGCTGGCCCACCGCACGCCTGCAGGCCGTCACGAGCGAGACGAGCCAGCGGACGCCGCTCCCGACAACAACCAGGAAGGCGCACCCCATGCGCGACTACCTCAGCAGCCTCCCCGCGAGCATGGTCCTCACGCTCCCGGAAGCGCTGGCCGCCCTCACCGCCAGCGAGAACGAGCCGCCCACCGCTCGGGACCTGCTGCGCGCGGCCCTCAACGCCCGCGACATCACCCCGTGCCCCTACGGGCCCACCGACTACCTGGTCCCCCTCGACCCGGACGCGCCCCTCACCGCCCCGATCCTGCACTTCACCCCCGAGCGCGACGCGTGGACCGTGACCGTCATCGACACCGACGGCACGCCCCTCGGCACCATCGCCCGGGACGCGGACACCGACAAGGCCGCGGAGGCCGCCCAGGTGCTGCTCCTCGACTACGAGTTCACCCCGCTGGCCAACCGGCCCGCCATGCTCCGCGACGCGATCCGCGACGCCGCCTGACCCGCTTCACCCCGCCCCGGGCCGCACGCCGGCCCGGGGACCCAACGGGGAGTCACGAGCGAGACTCCCCGCGCCTACACCGCTCCCACCGACCCAGAAGGGCGCCCACCATGCGCACCGTCACCCTCTCCGCCGACTCGCTGCTCCTCGCCCACCTGTCCGCCCGCGCCGTCACCGGCACCCGCTTCGACTCCGGCCAGTGGGGTGAGTGCCTGATCGTCCCCGTGGAGGGGCACGGCACGCTGGAGATCGCCGACCGGGAATTCTCCGTCCGTCACGCCGTGGACGCTCACACCGGGTGGAGCATCTTCACCCGCGACGCGAACGGCGACCTGAACGGCGAGCCGCTGTTCTGCAGCGGTGACGGGGAATCCGCCCTCGACGCCCGCGCCGACGCCATCGCGGCCGCCGACGCCGTCGCCCAGTACATCGCCGCCCGCGTCACCGCGGCCCCCGTCGTGCACGGCCCGCAGCGCTTCCCCGATTTCGTCCGCCGCTGCACCGGCCCCAACAAGGCGTGCCGCGCCGCACACCGCGACGGCCGCAGCGTCCACATCATCCCGTCCGGCTCCGCGGACAAGGGATCCCTCGTCCTCCCCACCTTCCACTACGAGACCGAAGAGCAGGCCCGTGCCGCCGTGGAGGCCGCCCGCCGCGACGCCGTGGTCATCCGCAGCGACGAAGCGCTGTTCGAGGCCCGCCGCCTGGCCCAGCCGTACCGGCTGCTCCCCGGCTGGATCGACCCCTCCAGCCGCTACGGCGACGGCTTCTGACCCCTCCCCGCACCCCCGGGCCGCACGCCGGCCCGGGGGTGCGCCCCGCATCAGCCTCCGGCCGTCACGAGCGAGACGGCCGGCCCGCTCCCACACCCGAAGGGCACGCCCGTGAACGCCTACCTCCGCCGCATCATCCGCGACATGTCCGACCGGCAGCAGCAGACCGTCACCGCGGCCGCCGCCGACCACGGGCGGGTGCCCGTGGACGTCCGCCGCTCCACCCTCGCCGCCCTGTACGACAAGCGGCTCATCTGCCCCACCAGCGACCCCCGCAACCGCCACGCCCGCTACGCCCTGACCGCCCTCGGCCACGGCGTCGCGGAGGCCCTCGCCGAACTCGCGCGCGCCGCCCGCCTCAACGGCATGACGCCCGCCGAACGCGCCACCGCCGAACTCGGCACCGAGGACAAGCGCGACGTGCTGCGCGCCACCGTCCGCCCCCGCGCCGAGGCACCCAACTACGCCATCGACGTGGACGGCACCGACACCCCCGCATGGCGCACCGTCCTGTCATGGGGGCACGCCATGGCCAGCGCACAGAAGTCGATCCGCAACGGCGCCCGCATCACCCCCGGCACCGGCGGGACGTTCACCCTCACCTCCCCGCACGGCGGCCGCCGCGCCCACTTCCGGCCCGCCTGACCAGCACACAGCACCGACGGGGCGGGACCGCGCGACACAAGCGGTCCCGCCCCGCATGCTGCGCCCCCATCGCCCGCCCACCCCGCCGATGGGAGCACCCCCGATGAGCGTCACCGCTGTCAGCCCCACGCTCGACGCGTCCGTACGCGCCCTCACCGCGCACCCCGTGATCGTGGAAATGGCCCTCGACCTGAACCAGGCCTCCCCCGACCAACTGGCCGTGCTCATCACCGGCGGCAGCGACCCCACCGACCGGTTCATGTCCCTGGCCAATGACCGGTTCGCCGAGCGCACCGGAGGGCAGCGCGGCGAGTTCATCGGCACCGTGGCGCGCGCCGTGATCACCGCCATGAACGTCCTGCGGGACCAACCGCAGGAGGCCGCCCAGTGAGCGCCGACACCCGCGCGGCCGCCATTACCGCCCTCGCCCGCTACGCCTCGCTGGTCGGGCCGAGCGAGATGCACGAACCGCTGAACTGGCAGGCCAGCGACCTCATGACCGATCTGCTCCTCGGCTTCGACCCCGCAACCGCGGACCTGATCCTTCACCGCGTACGCCGCGACTACGACGCCGAACACCACGACGTCCGGCCCGTGCTGCCGCCCGCCCGCTGACACCCCTTGCTGCGCCCGGCCACACCCGGCCGGCCCGCACCTCTACCGCCGGAAGGCACACACTCGTGAGCGACACCGTCACCTCCCTGCTCCTGCGCTACTGGCAGATGACCGACCGGCACCGCGCCGACCTCGCCCCGTACGCCGACGCCTACGGCGACACCGACGACTCCGACGAGGACTTCGCCGACGCCCAGGCGGAAGCGGCCGCAGAGACGCACGACTTCCTCACCGCGGCGATGGAGGAGCTCGCCGAGCACTTCCCGCTCCCGGCCGGACTGTCGGTCGCTGTGCCCGGCGCGAACGGCGCCCGGTTCAGCCTCATCACCGGCCAACTCGATGACCACGCCCGCAAGGCGTTCACCCGCGGCCAGTGCCATGCCCTCGCCCGCGCCCTGGCCGAGGTGACCGGCTGGCCCATGGCCGTGCTCATCACCCCTGACTGCGTGTACGACCCCGACGAGTGCAGCGCCGACGATGACGCCTACGCCGGGCTGTGCGCCTGCCGCTTCCACCACGTGGTGGTCGTCCGCCCGGACGGCGCTCTCGTGGACGCCTACGGCGCGCACCAGCCCGACGCCGTCCCCGCCGCCGAGGGCTACCGGCACATCCCGCTGAACGAGACCGGATGGACGTTCCTGGCGAACTCCCCTGCCTGGCGGCGCCCGGCCGTCGCGGTCGCCCGCACCTTCACCACGGCGCTCCTCGCCGAACTCGACACCACCCGCTGACCGGCAGCCGGCCCGCGGCGCACACCCGCGCCCCGGGCCGTCCTTGCACGAGTAGATCGTGAGCACCCGTGAACATCCCAGGAGGCGCCGACCTCACCGTCGGCGTGCACCGGACGCCCGCCATTGCCACGGCCGCGCCCATCCCCTTCACGTCCGCCCCGGCCCTCACCGACAAGGCGCGCGCCCTGCCGCTGCTGCGCACCCTCACCCGGTCCGAGCTGCTCGCGCTCGCCGACTGGTGCCGCGAGGAAGCCGACACCCGCACATGAGCGGCCGCCCGGCTGTAACGGATCAAGGCCTTCACTCCGTCTACCGCACAGCCACCCCGGGAAGGAACCGCACACCCTTGAGCACCGACACCGCCCGCCTGTCTTCCTGCGTGCTCGCCGAGACCCCGCCCCACGCCGTCATGCACGTGTGGGACCCCGCCCACGTCACCCCGCCGTACACGTACACCATCGGCCTCGCCGACCGGCCCGGCCGCGCGTACGAGCTGGCAGTGAGCGGACTGCCGTACCCGCTCGCGGACGACGTCCTTGACTGCGCCATGGCGCAACTCGAGGAAGACGACCTCACCCCCGTTGACGGGCTGCTCCTCGACCGCGTCCTCCGCGGCCACCTTGCCCGGCTGCGCCCCGTCACCGACACCGGCCGCTTCCGCGGACTCGCCCCCGCCACGCCCCTGTGGCAGGTCCTCATGCCCGACCACGCGGGCCGCTTCCCCGGTGAGGACCACTACGTCCAGGGCGACAGCCGCGACACCCAACTCGTCCTCTGACCCGAAAGGGCCCTGATGCACCACCACACCGCCAAGCACGACCGGCACTTTCGAGCGACCGTGTTCTTCGTCGTCCTGGTCCTGATCGTGTCCGGGATTGCGCTCCTGGCCGCTCTGCAGACCGGCGACGACGACGGGATGCCGCGGTGCCCCGCATCCCGTACCGGCTCCGTCGACCTGGTCCCGTCCGGCGCACGCCCCTGCGTCCTGTACGGCGCCGACAGCGTGCCGGCCGCCCTCCCCGGCACGCGGAAGCGGCCCGCCGTACGCCCCGGGGTGAAGGCCCCGGCCGAACCGAAGGCCGTCCGCCCGAAGGCGCCCGCCGCGCCCCGCCGCTGACCACACCAGAGGAGCCGAGCCCGTGAGCCACCCCCGCCCGCACCGCGGATCACGCAACAAGTACCCCCAGCAGCAGCAGCGCCGGGACCGGCACGCCACGTTCGACCGGTACCTGCCCCGCCTGGAAGCCGGACGCCTCTCCCCGGCCGAAGGCGCCGCCCTGGCCGCGTACGTCCGCGAAGAGGTCCGCATCGGCGAAGAGCTCCGCGGAACCCTGGCCACCACACAGCGCGCCCTCACGACCAACCGGGAGGCCGCGGACACTGCGATACGCGAACTCGAAGACCGGGTCGCGGCCGCCGAAGCGGAAGCCGCCCGGCTCACCGCCGCGGCGCAGCCGCGCCCTGCCGACTGCGCACCCGGGCCGGCGCTCGCCCTCGATCCCGCTGCCGGGGCCGACGAGAGGCGCCGCCGCGCCCTGGCCGACGCCCTCGACCTCGACCCGGCCACCCCGTGGCCCACGCTCATCGAGCACGCGGCCACCGCGCACCGCTGGGCCGCCAGCGCCCGCTACCAGTCCTCCACCGCGGCCGAGGCCAACGGGCGCGCCGACCAGGCGCAGAAGAACGCCGCCGACGCCCGGACCCGTGAGAACGCCGCCGTGGCCCGCACGATGCGCTACCGCAACCGCGCCCACCGTGCGGAAGCCGCCGTCATCCGCGTCCGATCGGCTACTACCCTCAGCGCCGCCCTGGCCGCCGTTGCCGAATACGACGGCACCCTCCCCCATGTCACCTGCCACTGCGGCGCGGCCGCAGAGCTCGCCCTGGCCCGCCGCGACCTGGAGCACGCCGAGCGTGCCAGCGGCTCCGGCAGCGCCCGGCACACCGACCTCGTCACCCAGCGGGACACCGCCCTACGGGAAGCACGGGAGGCGACGAAGCGCGTCCAGGAGACCACCGCTGCCGCGCTCGCCCTCCGCTCGCAGACGCCGACCGCGGCGCAGCGCGCCCTCGACACCATCCGGAAGGCGAAGACGTGGGTGGACGTCTGGATCGCCCTGGGCCAGTACTACGGCATGTCGCCGGAGGAGGCCGGGCACGAGGCCCGCGCGCGCCGTACGGGCGCTGAGCAGGTCGCCGAAGAGCGGGCGAGGCGGGCGGAGCAGCGTGCGGAGGAGGCCGAGTCCAAGGCCGCGGACCTGGCCGCGAAGCTCGGCGCGCGGGCGGCGCGCCCCGAGGTCTGCCAGCCGGCCCCCGCTGCGCCCGGGCACCCGGTCAACGCGCTCATGGCGGCGCTCACCGACAACCGGCCGTTGACGCCGAGTGACGCGAGCGACCACATCAGCGCCTACTACGCCGCGATCCATGACGCGTGCTGCCCGAGCATCCACCGGGGGAGGCGCCTCACGTCCGCGATCGTCGTCCGCTCCCTGTCGGACGCCTCGCGGGTGGAGGTCGTGCACGCCCGTACGTGACATGACGCGGCCGCTCCGGCGGCCCTCACGTCACGTCACATCGTCAGGCCCGGGCGACGCGCAGCGGCTTACCCCACTTCTGCACGGCCACCTCGTCGCAGTAGTCGCACAGCGGGGACCGCGCGCCGTGGCCGTACTTGTGGGTCGGCCGCTGGCACATGGCGCACGGTCCGATCTGGTCGGACGGGCAGAACTGGGCCGATCTGTCCGGCTCGGTCACAGGCGGTACCGGGGTGCTGCTCATGGCTTCCTCTTCTCGTCGGCCGACCCCGCGGCCGACTCGAACAGAATAGAGAACGGGCCCGGTGCCGCGACGTGCAGCCGGCCCGCTCCCGACGTGGCGTGACGCAGCCCCCCGTACGCAGGATCCGCGTCACGTCACCTCCCGGCTCCGCTCGGCGTACGCCCGCTCAGCAGCCTCCAGAGCCGCGCGCAGGTCCGCCGCGATCTCGGGCAGCGTCGCAGGGACCCGGGAGGGCCGCCACACGGCCAGAGCGTGGTCCCGGCACAGGTCCACCCAGCGGTGTCCGGCACCGGCGAAGGCCACGGCGCGGGCGGTCACGGCCATGTGGCCGCAGACGGAGCAGGGGCGCGGCGGCATGGCCGTGACGCGGTCAAGGGTGTGGCGCCGGGCGGGCGGCGCGGGGGCGGGTTCCAGCGCGCCGGGGGCGATGCCGTGCCGGGCGAGCAGCTCCGCGGGCTCCATAGCGGTCTCCCTCCCTTCCCCCCGTGTGGCCGTGTGACCAGCACATCCTAGAATCGAACGTATGAGCGATGCCAATGTGTCGCGTCTCGCGCTGCTCCGCTTCCTGGAGGAGGTCCAGCGGAGGGACCTGGAGCGCACCCGACGATGGATCGCTGCGGAGGAGCAGCGGGAGGCCGAACGCCAGCGCGGGATGCAGGCGCGCCCACCCGTCCCGGACTGGCTGCTGGAGCGCGGGCTGAATGCGCGCTCGGCGCCCGTGTACGTCCACGTCGGCGGCTGCTGGAACGCGGGTAAACGCTCGGAGGGCGTGAGCCGGGAGCAGGCGCTCCGCGCGCTCGCGGAAGGTGTGCCGGCGTGCTCGCACTGCCGCCCGGACACCGAGCTCGGCTATGTGGACGGCTGACCCGCGCGTGGAACACCTGCGGCATGTGGACCTTGCCGGAGCCGATGCTCGCCGCCCCGACGCCGGACCCCGTCCTGCCCGCAGGGTGGGCGGCAGAGGTGAAGCTCGACGGGTGGCGCGCCCTGCTGTCCTGGAGCCAGGGGAACCTGGTGCTGCGCTCCCGGCAGGGCACCCCACTGACCGAGGCGTTCCCCGAGGTACGCGCGGCCGCCGGGCAGCTCCCTGACCGTACGGCCCTCGACGGGGAGCTCATCGTGTGGGAGGGCGGCCGGCTCGCGTTCGAGCGGCTGCAGGGGCGCCTGCAGCGGCGCGGGCCCGCGGCCGCCCGGCTCGCCGAGGAGTGGCCCGCCCACTTCGTCGCCTTCGACCTGCTGCGCCTGGAGGGCACCGACACCACCGGATGGCCGTACGAGCGGCGCCGTGCGGCCCTGGAAGGGCTCTTCGCCGAGCACGGACTGTCCGGTACGTGGGCGCTGTGCCCGTCGACCACCGAGCAGTCCACCGTGGACGACTGGCTGGCCAACTGGACCCAGGTGGGCATCGAGGGCGTGGTCTTCAAGCGGCTGCGCAGCACCTACGCCCCAGGGGCGAGAGGGTGGAAGAAGCACAAGGTGAGGCACACCGAGGACGCGATCGTGGGCGCGTACACCGGCCCGGCCGCCGCGCCCCGCACGCTGCTCCTCGGCCGGTACGACACCGCGGGCCGGCTGCGCTACGTCGGCCGCACCACGACGCTCCCGCAGGCCGCGGGCCGCATGCTGGCCCCGCTGCTCACCGCGGCCGCCGCGCGGCATCCGTGGACCGGGTGGACGTTCTCCGCCGGGTGGGGGACACGGGAGACCTTGCACGTGACGCTCGTGGCGCCCGACTTGGTGGTGGAGGTCGGCGTCGACGTCGCTCGCGACAGCGGAGGCCGCTGGAGGCACGCCGCGCGCTGGCACCGGGCGCGCCCCGACGTCGCCCCGGGCGAGGTGCCGCGGTTCCAGGAGTGAGGAACCCCCTGCCGCCGAAGCAGCCGGGGGTTCCCCCTTGCTCAGGAGTCGCTGTCCTCAGACTCCGGCGCGCCCGGCGCTGGCCCCTTCTGCGTCTCCTCGGCGCGCTCCTTGCGAGCCATGTACCAATGGGCTGCGACAGCGACCCCACCAGCAGCGGCTCCGGTGATCACCACGCCAACGACGGTGCCCTTGTTGAAGCCCGCGGCCACGCCCTTGTTGAAGCCCGTGACTGCGCCCTTCTTGAAGCCCGCCGCCATGCCCTTCTTGATGCCCGCAGTCATGCCCTTCTCATACGCGGCCTTCTCCAAGGAGCCGAGGAACTTGTCCATACCCCCCATCTTTCCGGCCAGCGTCGTGACGTCCTCATACAAGCCCAGTCCCATTACTCCCCCGGTTTGACGCTGAACTTCTCGACGTCGGAGACGCCCTCGCGGGCCCTCAGTTCGTCCACATGCACCTGTGCGCTCTTCGGTCCGTAGGCGACCGCGGAGACGTGCTCCTCGCCGTCCTCGGTCCAGCGGATTCTGTAGCTCTCCACGAACCGTGAGCCTACGCCCAAACCCCGCTCTGACCGGCCGAAACGAACGATCTGGCCCGGACCGCGCACTCGGCGCCCCGGTACGACGAATGCCCGCCATCCGAGGGGCGTGCCGCCGGATCCCAGGACGGCGGCCGCGCGCGGTCGCTATCACCGGGGCATGATCAAAGCCCTGATGCGTGGCCTCGCCGCCACCGCGCTCGCCCTCACGCCCCTCGCCAGCTCCGCGCCCGTGCACGCTGCCGAGACGCTGCCGCTCGCGGAGGCCGTGGCCAGCCTGCAGCCAGCCGTCGAGTCCCGTGACGGCTACAGCCGCTCGGCGTTCCGACACTGGAACACCGGCGACGACCCCGCGGACGGCTGCAACACCCGCTACGAGGTACTCCTGGACGAGGCCGTGGAGCCGCCGGAGGTCGGCGCGGGCTGCCGCCTGACCGGCGGACGGTGGTTCTCCTACTACGACGGGGCATGGGTCACGTCCGCGTCCGGGCTGGACATCGACCACATGGTGCCGCTCGCCGAAGCCTGGGACAGCGGCGCGTACGCGTGGACGTCGGCCCGCCGGGAGGCCTACGCCAACGATCAGGGCTCGTCCGTCAGTCTGGTCGCGGTGACGGCACGCTCGAACCGCAGCAAGTCGGACCAGGACCCGGCCGAGTGGCTGCCGCCGGTCGCCGATGTGCACTGCCGGTACGTGGTGGAGTGGGTGGGCACCAAGCTGCGCTGGAGCCTCACGGCCGACGAGGTGGAGGTCGCCGCGCTGAACCAGGTGGCCGAGTCCTGCGAGGGCTGGTCGGTGACGTACGAGCCCGCCGCATAGCCCTTCGGCCCCGCGCCCGCCGCGGTGCGGGGCCGCTTACCGCGGGGCGGAGTCCGTGCAGCTGCTCGGCGCCTCCCACAGGGTGCGCGCGATGTTGTCCGTCCCGCGGGAGGAGCGTGGCCTGCTGACGCAGTCCCAGCCGCGGCGGGCCTTGCGCTGCGCGATGACCTTCCAGCCGGCGCCCCGAAGACTCGCGCCGCTCTCCCCGTCCTGCGTGTACGTGATCAGCCGCGCGTAGCCGAGGGCCTTCGCTGCGCGCCATGCTGCGCCGTACAGGACGCTGTTGGCGTTGCGGACGCCGTCTGTGGCGGTGCGGGTGACTTCCAAGGTGCGCCCGTCGTCAAAGAGCCGGGCGACGGGGCGCCCCACCATCGCGACGGCCCGCAGCATGCCGTCGTCGTCGGCGGCGCCGAGGCAGAACACGGCGCCGGGCGGCGGCTTGTGGTGGCGGTGCCAGGCGGTGACGAAGGCCTTCGCCTCGACCTGCCGCACGGGCACGACGTGCAGTCCGCTCACCGCCTCTGCTCCCAGCCGGCCCACGCCTGCAGCGTGCCCCAGACGCCCGGGCGGCCGCCGCGCTTGGGTGCGGTCGCGTCGGTCTGGGAGAGCATCCGTGCGCGCCGTACGACCCGGCCGAGGACGACCGCGGCCGTGGGGAGGAGTCCGGCCCACAGGGAGATCCCGCACAGGCCGGAGGCGGCGACGTAGGCGATCAGGCCTCCGGCGCCGGGACCGGCAACGGCCAGGGCGCCGCTGGTGACCGCGGCGAGGAGCAGGAAGTAGCCGAGCCGCACGTCCAGGCCGGTCAGGAGCGCCAGGGTGGTGTTCCCCGTGGCGGAGATCCCGGCAGTCCACAGGGCGAGACTTTGAGCGTTCAGGGCGCGGCGGAGAGAGTTCAGCATCGGGGGTGGCCTCCGGGCCGGTGGGGGCGCTCTGCTGCGCCCCGGGTGCCGCGCACCGTGCAGGGGGCGGCCGGTTTGCGTCGCGTGGTGAGCCGGGGACGGTAGGGCGGGCCGGTTCCTACGGTCCGCCGCATGTTGAAGATCACCGGGCCGTCTGCTGGCCTCTCGCGGGCCCTGACGGTCTCCGCTGCTGCGGCCGCCTACGTCCTGTACATCGCGACCATCCCGGCCGCGAACCTGCTGATCACCCATGTCGGGGCCGTGGGTGTCGGGTTCGGGCTGACCGCCCCGGCCGCCGTGTTCACCGCGGGTCTCGCGCTGGTGCTGCGGGACCTGGTCCACGAAGTGGCGGGCCGGTCCGCGGTCCTGGTCGCCATCGCGACCGGCACGCTCCTGTCGTACCTGGGGGCCGACCCGGGCCTTGCGCTGGCGTCCGCAGTGGCGTTCGGGGTGGCCGAGCTGGTGGACATGGCCGTCTACACCCCGGTCCGCAAGCATGGGCTGCGCAAGGCGCTGCTCCTCGCCCGGGCCCGGTTCTCCCGCCGCGCGCGCCGCACTCTGGCGTGGGAGTCGCAGCGCCCGGCCCGGGGCCGGCTGGTCGCCGCGGTGGCCGCGTCCAACGCGGTCGGCCTGGTCGTGGACTCGCTGCTGTTCCTGTCGCTGGCGTTCGGCTCCCTGCACTTCCTGCCCGGGCAGATCCTCGCGAAGGCGGAGATGACGGCCGCCGCCGTGGTGGTGCTGCACCTGATAGGGATGCGGCGCCGCCCGGCATGAAGGCCCGGTTCTTCCTCGGCATCCCTGAACCGTCCTGGCTGTGGAAACCGCATCCCGGCCTGGACGGCGTCGCCCTGTTCGTCTCCCGCGCCCGCCTGGCCCGCCGCTCCCCGAACCGGGTGATGCCGCGCGCCCTGCACGACTTCGCCCTCGACTCCGGCGGGTTCACCGAGCTCAAGAAGTTCGGCCGGTGGAGGGTGAGCCCGGCCGAGTACGCGGCCGAGGTGCGCCGCTACCGCGCCCAGTTGGGGCCGGAGCGGATGCTGTGGGCCGCACCGCAGGACTGCATGTGCGAGCCGTGGGTGATCTACGGGAAAAACCGGCACCTCGGCGCCCGCCACGAACGCTACTTCCACGGCACGCGCGAGCTCCGCGGCCTGGCCGACGGCGACGACGAGCACGACCTGACGACCGCGGTGCGCATCCACCAGCGCCTCACGGTCGCCAACTTCCTCGAACTGCGCGCCCTGGCCCCCGATGTGCCGTGGATCCCCGTACTGCAGGGCTGGGCCCTTGAGGACTACCTGCACTGCGTGCGCCTGTACGAGGAAGCCGGGGTCGACCTGGACACGGTCCCCGTGGTGGGGGTGGGGTCGGTGTGCCGCCGGGAGGACACCAGCGAGATAGCCGAGATCATCGGAACGCTGTCCGCGCTGGGGCTGCGCCTGCACGGCTTCGGTGTGAAGACCGACGGGCTGGCCATGTACGGGGAGCGGCTGGCGTCCGCGGACTCTCAGGCCTGGTCGTACGGGTACCGCAAGCGGAAGATCCGGCTGGAGTCATGCACCCACAAGGCACAGACGTGTGGCTACTGCCTCGACGGCGCGCTGGCCTGGTACCGGCGCATCACCCAGCCGCCCACCCCGGGCGCGTCCGGCCCACGCGTGCCGAGCTCACCGAGCCCGACGGGGGCCGGCTGGGAGCAGATGGCGATCGATGCGGAGCTCGCCGCATGACGCGACACAAGCCGCCCAACTACCTACGGTCCGCGGCCATGACGAACTCGAAGCCCCTGCCGCGCCGCGGCCGCCCCACGCTGCTCACCGCCGATCTGATCAAGGACATCGCGGCCGCCGCCGAGCAGGGCATGAACCGGCGGGAGATCGCCGCCGCGGTGAAGGTCGGCTATGCCTCGCTGATGCGGTGGCTCGCCGACGGCCGCCGGCTGCGGGACGCCGGTGTCGACGGCAGTGCGCTGATGGGGCACGAGGGGCTGTGTCTGCGGCTGGTGAAGTGCGTGGAGGACGCCGAGCAGGCCTGCCGTGCGGCCAAGGTGAGCGTGCGTGAGGTGAAGCCGACGGGGCGGCCGCCGCTGCTGAACGCGGACCTGGTCGATGTGGTGGTGCGCAGCGTAGAGGCGGGGGACGGGCGGGCGGTAGCGGCCGCGGCCGCCGGGGTGACGCTGAGGACGCTGCAGCGGTGGCTTGCGCGCGGTGCTCGTTCCCGCATCGACGGGGCGAGCTCCGAGTACGAGCGGCTGTGTGTGGACCTGCACCGGCGGGTCGCCGCGGTGGAGGGCTCCGGGGAGTCCGTGCCGGTGGGGCTGGAGCTCAAGGGCGTGGGCTGTACGTGCGTGCCGAGTGAGCTGCTGGAGGCGTACGCGGTGAACGCGGACCGGCGGCCGATGCTGCTGCCGGAGAAGTCGACTGCCTACCACTTCAAAGCGCCGGAGCAGACTGCGGCCGAGGGGGAGCCGGTGATCGACCTGAGCCGTCGGCGGGGCCGGATCCGCTCCTGGCTGCGCTCCCGTCTGCACCGGACCGCGAAGACCCTGTGACCTGCGGTTTTTAATCCACGTGCGCTCTGGCGCATCAGGGTTTCCTCATGCGCTGCAGCGCACGTGGTGAAATCCTGATGCGCTGTGGCGTATCAGGCCTGATGCGCCACAGCGCATGTGGCCTCATGCGCTGTGGCGCATGTAAACAAGAAGAACTCAACCAACCGAAGTAACAACCCGAACTGTGGGGGTTGGGGGAGGCTGTCCGGCCGCCGGGCCGTCTCGAGGATTTTCGCCCGCCAAGGCGGGCTCACCCCGAGACGCAAACCGGATCGGCGCCTTCCATCCGGGGCCATGAACCCCACCGTGATGGAAGCCCTCGAAGAGTGGCGGGACGCCAACGAGCACCTCAAGGACTCCGCCGTCAACGCGCTGCGCCTGGCCCTGCCCGGCCTCGACCACACCCGCACGCCCACCTACTGCTGCCCGGTGATGCTGGCGATCGACAAGCCGGGCGATCTGGGAGCCGGCCGGGTGTGCATCGACACCGACACCCGCGCCACGGTCGAGCTCTCCGACATTCCCAACACGCTCCTCGGCGAGGCCAGTGACGCGGTGTTCGGGGTCGGCTGGTTCGAGGAGGCCGAACTTCCCCTCGCCGAAGAGGACCCCGGGACCTTCCACTACGACGACGAAGCCACCGGCGCCGAATGGTCCCTCACCATCGGCGAGGACGGTCTCGGGAAACTGCTCATCGAGTCCGTTCCCGTTTCGTACGCCGTGGAGCTCCTCGACGCCCTCAACACCGCCCGCACCCGCCAGCAGCAGAAACCGGGGCCGGGGCTGGGGGAGGGCTGACACACTGACTGTATGACTCCTGAGCGCGCCCACCTGTACGGAACCACCGCCGTCGCGGCCGCCGTGGCGACCCTGGGCGCCGGCGTCGGTGCGGCCGCCGGAGGCCCTGGCATCGCCCTGGCCGTCGCCGCGATCACCGGAGGCGGCGCGCTCATCGGCGGGTTCCTCGCCCGCGGCCGCGCCCTGGCCGCCGCCGAGACCGCCCAGGGCGCGGCCGCGCGGTCCGCATACATCGAGGGACGGTCAGACAGCCTGCTGGCGACCATCTCTCAGTACGAGGCCGCGGTGTTCCCCGCCAGCCCGGACGGCGTCACCCCCGAGGAGCGGGCCGTGCGCCGCGCACACGCCTACAAGGTCGCCTCCGACGAAGCGCTCCCCCACCCCATCCGGGAAGCGGCGGCCGCCGCGCTTGAAGCCCTCGATGACGGCGACGTGCACCGCAGCCAGCACACCATCACCACCCTGTTCTACGCCGTGCGGAAGCAGACCGCGGGACGGTAACCACCCCTGGCGTGCATGTTCCGCTCCTGCCCCGCCGCTTCCCCGCGGCCGCGCTCCTGGCGGCCCAGCAGGCTGGGGCGGGACGGAGAAACGGCTGTGGCCACCCGACGCCGTACGGGCCCCACCGACACCGTGCGCCAGGTCGTGCACACCCGCGACGGGGGCCGCTGCGTACGCTGCGACTCCCCCGCGAACCTGACCATCCACCACCGCGTCAACCGCGGTATGGGAGGCGCCCGCGAGGCGTGGATCAACCAGCCGCAGAACCTGCTCCTGGTGTGCACCGTCTGCAACGGCTGGTTCGAGGACCACCCCCGCGAGTCCTACAGCCACGGCTGGAAGGTCCGCCGGCCCATGCTCCCCGGTGAGATGGCCGTCACCTACCCCGGCGGCCGCCAGTACGCCCTCCACCCCGACGGCACCCGCTCCATGATCCGCACTCCCAAGGCGGTGACCCGATGAACGGCCCCAAGGTGGTGCACGCCTGGCCGCTCACCGTCCGCTGGTACCTCGCCGCCTGGAGCTCCAGCAGCGGCCGCTTCGCCGCCTCCCGCATCCGCACATACTCCGGCGGCGCGCCGCGCACTCTGGGCGTCATGCTGACTGTCCTCGGCGGCACGCTCGCCCTCGGCCAGTTCGGCAACGCCCCGGGCACCACCCGCACGTGGTTCCGCGACTGGGGCCGCTGGTCGGTCGGAGGGTGGCGTACCCGCCGCGCCGTGCCGGTCAGCGCCGGATTCGTGTACGGCGGCCCGCCCCGCCCGGGCAGCCGCCGGCCGGGGGACGTCCGTATCGGCATGCTGGTCACCCTCGCCTCGCGCACCCTGTGCCTGTACCGGCTGGAAAAGGCCCGGCACCGGAGGCGCCGGTGACCGCCCTCACCCCGACGATCCCGCCCCGGGTGCGCCTGGACGTCGACCGGCTGCCCGCGCACGACGTCCTCGCGGTGCTGGCCGCCCGGGACCGGGCACGCCCCACCACACACGCGTTTGATGTGGTGTACGATTCTCGGTCAAGGAAGCACGGCTAGGGGAGGCCCCTGCCACCAGCGCCCGCACGGGTGCGCACCCGGGAACGGGACACCACCATGCTGACCACCGACTACGACCGGCTCCGCACCACCGCCGCCACCGACGTCGACCGCGAACTCGCCAAGGTCACGGACCCCTTCGAGCGCCGCGCCCGCGCCGCCGAGATCCGCGACCAGGCGAACGCCGAGCTGGCCCTGCTCAAGCCCGAGCGGGACCAGCTCCTCGCCGCGGCCGCCCTCGCCGACGGCCGCGTCAGCAAGGAACTCGCCGACGCCTGCAGCATGGCCTACTTCTACGCCCAGCGCGTCGCCGCCCAGCACAACGGCGCCCACCTGCCCGAGGGACGCCGCTGGACCGGCACCGCCGGCCTGCAGCAGGCCCGCGCCCACAACCCCGCCCACGCCCAGCCGGACATCCACGACCAGGCCGTGCAGGTCGCCCGCCGCTACGAGACCGCCAAGGCCCGCCGCGACGCCGCCCTCCCCCACCTCGAAGCCGCACACGAAGCCGTCCGCACCGCAGGCGGCCGCGTCCGCGCCACCACCCCGACGCCCCCCGACTTCACCGCCGTCCGCGACCAGGCCGCCGCCGAACTCCGCAACGAGTTCGCCGACCTGAACCTGCCGCCCGAGGAGCTCCTCGCCCGTGCCGTGGACGCCGTCGAGCAGGCCGAGGACGAGGTGAACCTCCTCCTGCCCGAACGCGACCAGGCCCTCACCGCCCTCGCCTGCTACACCACCGCCCGCGCCGTCTACCACGCCGCAGGCCTGTCCCGGCAGGGCATGAAGCGCGTCCTCGAACGCACCCTCGGCGTGCCCCGCGGCGCAGCCCTCCCACCTCGCGACGAACAGCCGGCCGCCGCCCGCGCCGCCGGGATCGACTACAACCCCGAGGCCGCCGAGCAGCTCCCGCAGATCGCCGCCGCCTACGAAGCCGCCGCCGCCCGCCGGCAGACGGCCATCGCGCTGCGCACCGCCGCCATGCGCACCCTGCACGCCGAGCCGTACGGCTGGACACAGACCCGCCTCGCCGAGGCAATCGGCCGCGACGTCGCCGCCGTCAACCGCGCCCTCAACGCGACCGCCTGACGAGCCGGAGGAAAAACTTCCCCCAGGCACCCGTAACGTTTCGGCGCCTCACTCCGTCTACGGGTGTGAAGGACAGGTCGCTCACCCGGCTGACCCCCTACCCCCCCCGGGGGGTCAGCCACCCCCTCGGGCTCCCGGGCCCGTCACCGCAAGTCCAACGCCCTACTCCCCCCCCGGGGCCGCGGACACCAGGTGACAGGCCCGGGAGCCCCTTCACATTCCCCGGGACGGTAGCGGCAGCCGCCATGCACAGTGCGCGCCATGGCCGCCCCCAGACCTCAAACCCCTGCTGTGGCCGCCGCGAACACCCTGGTCGAGAACCGCTCCGGCGTCCGCTCCAAGGAAGCCACCAGCATCGCCGACACCCTGCTGCGCGCCCCCGTCCCGGTGCGCCGGGCCGCGCTCAAGACCCTCGACGCCGTCGACCTCACGCACGTCCTGGCCGAAGTCGAACGCGAGACCGGCAGCCTCTACGGCCTGTGGGCCGACACCCCGTCCGGGTTCATCGAGGACGTGCTGGGGGAGTCGATCTGGTCGAAGCAGCGGGAGATCGTGGACGCCGTCCCCAAGCACACCCGCGTCATGGTCCCCGCCGGGTTCGGCGTCGGGAAGACCTACATCGCCGGAAGGCTCTGCGCCTGGGCCGGGGCGACGAACCCCGTCGGCACGATGCTCGTCGTCACCACCGCCACCCGCTTCCGGCAGGTCCGTAACCAGCTCTGGCCGCACATCCGCAAGACGATCTCCCGCGCGGGCCTGCCCGGCTTCTGTGACGAAGTGCAGTGGAAGATGCCCGACCAGTGGAACAACGATGTCCGCGTGGCGTACGGCTTCACCGCCCAGGCCCACGACGAGGCCTCGATGCAGGGCATCCACGGAAACCCCAAGCTCGTCATCATCGTGGACGAGGCCGGCGGTATCGCCCGCAGCATCGGCGCCGGAACGAACAACCTCCTCACCGGCGACGCGCGCATGCTCGCCATCGGCAACCCGCCCACCGACGACCCCCGCTCATGGTTCGAGGTCATGTGCGAGGAGGGCGACGACCCCGACGAGCCCGGCACCGTCACCATCCCCATCGCCACGCTCGACTCCCCCGCGATCACAGGCGAGCGGGTCCCGTACTGCCTGGACTGCCCGTCGGCCGTCGCCCGGCACTCCCTCGCCATCCACCTGCCCGCCCAGGACTGGGTGGACCGCACCATCCGCGAGTACGGCGACGACCACCCGTACGTCATCGCCAAGGTGCACGCCAAGTTCCCCAAGGGCGGCGGCGGCAAGGTCATCCCCACCACCTGGGTGGAAGACGCCAAGGACAACGAGGACCCCACCGGCCCCGGCTGGGTCCGCCTGTGCGACCTCGGCCTCGACGGCGAGAAGGCCACCCACACCGTCAAGCGCGGCGCCTGGGTGCGCCTCGGCGTGGACGTCGCAGCCGACGGCGGCGACGAGTTCACCATCTACCGCATCGTCGGCGACGTCGTGGAGCACCGGCACCACTCCTCCGGCATGGCCAACGACAACCAGGTCAAGGTCGCCAAGAAGATCCTCGAAGAGGTCAAGGCCGCCGAACGCCTTGCCAAGGCCCTCGGCTCCACCGCCAAGGTCCACGTCAAGATCGACAAGAACGGCCTCGGCCACGGCGCCGTCGGCATGCTCGAAGTCTGGGGACAGAACGGCCGCCACCACTCCGAAGTCTTCGGCGTGATGGTCTCCGAGTCCCCCGACCGCGACGACCCCGGCGCGCCCATGCGCCCCTACCGCAAGCGGGACGAGATGTGGCTCGCCACCCGCCAGCTCCTGCAGCCCGACCCCGCAACCGGCACCGGCCGGCTGCGTCTGCGCGTCGACCGCGAAGCCGCGATTCAGCTCACCACGCCCAACCTCGGCAACAACGCCGGCGGATACGCCGTGGTGGAGTCCAAGAAGCAGATGCAGGCCCGCGGCATGAAGTCCCCCGACCGCGCCGAGGCGATCCTTCTGGCCATCTACGAGCCCAACCCCCGCCGCCGCGGCATCATCGCCTGACCGGCTGTAACGAATCCTGCGCCCACCACGTCTATGCGGTGACGCGCCCCGGGAGCCTGGACACCTCCCGCGGGCGCCGACCAGCTTCTGGAAGCTCTGGTGCGCCGGCCACCGTCACAAGCCGACGCACCAGCAGCCACCGGCCGAGTACCCCAGCCCCCGCGGAGGACAACACCGTGAGCGTCGAGATCGAACTCGTCGGCGGCCCCGCGGACGGCCGCCGCCTCGCCGTGCCCGGCGACCCCTTCAACCCGCCCCCCCGACATCAAGGTCGCCGAGCTGCTCCCCGGCGCGCTCCACGCCCACCACGACGACGTCGACCCCGACCGGCCCGCCTTCCGGGTCGTCCGCTACGACCGGGACCGTACGCCCGTCGACCACGCCGACGGCCTGATCTGGCACTACCGCCGCGCCCCACACACGACGTGAGCCGCCGAGGGGAGCGCTCTTGCCCCCCTCGACGGCTCACGACCTGGTCAACGTCGGTTCTGCCACCACACGACGGCCACGCTCACACACGCCGACCCCGCCCCGGACACCATCCCGAGCAGGAACCGACGCCGGACCACCCTGGCCTTACGCCGGATCAGCTCAACCTTGCGGCGCACCGCCACGGCGAGCCGCTGCCAGCGGCCCGGAGGGTCCGAATCTTGGGAAGACATGGGAAGATGCATGGAGGTTCTCCAATCGTTCGCTGCGAGAGGGAATCGGCAGTAAGGAACCCCCTGAGGCGCAGGAGTGGAAGCCAGGCGCCGACCGGGGGTTTCTTACTGACGGCCGATAGTGCGAGTTTACGTCCGAAACACCGCCCCGGTAACGGTCACCAGCCTCCAACTCGCAAGCACGCATGGCCTTTGATCTTCCGTCAGACGTGAAGGTTGTTGGCGTTTCCGGATGTTGAGAGTCGTGAACATATCCGGACAATCTGGTGGCGTGAAAGTGATTGGTGTTTGGCATATGCCAATTCCCCGGCCCCGTCATCATGGACCCGTGACCGACTACACCGCTCTCGTCGCCGCGGCCGCGCACGCCGCCGGCCCGGCCCCCACCTCCCCCAGCGGAGAAGCGGGCTGGCTGACCCGAGTCCAGCACCTCGCGACCGAGCTCGCGTTCACCGCCCGCCAGGTCGAGCAGGCCGTGCAGACCCTCGACGCCTCCCGGCCCTTCGCCGCGTTCCTGGAACGCGTGGAGATCGAGGAGAGCAGCCGCCGCGGCCTGCTCACGCTGCGCCCCGACTCCGGCGTCGCGGAGACGATCCGCACCGAGCAGGACACCACCCTGTCCGGCCGCGCCATGATCGAGCGGGCGCGGGAGCTCGAAGGCCGCTGGGTGCTCGTCTACCGCTACAACCAGCCCAAGAGCGGCGGGAAGTTCGAGAACGTCCGCATGGTCGCCCGCCTCCTCGACCTCGGCGAGGGGACCCTCGCCAACCAGGTCGCCCGCCAGGTCCTCATCGGGGACGCGGGCGGTGACGAGCAGCGCGCCGCCGCCGCGTGGAAGGAGGCTGGTCTTCCTCTGTCCGGCTCGATCCCGGTCGCCGACCTCGAACCGGTCCGCCGCACGCTGCGCGGCGAGCAGCTGTAACGGATCCGCGCCCCACCCCGTCTACACGGTGATGGTGATGGACGCGCCCGCCGGTCCCGAGTACTCCTTCCGGGAGTTCGACATGGCAGCCCGGGGCCGGCGGGCGTCTACACGAGGGGGAGGGAGACCGCTGGTGCTGGCCAAGATGCTCGCCGAGCTCAACGCGTGCCGACTGCACGGCCGCTCCTGCAGCGTTCCGTGGGGGTACGACCGCGCCCACACCGACAGCCCCCGCCCCTACACCGTGCACGAGCTGGCGGACCGCTTCGAGGGCCCGCACCGCTACGCCTACCCCACCGCGGACGCCTACGAGGAGGGCTTCGCCCTGTGGCGCGCCCTGCGCCGCGACGGCGAGTCCACTTACCTGGAGGGCCTGGTCTCCCTCGCCGTCCGGCTCGCCCCGCACGTACGCACCACCCCGCACCTGCGGCAGGTGCACGCCGACCCCGCGTGCACCGTCGCGCGCGACCTGACCGGCCTGCATGGCGCCCCGCCCGGCTTCGCCCAGGCCGTCGCCGCACTGTGCCGCTGCGACTACTACTCCCGCCTTCGGGCGGCCCAGTGACAAGCCGGCTGCCGGGTTACAGAACAGAGCGCCTTACCCCGCCCAGGCTCCCCGCCCCCTGTGGGCCTGTCATGGGTCCGGGACGGACCGAGCCGCACCGTCACGGTTCGGACCGTACCGGCACGGACCCCTATGCACCAGCACCCGCCCCGCGGCAGCCCGGCTGGGAGGCGCTTTCTTCTGTAACCCAAGAGTCAGCGGAGACGTGAAGCATGCCCTCCCCTGAACTCCTGCAGCGCTACGCCGACGCCCCCGACCTGCCCGCCCCCGTCCAGGCCGTCGGCACCCCCGACGGGACGGTCATCGCCGCCTGGTGCCCCTCCTGCCGCGACGCCGTCACCGGCTACGACTGGGACCGCGTCGACACCACCGTGGCGCTCCTCACCCTCACCGGCTGCGGCCACACCTTCCGCACCACGAGCGGGCAGACCATCGCCGTCGTCCGCACGGCCTCCGTCTGAGGCGCCCCGTACCCTGTCGGGCGTGACCACCGCCCGACAGGCCATCGCCGACTTCCTCGCCGAGCTCCACGAACGCGGCTACGCCATCGGCACCCGCCGCCTGCGCGGCCACTACCTCACCGAGTACCTCGAACACGCCCTCAACGCCCTGCGCGAGGCCGACCCGCACGCCCCGCTGGAGCTCACCGCCGAGGAACTCATGGACCTGGAGCGCGCCGACGCCTGGCTCGCCGCGGCCGCCGCCGGCGAGCTGCGGCAGCGCAACACACTCCACGGCCCGCGCGCCGTCTCCGCCGCGGCCAGCGAACGCAGCCGGATCATCACCTACAACGTGTTCGCCGCCCACCTCGGCACCCCCTGGCGGCTGGAGGTCCCCCCGAACGAGACGGGCGAACACCTCGACCCCGAGGAAGCCGCCCAGATCATCCGCACCCTCGCCGTACGCCGGCCCACGGCCGCCAACGAACCCACCTGGATCCGCACCGCCGCCCTCGCCGCCCTGGTCGCCGCCACCGGCCGCACCATCAGCGAACTCGCCGAGCTCGACGTGCCCGACCTCCGCCTCAAGGCGCAGCCCCCGCAGCTCCTCCTCGAAGACGGGCCCGTGGAACTGGACGAGGACACCGTGCGCACCGTCCGCCGGTGGCTGCGCCAGCGCGCCGCGATCACCGCACGTCTCGAAGGCAGCGACCCCGGATACCTGTGGATCCCCACCAAGCAGCCCGGCAATCCCCGCCGGCCCGACGTCGAGCTGCCCCCGCTTGGCGCCCGACGGGCCACCGTGCGCGCCCTGCACGCCGCGCACCGCCGCCTGGTCCTCAACGTCCTCGGCCGCCCCCTGCGCCTCGGCGAACTCCGGGCCACGCAGAACACCTGACGCTAGGCGTTACAGCCCGCGAGCGCCCAGGCCCTTCACCGCGTCGTCCCGCCACGTACGTCGCGAGCCGTCCGCGGTCCGCGCGGCGGCCAACTGGCCCGTCATCGCGAACCAGTCGACCGCGGTCAGCGTTGCCTCGCCCTCGCCGCACAGCACGCACACGGGCGCGCCCTCCATGCCCACGTGCCGGGCGATGCCGCCGAACCAGCCCAGGGCGACCGCCCGGGCGCACTCCAGGCAGCCCACCAGGCCCTCCCCGGGCTCCTCCCCCACGAGCTCCCCGGCCTCCGCGACGATCTCCCGCGTCGCGACGTCGATGACGGGCCCGCGGCGGCTCATCTGTTTCAGCGCGGCCCGGAGCTGGGGAGGCATGTCCGCCACCGTGAGAGGCGGAAGGTCGTCAGGGGCGGACGGGTGCGGCGGAACCTGCTCATCGCTCATGCGCCGACCCTACTGTCCGCTCCCTCACCAGCGTGGCGAGACGGCGCATGCAGGCCGCTACGTCAGCGCGGTGCGCTACGTTGCCGCGCATGACCAACGACCCACGGGGACGTCCCGACGGCCGCGAACCCATGGCCACGGCCGAACAGCTCAACAACGCCATCGCTGCGCTCGGCATCAAGATGGGCGACGGGCCCCAGATGCCCCGGGCGATGGCGCTCGGCGCGCTGCTGTTCTGCGTCGAGCAACTGGCCATGTTCGACGTTGACCGCGTCGATACCGCGCAGGTCCGCGCCGGCTACGTCAACATGGCGCTGATGGCTGGCATGGCCATGGAGGGTGAACAGATGCCAGCCGGCACCGTCATGCCCGGCCGGGAGGTCACTCCGGAACTGTGGGAGGCGGCATCGTTCGCCATCGCGCGCGTCATCGAGCACCGGCTGAACTCAACCCTCCTCGACATGGAGGAGATGGAAGGCCCGAAGGAGCCCGACGCCTTCAACGTCGCCTGGCCCGCGATGGCGTGGCTGCGCGCCGTGTGCGCCATGGCCCCCCTGATGAACGCGGACGTCCCCAACGCGGAGATCCTCAAGGCGGCGAAGGCCGCGAAGAAGCATGCGGCCGAGGGCCGACAGCACCTCGCCGACCTCATCAAGCTCGCATCCAAAGGAACGTGATGGCACAGATTCGAATCATGGGCGACGAGAACGAGGTCGCCGCGGTACTGGAGATGCTGTTGCCGTTCGTTCAGGCGTCCACCGCCCTGGTCGCCAGCGCCCCGCGCGAGCTGAGCATGCGCGGCCCGGGCCGGCGCGTAGTCTTCGAGCTTCTGCCCGCTGCTCCGGGCCCGGTCACCGTGGAGCGCGACGACCAGCCTGCAGCCCGCCGGCGCGAACTCACCTGACCGGTCCCGGTATGAGCGGCGGGAGCCGGGGTATCCGTGCGGTACGCCACCGCGGACGCCCCCCGAAGCCGCAGGTGGCAAGGCCGCGCCAGCAGGGTCCCCCCTCCTGCACTGGCGCGGCCCTTATCTTTCCTGCAGCGCACCCGGCTACGCGACCGGATGCGCGTCCAACCACCTCGACAGGTCATGCGCGGAGCCGAACACGTCCGGCCGGTTGCTGGTGACGTTGTTCAGACCGCCGCCCCGGTCCTCCCCCACCGCGACGCCCTTCTCCATCTTGTCGATGAACACGTAGGCCTCAGACCAGAACTCCGGGCCGGTGTCCTTGTGCGCGTTCATCGCCTTGCGCAGCGTCCGGGCGGGCTTGATGAGCGCCTGCATCTCCTCCCAGCACGTGCCCGGCTCGGTCGACGGGCAGCCGCCGCTTCCGTGGTCGGCCACAGCGTCCTGGAACGCCGTGGTGGCCGCGCTCAGGCTCGGCGCGGCCGGAGCGGACGGCTTGGCCGCCTCGCTCTTCTCCGAGCCGCCACCACAGCCGCTCACCCCGGCAACGACTGCGGCCAGCACCACAGTGCTGGCCGCTCTCCCCCATGTGTGTTGTCTCCCCATAACCGGGGATCATCGCACGAACCGTCACCGGTCCTTCCTGCGGCCGTGAGGAACGTCCTCGACACGGCCCCTCAGCCCTTCTTCCGCTGGATCATCGGCCGGACCACCCACGCCAGCGCCGCCAGACACAGGGCGCAGAACCCGAGCATCACCAGGGTGATGACCAGGCTGGCCATCACCATGAGGCCGATCGCGGCCGCGGCGAAGCCGAGCCCGAGGTAGCGGGCGAACGGGTCCGCCTGCTTCACGATGATCTGCTGCACCGGCTGCTGCGGCTGCGCCTGGGCGTGCCCGCCGCACTGGCACACCGGCTGCTGCGGCCGGTAGTACTCGACCGGCATGTGCTGCGCCATCGGCTGGTAGACGTGCGTCGGTTCTACAGGGTTGCGGGGCATGCTGCCGTCTCCTCGTCGGTGGAAGCGGCCTCAGCCGCGGTCTTCTGCTGGGGCATCGCCGGGCGCGGCGCGAGCCGGAACGCCATGGCCCGGTTCTTCTTGCCTGCCTCGACCACCCAGCCCTTGCGTCGCCACTGCGACAGCGGGCCGTTCACCGACGACCGCGCGTTGAACTCGGGCAGGCCGAGCGCGACCAGGGCGTCGATGGTGATGCCCTCCTGCCCGGCCTCCTCGACGGCCTTCCACAGCGCCAGGTGCCGCTCGTCCGCGATCGGCGACCCGTCGGGGAACGTCGGCACCGCCCGCAGCACCGGCCGGCCGCCGCCCGGGCCCGGAGGCGTCGGCGGGGTCGGCGGAGTGGGGTCGTCGTCCGGGTCCGGGACGTCCTGCGGGTGCTCCCGCCCCTCCTCGGCGTCCGCCCGGGCGTAGCGGTGCGTGGCCGCGCCGATCTCGTCGTCGGTCATGAAGAACGCGCGGGAGACGACCGGCACCTGATGGTTGCGGTCCCAGCGCAAGAAGTAGCCCGGCCCCTCCAACTCGTCCAGGCACCAGCCGTCCCCGTACGCGCCCGGCCCGAAGATCAGGTTCGCGGTCGTGGACTCCTTCGCGCCGAGCCCGATACGCACCTGGTACTGCTGCCGGCCGTCGGTGTTCCCACCGAACACCCGGTTCGAGGGGGACTGAGTGGCGCACACCAGCGTGATGCCGGTGAACCGGGCCACCTGCAGAATCGACTCCAGCAGCTTCGACGCGTTCGGGAGCTGCCGCATCAGCTCGGCGAGCTCGTCAATGAACACGAACAGCGCCGGGCCGTGCTCGCCGGGGATCCACTTCTTCACCGGCTTGCCCTGCTTGGCGCCCAGGTCCCGCATGTACTCGCCGCGCCGCTGGACCTCCGCCCACACCCATTCCAGGGTGTGCAGCGCCTTGGCCGGGGTGTCCGCCAGGGCGAGCGCGCACGGGCCCCACGGCCCCAGCTCCACCGCGCCCGGCTTGAGGTCGATCAGGACCGCCTCCGCGTCCTCACACGCGGCCACGTAGGCGATCAGGACCGACTGCAGGGACGACTTGCCGTTGTCGGAGGCGCCACCGATCAGCACGTGGTTGTACAGCAGGTCAACCAGCACCGGCTGCCCGAAGGCGTCCATGCCGAGCACCGCGGGCTCCAGGCACGTCGCCGTGGACGGCCCGGGCCACGCCAGCGTCTTCGCGAGCGGGTCCGTCTCGTACATGCACACCACGAGCTCGTTGTCCGCCTCGCCCTTGGCCAGGCGCAGCTTCCCGGGCATGCCGATGTTCGCCGCGAGCTGTTCCCGCCGCGCGATGACCTTCGACGGGGCGGTGTCGCGTCCCGCTGGCAGGGTGACCACCGCGCGCCACCCGAACCGGGTGTGCTCCAGCGCGGTCACATCGACGGCGGGGATGGACAGCATCGCGACCAGGGCCTGCATGAGGCGGGTCTCCTCCGGCGACGCCCCGGTCAGTCCGGTGTGCGTGCCGGTGCCCAGCGCCTCGACGCCGACGCCGGCCTTCGCCGCGTCGACCGACAGCTTGAGGCGGGCCTGCCGCTCGCGGGTCAGCCACCGCATGTAGGGCACGTACGCCCCGCCGGTGACCAGGCCCGTCGCGATCAGGGACGGCACGGACGGGCCGAGGCCGGCCCCGATCCACGTGTCGCCCACCACGGCCGCGGCGCTCCCCGCGGCGGTCGCGAACGTCTTGTGCTTGTTCTTGAGGGCCAGCACGGTGGCCGCGGTCGCGGCCGCCGTCACCCCGCCGTACGCCAAGTGCTCGCCGAGGCCCACACCGCCGAGGTGGTGCGCCCACGACAGGCTGGTCAGGGTCAGGGAAGCGGCCGCGGGGGCGAGTTCGTACCGGCGGCGCGCGCACCAGCGGCACACCTTGCCGATGGCACGCGTGGCCCCCAGCGCGGCGCGCGCCAGTATGTGGTCATGCGAAGGGTGCGGAGGCACAGCAGTCTCCCCGGGAAGTGACGTGACGTGGATGACGGGCGAAACCCCAGGTCGGGGCCGCGTCACGTCACGTCAGGACGGAGACGCCGGGGAAGAGGGAACGGGCGCAGAGCATGAGAGCCCTCCTGGTGGGTTCGGGAGCGTTCGCCTGGCGCTCGCTCGTGCGCCGTGGCGTTGTCCTGCCAAGCCCTCCACAAGGGCCCGGCTCTTCTGTTATGCCACCAGACTACCCGTCGCGATCAGCAAGCACAGCAGCCCAGTTGAAGGGATACGGGTTCTCCCGGCTGCCGTCCCAGATCAGCGCGTGCACCTCGCCCGGGTCGGTGCCCGGGTACAGGTGCAGCAGCCGGTCGACCACGGCCCGCATCAGCCGGTGACGGTGCTCCGGCGCCGTCTGCAGCCACTCCAGCCCGGCCACTTCCAGCGCCGAGTACACCTCCCGCGCCTCCCCCACGGTGGCGACCAGGCTGAACCGGGTGGGCACGGAGTACACACGCAGCATGTCCCCGGTGATCGGGTACTCCCCGCGGCCGTCGCACATCTGCAGCAGCACCGGCGGGCACAGCCGGCACGGGTCCGCCCTCTCGTGCCGGTCCGCGCACACCAGGCATAGCGCGCCCTGCAAGAGCAGCATCGTCTTGACCGTGTGCACTGCCGTCTTCCGCGCCGTCACCGGCAACTCGCCCCACTCGGTGAAGCCGTTGACCTGCACCTGCGCCATGCACTCCTGCCCACCGAGCAGAACGGTGCCGCGCACCTGCAGCAGCCCGCCAGCAGTCCCCGCGGTCACGGCCTCAGCTCCAGCAGCAGCGTGGTCGCCTTCTCCCAGCACGACGCGCACGGCTGCCCCTCCGAGCCGCAGATGATGTCCGCCAGTCTCGGCAGCAGCGCCGTGTTCAGCTCGGGCCCGCGGATGGTGTGCACCACGGCGTCGGCCTTCCGCAGGCACGACGTGCACGCGGCCGTCTTGCCCTCGCGGCGGCCGCAGATCGTCAGGGAGGCCTCGCGCAGCACGTGGGCGCGCGTGTCGGTGGCAGTGCTCATCCGCATCTCCTCAGCGCGCGGCCCCCTGCATGAGCGGGGTGTCGGCGGGCGCCGAACGCAGGGGGCCGTGCACGAGATAGACGGGGTGACCAGCAGAAGCGTTACAACACGGCCGCCGGGGGCGCGCCCTGGTCGATGACGACGAGGGACAGCCGCACCCGGGCGCCGTTCTGCCGGGCCCCGGCCCGCGGGTCGACGCCCGTCACCACCGCGGCGTTGTCGTCCTCCCAGATCCCGGCGTCCGACAGGCCGTCCACTGCCGCCTTCGCCGACAGCGCCCAGTTCGACGGGTCGAAGACGCGCGTCCGGCTGGTGGGGTGGACCAGGTACAGCACCCTCGCCCGCTCCAGCCGGGGCACCTTCGCCTGCCGGGCGACCACCGCGGCGGCCTCACGGATACGGGCCGCCACCCGCCGCTCCTTCCTCCAGTGCCAACCGCGCACCTCGTTGGCGTTGATGAGCTCGATCGCGGGCAGCTCCAGCAGCCAGTGCCGCGCGCCGGCCGCCTCCGCGGCGACGTCGCACTCGACGTACGCCGAGCCGCCACCGCTCGCCGCCTTCGGCTTCTGCCGCGCGGCGGGGGCAGCCCGGGTGCCGGCGCGGGCCTGCTCCAGGCGCTCACGCAGGCCCGGGTACTTGTCCACGTCCTTCTCGCTGATACGGAATCCCACGTCACGCCTCCCGACCGGTCCCGCAGGGGCGTGCAGCGTGCCCCCGCGCCCGGGCTTCGGTCGCGCAGTGATGAGTCATGTCTGGTTCCTTCCGGGAGCGGGGAGGGCGCGGCGTTCGCTCGTACGCCGCGCCCTCCCGCATCGGGTGTGGGTGTGGTCAGTCGGTCCCGGCGACGCGTGCGGCGTTCGCCATGGTCTCGTCGGTCTGGGGGGTGCCGCCGCCGTTGACGAGGAGGTACAGCTCGGCTTCCTCTTCGACGGTCGCGCACTCCTTGGCTTCGGCGATCAGGAGGGAGCAGTACCGCTCGACGAACCGCTGCCCGGGCACGGTCAGGCCGCTGTAGCGGACGTACGGGCCGTCGTCGGTCTCCTCGGTCGTCTCCACGAGCTCCGGGTTCAGCCACGACGCGGGCACCGCGAACCCGTCGGTGCGCCACAACACGGCAGTGGTGAACCGCTGTTTCCCGTCCACGCAGGCCCACAGCGGCTCACCGGTGTCGTAAGGGCTCTGTCCGTCGTGCGCCTTGCTCCATCGCTCGTTGCAGCGGTCCGAGAGGATGACCACGCCGGCGGGCAGCCCGCGCAGCCACGACTGGACGAGAGCCATGCGCTGGTCCTCGGTCCATACGTCACCGCGCTGATACGGCGGGTCGAGTTCGAGCATGCCGTCTTCGACACGGCGGACGATCTCGCCCAGGGTGACGTGCGTGGGGTTGAGGCTGATGTGGTCGAACGGGGCGCTGGTCTGGCGGGTCATCGGTCGCTCTCCTCGTCAGTGATCAGGGGATCGGCCACCGGTTTGCCGTGGAGGTAGGTGACCTCGCCGCCGTCGTAGGCTCCTCCGTACCGCTGGACGATCGCCTCGACCATGCCGTGCCGCTCCGGCAGTTCGGCCGTGTCGACGTCACGCCCGGCCAGCAGCAGCCATGTCCCGTCTTCCTGCTCCCGAAGACGGGTGACGAAATCCGCCAGGTCGGTGGCGCAGTGCTGCGCGCTGTCCTGGTCGGGGAAGTAGGCCCAGTGGGTGTAGGGGATGACGGTCACGGCTTGACGCCCTTCTCCTTCAGGATGTTCCAGGCCTCGGTGAAGATGGGCAGCAGCCCCTCGGCGAGGTAGTAGCCGCCGGTCTTGGACCAGCCCTCTTTGTCGGGCGTGGTCGCCTTGAACGGCGGGGTGATCTCGGGGGACCAGTCGCCTCGTTCGGCGCCGCGGCGGATGGCCTTGGTGATGGTCTGGGACGGGCCGCGCAGTGCGTTCTCGCCGTACTTCTCGCGGAAGGACGGCCCGTCGACCCAGCCCTCCCCCTCGACCGCTGCCTCCACCAGCACGAGCGTGCGGGCGTTGGTGTCGCGCAGGAGCTTCACGGCGCGGTCGACGGTCCATTCGGTGTCGGTCGTGACCGTGGCGTCGCCGCCGATGCGCGCCATGAGGTCGGCGAGCGCTGTGATGATCTCCGGCGGTGCGGGGTCGGGGACCTTGATCGTGATTTCCACGAGAACGCCTCTCAGCTAACTAACCCGGGTTCAATCCGGGTTAGAAGGATGGCACACCCCGCCCTGCGAGTGCAGGGTTTTCCCAGGGTTTGACTGATTAACTCCGGCGCGCCGTAACCCAGTTAGGACACCCTTACCGGTTATTCTATTTGGAATAGTCGCCACCTGGGGAGGGGTCACAGTGACCGACCAGACCAGCCCGCAGCAGCCCGACAGCCATCCCACGCTCGGCCGGATGCGCACCTCCGCCGACCCGGCCGCCAAGCGGGCTCTCCATGAAAGGGCAGAAAACTACCCGCACATCAGCGAAACCGGATGGAAGCCGCGCGCCGGCAGCGGGCCGGTGCCGGCCGCCGACCGCCTGGCGCACCTCGGCCACGTCGAGCACCCCGCCGAGATGTACCCGATCATGCGAGTGATCAAGCTGGACACCGATGCAGCAGGCAATCTCACCGCGTGGGCAGACGGCTGGGTGGACAGGCCAGACGCCATCGCCTCCTTCGGCTTCCGCAAGCCCGCCGACCTCCAGGACGGAGCCGACTCGTGACCGAGCGACGGGGGTACAGCCCGCAGGGATTCCGGCCGGAGCCAACCGAAGCGCCGCCCCACGGATCGCCCATCGCCGCCCCGGCCGACGCCGACGCCTTCACCGAGATGCACGCCAAGATCACCGCCATGCACAAGTTCGTGAAGGCCCGCGCCCAGGAGCAGATCACCGAACCGCGGTTCTGGGAGTCGATCGGGTACGCACTCGGCGCGGCGGAGGAGTCCCTTCACCACGGGGACATCGTCGGCGCCGTCCGCAAGCTGGCCTGGTACCGCGGGGAAGCCGAGCGTTGGAGGAGCCATCCCGACTACCCGGTCGAGGCCGCGCGGTGACCATCGAGCGACTGGAGCGACTGAACCTCGAACCCGGCGGCGCCGAGCTGGAGGTCATCGACGCCGAACTCGTCGGCTCCGAACAGCAGCCGGAGCCGGTGCGCTACCTCTTCACCCGGCACACGATGCTCGCCCCCGGCGAGATGCCGCCCCGCGCCGACGAGCGGCCGCCGTGGACAGAGGACGACTTCCGCATCACCGAGGAGGACAAGGAAGACCTCGCCGAACCCGACCTCGCCGAGAACACGCGGATCAACCGCGACTCCACCATCCGCGCCTTCCAGCAGTGGTGCGCGCGGCAGGAGCCGCCGCGGGTGGCGTATCCGTGCACCACGGCGACGTATACCTCCTACGGCCTGCACCTCATCCGCCGCGGAAAGGGCGGGGAGTTCAAGCCGGACACGGTCAGCCAGTACATGAGCCGCATCTGGAACTGGCAGCCGGCCGACATGCGGCCCGACCCCACGCGCGTCCGCGGGAAGATCCGGCGGTGGCGGCAGGAGTGGGCGGCCGCCGGCGGGGAGGTCGACCGCGCGGCCGCGCTCACCCTCCCCTACCTGCTCAAGTGCCTGGAGCAATGCGACGAGTCCACGAACATCGGCAAGCGGGACGCGTTCATGCTGACGCTGGCCTACTCCAACCTGCACCGCCGCGCCGAGCTCACGGACCTACTCGTCAAACAGGTGAAGATCCTGCCCACCGGGCTGCTCGTCACCACGGCGACGTCCAAGACGGACCGGCAGGCCAAGGGCGCCACGGAGTTCATCGCCGACCGCGACGACATCCGCCTGGTCCACCGCGCGAAGGCCTGGTTCGCGGTACTCAAGGAGCTCGACGCCGACGCCCCGGCACAGCCCGTCTTCCGGGCCCTGACCGTCACCGGCCGGCTCGCCAACCGCAAGCTCGCCACCCGGCGCGGCGAACGGATGAAGGGCGGCGCGGTCAACGAGCGTGTGCAGCTGCTCGCCAGCCGCGCCGGAATCCCGTACCTGGGCGGGAAGAAGGTCCGCGCGCACAGTCTGCGGGCCGGCCCGAACACCGACATGATCGCGGCCGGGGTACCGCTGCGGGAACGGAACCGACGCGGCCGCTGGGCGGCAGGGTCGACCACGGCTGACACGGTCTACGACCGCACCCTGATCAAACCGGAGGACGACCCACTGTCGAAGGTTCCGCTCGGCGGTCACACGGAACCCGCCTGACAAGCGGAACACGAAGCCCCACCACTCGGTGTGAGCGGTGGGGCTATTCGTGTACCGGCGGAGCCGACCGCGGGTACGGTTCTGGTGTCGAAGCAGAACAGGAGCCAGTATGCACGCTCTGCCGCAAGACCACACCGGTACTCGAATCGCCCGTCTGCGCCGCGAACGGGGATTGACGCAAAGAGCCCTCAGCGAGCTCGCGAACATCCCGTACAGCACCCTGACGAAGGTTGAGCAAGGCGTCATCCCTGCCTCCCCGCACGTCGTGGGGGCGTGCGCCCGCGCGCTGCGCGTGGAAGTGGTGACCATTCAGGGTCAGCCCTACGCCGACGAGTTGCGCGCCGACCAACTCGACGTGCTGATAAGGCCGATCCGTGAAGCCCTCGACGTGTACGACCTGGGCCCCGACCCCGACGTCCAGGCCCGCCGACCGGAGGAACTGCACCGCGAAGCGGAACGGCTCTGCGCGGATGTACGGGCGGGGAACATCAAGAGCGCCGCGTCGCGAGTCTCGAGTCTCATCGAGGAAGGCACGACGGCCGCGCACACCGCTCAGACCCGGGAGGGCTGGCTGACACTGGCGAGCTTCTACCGGACGGCCTACGACGTCGCGGCGAAGCTGGGCTATCCCGACCTCGCCCAGCTCGCGCTGGCCCGCCTCGACTGGGCCGCCCAGCGTGGGTCAGACGCCGTCCTGGGCGGCATGTACCAGTACCTGCGCGCCCTGACCTACCTGCGTGAGGGCAAGTACCGCACCGGCACCCGCCTGGTGCGTCTCGGCCTGACCACCCTGGAACAGGCCGAGCCCACCCGCGAACGCCGTGTCGTCACCGGGCAGCTCCACCTGGGCGCCGCGGTGCTGGCCGGCCGGGCGCACGACGCGGACGAAGCGCACGTCCACCTCGGTGAAGCCGAGCAGATCGCGAGCGAGACCGGCGAAGCGATGAAGGTCCACTGGCTCGCCTTCGGTCCGACCAACGTGGGCGTCCACCGCGTCTCCGTCCTCGCCGAGCTGGACCAGTACGGCGAGTCCGTGGAGGCCGCCCGCACCACGTACATCCCGGACTCGTGGCCCAACTCCCGGACCAGCCACCACTACGCAGAGGTCGCCCGCTCCCTGCTGTGGACGGGCAACATCGACGCCTCCTTCGAGAACCTGCTCAAGGCGCGCAAGGCCGCCCCGCAGCAGGCGAAGTACCACCCGACCGTGCGGGAGACGTACGCCGGGCTGGAGGCCGCTCACCGCCGCCTCCCAGACAGCTTCCTGTCCTACGGGTCGTGGCTGGGCCCCGCACCCGCCCACTAGTCACGCCGGGTGAAGCCTTGGCCCCAACTATCAACAAGTACTGATAGTTGGGGCCTTCACGGTTAGCCACCATGTCGTCACACGCCATTTCGACATGGAGCCGACCATGACGACTGCCCACTTCCCGGCCCCGGGGCGCACCCGTCGAAGCGCCTTAGAAGCCGCTGCTCTTCCCCTGACAGCGCCTGCGGCGGACCGGTTACTCCCCGACCACGGCCTTCCCGAGCCCCTGCGGCGGGACGACGACCGGATGAGCGTGTGCTTCGAGGTCTGTCCGCCCCGCGCCGGGGGCGAGATCCCCGAACGGGACGCGCGCCGGGTGGGGATGGCCCGGAAGTTGACCGCGGCCCGGCTGCGCTACTGCGGCCTTGAGGCCCTCGTGGACGACGCCACGCTCATCGTCTCCGAACTCGTCACCAACGCCATCCAGCACGGTGACGGTAATCAGATCACCATGACCGTGACGGTGCGGGACGGCGTCCTGCGCCTGGCCGTCCACGGTGAGACACCCGGCCAGCCGGTCGCGCGCAACGCCCCCGACGACGCCGAGCGCGGTCGCGGCCTCTTCCTCGTCAACTGCCTCGCCGCTGCTCACGGCGGCACATGGGGAACAGAGCAGAACGGCACCACCACCTGGTGCACCCTCGCCGTGGACGGCAGGCCATGACCGCCCGCAACACCGTCCCCCGCTTCACGCGTCCCGTCCGCCCGTGGACGCCGCCCCTGGACAGCGGGCAGCTCACCACCGTGCTGGACCGGCTTCGCGGCTGGACCGCGTTCGACGGTGGCGCCCTGCTGGACGACGTGGCCGCCGTCCTGGACGACGTCCCCCCGGCCGAAGGAGAGACCGCCCAGCTCGCCGACCGGCTCCGCGAGCACCTCGCCCGGCTGGTCACCATCGCCGTGGCGGGCGAGGCCGAGCGGGACACCGCCGCGGCGCAGCTCGTCCTGCGCGCCCGCGCCCTGCACACCGATCCCCTGCCTCACGGCCGCCAGGCGGAGATAGCGCACCTGCGCCGGCTGGGGTGGACCGTCAACGAACTCCACGACCGGCTTGCCGCCATCCGCTGCCTCAAGGAGGCCGCGTGACCACCAACCGCACCACGAGAAAGACCACCGTGCTCCCCGACTCCCGCATCGTCCCGTTCGTCATCCAGCGCGAGGGCGAGGAAGCCGCCCCCGACAACCTGATGCTGACCACGATCGGGCCGGACCGCTACCGGCTGCGCTACGCCGACGAAGACCCCCGCGACCGTGACCTGCGCGGCGTGCTGTGGGCGCGCTGCGGGCTCGGCCCGGTCGATGACCAGGGACGGCCGACGGGCCGGCCGCAGTGGCGGATGATGCACCCCCTGCGGCAACGCGGCTGCATGCAAGCGCTGCGCTGCCAGGTCTGCGCCGAGCCCGCCCGGACTCCGCTCGGGTTCATCTTCCTCGCCGGCCCGGACACCGTGGACCCCGCGCAGCCGGTGATCCTCACGAACCAGCCGCCGGTGTGTGCCCAGCACGCACGCCCCGCCGCCGACCTGTGCCCGCACCTCACACCCGACCCGATGGTGTTCCTCGCGCAGAGCGCGCCCATGTACGGGGTGAACGGCGTCGGCTACGGCTACGGCGAACACGGCGTGCAGGTCGTGCAGCGCCCCGACGGGCCGATCCCGTACGGCCACAAACTCCTGCCGACCATCCTCGCCTCCCAAATGGTGCGCCGACTCGGCTCCTTCCGGGCCGTCGGCCTGGACCAACTGCTGTGGGAGTTGGAGCGCACCGCATAAAGCCCCTGTCCGGCGGCCCGGATGTCCCCTGGCCGAGCCGCCGGACAGGCACAACTCCCGGCGCGGGAACGAACTGCCCGATCCGTGTTCCCCCACGGCAGGTCATCGCCCCGCGCCGGGCCGTTCTGCTCCATCCAACTGAACACGGAGGAACCGTGACCGACCTCGGAATGCCCGATATCCCCAGGCAGAACCGGCAGGAACTCGGCGGAGGCGTCGGATACGCCTTCAACGGCCAGCACTTCGACGCCCCGGCAGACCTCAGCATCAAGGCCATCGCGGACTCGCTCACCGCGCCGCTGTCAGTGATCGTGCAGGTCACCAAGCGCTGTGACTTCGACTGCTCGTTCTGCTCCGAAACCCTGCAGATGCCGGACCCCACCCTCGACCAGCTCGACACCATCCGCCAGAACCTCTCCGGCGTCAGCCGGGTCTTCCTGTCCGGCGGTGAGCCGCTGATGCGGAAAGACTTCAGCGAGGTCGTGGACATCTTCCACGGGCACCACATCGTGGCCGTGCCCACGAACGCCACACACGCCCTCGACCACGCGAAGAACATCGCCGACAAGATCGCATACGCCAATGTCGGGTTCGAGGGACCCCGCGCCGCTTTCAAACGCGTCCGTGGCGACTACGACAAGACGATGGCCGGCGTGCGGGTGCTGCAAGAGGCCGGCATCCCCCTCGCCTTGTCGGCCGTGGTCTACCGCTCCACCCTGTCGGTGCTGCCGTACACCGTGCAGATCGCCGACGTCCTGGACGCCACGAAGGTCAAGCTGATCCTGCCCCTGCGCAAGGGCAACGCGCTGAACCTCGCCGACCACGAGTTCATCACCACCGAGGAAGCCGAGACCACGTTCGCGCGGCTCAAGGAGCAGCGCGCTGAGATGCAGTGGTCCCCGGCACTGCGGCTGACGGCGTGGACCCCCGAGAACGAGGGGCACATGATCGTCGTGGAGCCGAACGGCATCGCCCGCGCGTGGCCGGTCTACGACGCGCCGGACCTGTGGGAGAACCTGGGCAACGTCCTGGAGGAGCCCATCAGCGCCATCTGGGAGCGGTACCGCTTCAAGGAGAACCACATCTCCAAGTACGTCGGCCGCTCAATCCACGCCGTCACCCAGGGGGTGTGACGTGCTGGAACGCACCAACCTCGGCTGGCCCGAAACGCCGTTCGGGTCGGTCACCCGGCCCGTACAGAAACCGGCGACGTGGCTGACCGGTATCTCTCTGCTGTGGGGTGAGGCCGGGGATGAACCGATCCTCATGGGCGCCGCCGCGGTGCTCATGAAGATCCACCGCACCCAGTCCGTTCCCGTCTCCGCCCCGCTCATGAACTTCGGGTACCGGGTCCTCTTACCGCAGGCCATGGGCGAGACGGCGGCGATCGTCCGGCAGCTCGACGTCCTCCTCGTCCAGGCCCGCCGCAAGTCGCAGGTCCTCGCCTGGCACAACGGTGCCGACGACCTGCACGTCCTCCAGCAGCTCCCCCGCGCCGAAGGCGAGCCGCGCTACCCGGGCGTGACCGCCATCGCCGACGCCTGGAAGGACCGCACCACCCGGGAGCGGGGAATCGCCCTGTGTGTGGACACCAGCCACGACCTGGGCCCGGCCGGACTCATCAGCGACACCGCCAGCGCGCACGGCCTGAACCCGCTCAAGTCGTTCGCCGGCGAGCAGCAGCAGGCCAGCGCGCAGGAAGCCTGTGAGGCCCTCGCGGAGGAACGGGCCGCGGCGTTCTCCCCGGACGCCCTGGCCGGAAGCGTCCTGTCCTCAGCGCTCACCACGGCGCTCCTCGGGGGCAAGCACACGGGCCGGCTCCACTGGGAGGGACCGCTGAGCATCTTCGACGCGCTGTCCGAAGCCGCGTGGGAGGCAGCGCCTTCTCTCCTGGGCGGCGTGGCGGCCACGCGCAACGAGTAGCGTCCGACGGGGCCGCGCGCACCGGGCGCGCGGCCCCGTCCTACGGCAGGAACACCCCATGATCATCAAGAGCAGCTTGACCAGCGCCCGCCCCTTGGCGCCCCCGCCGTTGCGCTCCGGGACGGTGCGCATCGCGTCCGTCGATGTCGAGTGGACGAAGAACTACAGGATCAAGAACGGTCAGCGGCCCTTCTGCTACAGCGTCGCCTGGCTCGACCTGCCCGCCGGTGGCACGGCCGACCTCACAGACGTGCCGTACGAGTGGACCAGTGTCTACGTCGAGGAGCCCGGGGAGATGGACGCCATGATCCGGCACGCCGCGGACACGGTCACCGCGGCCGCGGACACGGCCACCATCATCACCGGGCACCAGTTCTGCGCGGACTTGTCCGTGCTGGAGGCCAACGCCCCCACGGACGCCGTCCCCGCCCTGCAACAGGCCCGCGAGCAGTGGCGGCAGCGCCGCGACGCCGACCCGAACGCCAGCCACTACGTGGACACCCGGTACGACGCCGGCCACCTGCTCACCGGCGCCTCCCGCCGCCTGGTGGACGTCTGCACGGAGCTCGGCCTGGACGTCACCCAGCCCGAGCTACGCAAGGCGTCCATGCCTGCCTGGCACCGTCGTTGGATCGAGGGCGGCGAGCCCGAAGGCCGTGAACGCGTCAGCGTGCTGAACCTCCGCCACTCCCTCTCGACGGCCTACGTCGCCGCCCTCACCGCCGGACTCGCCCACCGGCCGAACCCCGGCCTGAACGTCAACCGAGCCATCGCCGACGGCGCCAAAGGCGCCTGGGGCTGGCTGGAAACTCCCACCTTCACCGCACTCCTGGAGGACTCGTGCCCATCCGCGACTGCCGCGTTATCGCCGTCGAAGGCACCCAAGCGGCCGGCAAGACGACGTTCGTCCACGCGCTGACCGCGCACCTGCGTGAGCAGGGCATCAACGCCGCCTGCACCGGGGAGCCGGCCCGCACCAGCCCGTTCATGGAGGACATCGTCCTCCACAACCAAGGGACCTTCGATCTCGTGGCAGAGGTCGACCTCTTCGCGCAGCACTTCACGGTGCCCCTGCGCGCCGCCCGCCACCACCAGGTCCTCATCACCGACAAGACCCCGGCGAACGTTCTGGCACTCGCCAGCCTGGTCCTGGACCTCACCGAACCGGCGACCGCGACCGTGCTGGGCGCGGCCGATGCCTTCTGCCGGGCCTGGATGCCTCACGCGTACGACGCGGTCGTGTACTGCTCCGACCGGTACGACCAGAAGGCCGGCGGCGACCGCATGCGGGAGAAAGTCCTCGCGCTGCAGGACCCAGCGGACGACGCGATCCGCGACACCCTCAGCAGGGTCCCGAACCTGCCGATCCTGGAAATGCCGCTCGGCCTCACCGCGGCGGAGCGTGTCCAGTGGACCGTGAAACGCGTTGAAGAGATGGGGCTGCTCGCAGGCTGAGCGCCGCTAGAGTCCCCTACCGGCAAGCGCCCCACCGGTCGGAGGACGAAGCACAGTGCCCCAACAGCCCGTGATCGACGTCATGCTCATCCTGGAGCGGGACGGAGCTGTGTGCCTTGCCGAACGGCAGGGCACCGGCTACGCCGACGGAATGCTGAACCTCCCCTCCGGGAAACTCGATGACGGCGAGGACGTGTTCGAGGCCGTGATCCGCGAGGGCCTGGAAGAGACCGGCATCATCGTCGCGCGGGAGGCCCTACGGGTCGTGCACGTCATGCACTTCCGCAACCCGGAGGGGGAGCCCCGCATCGGCTGGTTCTTCGCGGCCCGGCACTGGGAGGGCGAGCCACGCAACATGGAGCCCCACAAGTGCGCGGGCCTGTCCTGGCACCCCAGTGACCAACTCCCCGACAACACCGTCCCGTACAACGCACTGGGCATCGCCCACTACCTCAAGGGCGAACCGTTCTCCGTGCACGGCTGGTAGAAGTCCCTCCCTGGCCCAGGAACCCCCGCCACGGCGGGGGTTCCTGCGTTCCTCCTCATGCCCAGGTGTAACGCCACGGGCGGTCACTCCGTCCATACGACAGCGAGACGTTGACGCTGGGGGGCCACTGAGATACCGGAGGACTTCCACGTGACGACAGCGGTAGTGCGGGACCAACTGGAGATCGCCCCCTTCGCTGATCTCTTCGAGCAGATCGACAGCCCGCCGCCCCCTCCCGCCCCCGCGCCCACCGATTCCCTCGCCCACGTGTGGATCGTCGCCGCGGAGATCAAGGTCGAGGACCGGGTCGCGAAGCAAGCCGACTTCCGCGGCTCCTTCACTGCCGCGGGCGGTATCCGCGTCGATGCGCTTGAGGTGTACTGCCGGGCCTGCCGCCGCCCCTACGAGGACGTCGCCGGACGCGACTGCGAGGCCCTGGTCGACAACCGGCACCTCATCGGCGGCGACCAGACGGTGCGCGCCAAGCGGAAGATCCCCACCCCGCCGCCGAACGCCAAGCTCGTGCCCGGCGGCCACATTCAGCGGCGCGGCATCAGCGCCTACGTCGCGGGCGTCTCCCGCCCCGCCCGATAGGACCCCCGCCGTGCGCGTCTTCCTCCTCGGCCTGCTCCTCGGCGGCCTGTCCGGCTGCCTCACCTACGCACACACCGGTGACGACCAGGTCGCCACCACGGTCGGCATCCTCGTGGCCGTCGCCACCTGGCTCGGCATCGCCTGCATCGTCATCGCCGGTGAGTCCCGCCCCGGCAGCCCCGGGAGCGGTTCGGGCGACTGGCTGCCCTGGTGATCGCGGCCGCCGGGTAGCCCGCGACGCAAACCCGCGGGCCTTCCTACGGTCCGCCGCGTGAATCCTCCAACGCAGTCACCACCGCCCCCAAGCCATCCGGCGCCGTGGCGACGCCTCGCCCGCGACGTGACAGGCCTGCTCCTGTTCGCCGCCGGAACGGTCGGCCTGCTGGGAGCCCTCTACCTAGCGTTCCCGCCCGTCGCGCTGCTCCTGATCGGCCTGGTCACCGCGACCGCGGGCGGCAGCATCCTCCGCGACGAGCCGGCCACCCCCCGCTCCCGGGCCGCCGGGCACGTGACGCTGACGCTCGGTCTGACTCTGACCACCGTGGGCGCGTACTGGATCACCCCCTGGGCGGTGCTGTTCGGCTCCCTGCTGGCCGTCGCCATGTGGCTGAGCGGCGGGGAGGAGTGACATGGCGCGACGCCGCTGGTTCCCCGCGCTGCGCAACATGCTGCAGACGCCGGGCCCCCAACCGGACGAGTCGAAAACGATCACGTGGACGGGCGGGTACACGTCCACCGCCTACGCCGGTACCACCAACATCTGGGGCACCGAAGGCCGCGCGGACGGCTGGGACATCGGCCGTGTCGTCACCGAGGGATACGAGCGTGTCATCTGGGTCTACAAGGCCATCGACACCATGGGCAAGCACGCCGCCCGGCTCCCCCTGCAGATCGGGCGCGGCCTCACCGAAGACGGCGAGTTCGAGGAGGTCATAGACGACCATCCGCTGCTGCGGCTGCTGAACGGCCCGAAGGCGAACCCGCTGGAGTCCGGCGCGCAGCTTCGGCGGCGGCTGTCCGCGCAGATCCTGCTGTCCAAGCGCGGCGCGTTCTTGGAGGTCACGCGCTCCAACCGCGGCACCATCACCCGCCTCGACCTGCTGCCCCCGGACCGGGTCATCCCCGTGCCGGACGACAAGGGCGAGTACATCAAGCACTTCGAGTTCACGACCCTGTACGGGCACGTCCGTGAGCTCGAACCCGAACGCGTGCGCTGGATCCGTGAGCCGCACCCGACCGATCCGTTCTCCGGGCAGACCCCGCTGGAAGCGGCCGGCATCAGCATCGAGCTCGACCACCTGTCGCGCATGTACAACGTGGCGTTCATCAAGAACGACGCGCGCCCGGGCGGGATCGTGGCCGTCGACACCAGCTCGCTCACCGACGCGGACATGGACCGGCTGGAGGCACGGTTCCTGCCCGGCTCCGAGTACGCCGGGCACGTGTCCGTCGTCGGCGCCGGGCAGGGCGGCATGACGTACGTCGACCTCGCCACCCGCCCGCGTGAGATGGCCTACGAGCACGCCGCGCAGAACGCGAAGATCGAGATTCTCGGCGCGTTCGGTGTTCCCGAGTCGGTCACCGGCAACGCCTCCGGGCGCACCTTCGACAACGCGGAGCAGGAAGAGTACGGGTTCTGGATTCACACCGAGCTCGGCCACCTGTCGCTGATCGCTGACGCGTTCGCCGGTGACCTCGGCGGCGCCGACCTGTCCATCCGCTACGACACGTCCACCGTGCAGGCCCTGGAGCTGCCGCGCCGCAAGCGCCGCCAGGAGGCCCGCGAGGAGTTCGAGGCGGGCCTGATCTCCATTGACGAGTACCGGCGCCGCGCGGGCCTGCCCGCCTACAACAACGCGCACTCCCGCGCCCTGTGGATCTCCCCGCAGAAGGCGCCCGTTCCGCTGCGCCCGCAGGACGCGGCCGCGCTCGGCATCCAGGGCGACCAAGGCGGCATGGGCATGGGCATGGGCGGTCCCATGCCCGGGGCCGGCGGCGATCCGAACGCGCCGCTCGACCCCGGGGCCGGACCCGGGGAGGGCGCCGCGGCGGAAGCGGTCGCGCAGGCCCGCGCCGAGGGCGGCGAAGCGCCTGCCGACGCCATGGGCGCCGAACGGGGCGCGGCGGCCGGCGCGGTCGCCGAGGCCCGCGCGGACGCCGTCCCCTCGGCGCCGGGTGAAGCGGCCGCCGCCGTCGCCGACGCCCGCGAGATGCCCGAGACGGAGCCGGGCGCGGCCGCGGCCGCCGTCGAGGACGCCCGCACCCTGCAGACCAAGGCACTCCCCCACCAGAGCCCGCACGTCGGGCCGGAGTTCGAGGTCACCGACACCGACTTCGACCGCGCCCGCGACGCCGTAGCCCTGGCGCTGGAGTCCCTGTTCGACCGGCAGGAGGGCGTCATCACCGCCCGCCTGCGCTCCCCCAAGGCCCGCAAGGGCACCCGGTTCTGGCGGCCGCAGAGCCCCCAGGACAGCCGCGGCGGCACCACTCCGCTGGACGTCGACCGCATCGTCGGCACCGACCGGTGGCTGGAGGAAGTCACCAGCGCGCTCGCCCGGTCCCTCACCCGGATCGCGGCCACCACCGCCCAGCGCACCGCGGACGCCTTCGGCGTGCCCCTGCCGGCGGAGGCATCGCCCCGCATCACGGCCGCGGTCCTGGACGCCGTGGCGGCCGCCGAGAACATCGCCCGCGCCTTCCTCGACACGATCACCACCCTGCTCACACAAGGGCAGGACGTCACCGAGGACATTGACGACCTGGTCGCGCTCGCGCGGACCGCGTTCCGCGACATGGCCGCCACGAAGATCACCGACGCCGCGGAGACAGCGGCCGTCGCCACCGTCAACGGCTCCGCGGAGGCCACCGCCGCGGCGATCGGCCCGGGCATCATCCGCACCTGGGTCACCCGCCGCGACGACCGCGTACGGCCCGCCCACGAAGCCGTGGACGGCACCACCCTGCCCGTCGCCGAGCCGTACCAGGTCGACGGCTACCCGATGCGGTTCCCCGGCGATCAGCTCGCCCCCATCCACCTCACCATCAACTGCCGCTGCCGGCTGCGCTACCGCACCCGCGAGCAGGGCGGTGACCAGTGACGCACCCCGCCCCCTTCCCCTTCACGCAGTCAGGAGCACGGCCATGACCAACAGCTGGCTTATCTGGGCCGGATGGACCTCCCTCTTCGCGCTCGCTGAGACGTGGGCGCTGATGAACCGCAAGGACGGCGACACCCTGTCGGAGAACGTCCGCACCCTGTTCCGGATCCGCACCTCGAAAGCGGGCAGAGCCCTCTTCACCGTCGGCTGGAGCGGCTTCTCCGTGTGGTTCCTGATCCACATACTCACCGAAACCATGTAGCCCGGCCCCAGTCCCTCACCGCCGGAAATCCGAGGCCGCGACGTTAACCACTCCCGGCATGCATGTTCCGCCGCATGCCGATCACGAGCGCCGCAGACCTCATCATCGCCAGCCTCGAAACCAAGAGGCTGCGCCGCCCCTGGAACCCGGACCTGCACCCCCGCGACAGCAAGGGCCGGTTCATCGAGACCGGCGGCATCGCGCGGCTCTGGGGCGGCGGCATGGCGCGTGTCCTGCGCTCCCTCGGCGGCCGGAACGTGCTGGTGGAGAACGTGGCCACGCGCAAGCGGTCCACCATCCACGCCTCCCGGCTCACCATGGTCGCGCGCCCCGACGGCTCGGCGCCGACCAAGAGCAAGCGCAAGGTCCGCGACGAGGACGAGCGGCGCTACGGCGACCAGAACCGCGGCCTGGGCTACGGCGAGCACGCCCCCGACAAGGACGACGACCCCGACACCGACGAACACCCGGCGACCGACCCCGGTGACAACGGCCAGACCCCCGACGACCCGCACGACCAGGACGACGAGGGCAACCCGATCGGGGACGACGTCGACGGGGTGGACCTCGGCGCCGACCCGGACGACCCCGAAGACGACGATGACGAGCCGATGGTCCCGCAGGGCCGCGTCATGTCCCGCCCGGACGACAGCGACGAGGACCCCGGCCGCTCCGCGCAGGACCGCGGCAACCACCCGCTGCGTGACTTCCCCGATCTGCTGCCCATCACGACGGACAACGGGGGCGCCGGCCCGGAGAGCCGCCGCCGTCGGCACGTCATGGGCAACGGTGACGCGCTGCGCGCCGACGGCCCCGAGGTGAACAAGCACTACCTGCAGTTCTGGGACAGCAACCACGCCCGCCGCGCCCTGCGTGACCTGTCGAACGACTACTTCGAGGACCTGGAAAACGCCTGGCCCGGCGAGTGGGGCAACAGCGAGGCAGACGACGTCTACAACGAGCTGGCCGACTACCTCGGTGGCGGGGAGCCGTTCGACCTCGCCGACAGCCCGACCGATCAGGCCGACCCGACGGAGTTCGACCGGCTCTCGTGGTTCGCAGACGACGCCGAGCGCCTGGCCGAGCTCGCCGAGCAGGACGGCAAGGAAGACGTCACCCGCTACGCCCAGAACCTCGCCGACGCGCTGAACCTCGCGTACCGCCGGTTCCAGGCGCACGGCAAGAAGCCGATCCCGAAGCCGTCGAAGAAGCGGAGGAAGGATCAGCCGCTCGTCCCGCGCGCGTGGCGCTCGGACGGCACCGCCAGCACCTCCTACCGCATGAAGCCCGAGTCCACGTCGGGCCAGCCCGCCGCAGCCACACCCAAGGCCCGAAACAAGGGCGGCAAGCGGTTCGCCAACCTGAACACGCTGCAGCAGCACTGGCAGACCGGCAACCTGGAGCCGGCCACCAGCGACAAGGCCGCACAGCAGCGCCACCAGAAGGAAACCGCCGGCCTGTTCGCCAAGTTGGACAAGCCGCAGCTCTCCCGCCGGGGTACGTTCGTCGTCGCGAAGATGACCGTGGAGAAGGGCGGCAAGCCCAAGACCGGCTATGCCGTCATCGTCTCCGGCAGCGGCGCCCGCCTGGCCATGTCGGAACGCAAGGGCGAGGCGATGGAGTTCGCCAACCGCCTGGAAGTCGCACAGATCGACGGCACGCCGTTCGACTGGGACAGCCCCGGCTACCACCAGCGCCTTGAGTCCCCCGAGGGCCAGAAGATGGTGCGGCAGGCCGGCGAGGACGCGAAGAAGGCGTTCGCCGAGAAGGCCGCGAAGAAGAAGCAGGGCGCCGCCGAGAAGCGCACCCCCGCCACCCCCACCGCCCCGGCTGCTCCAGCTGCGGCTCCGGCCGAGCGGCCGAACCCGCTCGTGCAGGCCGCCCAGCAGCTCGCCCAGACCACGGGCGTGCCCGCGGCCAACATCGGTGTCGGCCACGTCGGACCGTCCAGCAACGACGACAACGGCGACGGCTTCAAGAAGCCGAGCACCACCGGTCAGCTGCGGGACTACTGGAAGAACGGTGGCGACCCGGCGCTCGATGACCGCACCCGGGACCGCCTGCGCGCGTACGCCGGCCGTGAGGGCTGGAAGATCACCATGTCGGATCACCGCGGGTTCGCGGTCATCCAGATGGGCCCCAGCGACTTCGAGGTGGTCCGCGCCTACGACGGCCGCTCGCTCGGCTACGCCGGGGGTGCCGGCGGCCAGTTCAAGACGCTGGACGACGCCGACCGGTTCGCGATGCGGCTCGGCGCGGAGCTCGAAGAGCCCGGCCGCCCGGGTCAGCCGATCGACTGGTGGGACCCGGAGCTGTACAAGCGCCACCCCTCCCGCATCAGCGGATGGAAGCGCGACTTCGGCCTGCTGATGGACGACATCCGCGGCCAGTACGAGATCGACGCCGGGCGTGAAGACACGTACTGGGCGCAGGAGTACCGCAAGCGGCAGGCGGAGCGGGACACCCAGCAGCAGAGCGGCAACGCCCCCGCCCAGGGAGCCGCCCCGGCCCCGGCTGCACCGGAGGAGCGCCCGCAGCAGCAGACGCCGCAGGCCCAGCCGGAGCGCCGGGACTGGTCCACGGTCCCGCGCGAAGACCTTGACGCCGCCTACGACGCTGCGGTCCGGGCCGCCGTGAAGACCGACGACGCCGCAGAGAGCGACCGCCATGAGGTCGAGGGCGGGAAGATCATCGAGGAGGCCGAACGCCGCGACGCCGAGACGTACTCGGCGCAGTTGTCCCGCGTCGCGCTCGGATCGGTCAACGACTGGGGCCACATCCCCGTCACCATCGACGGCGACAGCTCGGACAACGCCACCCTTCAGGGCGGCCGGGGTATGTGGAAGTGGAACCGGCTCGGCCACGGCACCCGCTACAGCTCCGAGCGGACGTTCCTGTCCCGTGAGGCGGCCATCGCGGGCCTGGTACACGAGCGGGACGAGGAGAAGGCGCAGGCGGCCCGGGAGGAAGCCGACCGTGCGGCCCGCGCCGAGGAGCGCGACCTCGCGAAGATGGCGGCGGAGACCGCCCTGCAGCAGCAGATCAACGAGGCGCTGCAGGAGGCGCAGAACACGCTCCTGCCCGTCATCAACGACCTGGGGCGGCTGCACGGTGATGAGGCCGCCCGGGAGCTCGCCTACGGTTCTGCCGAGGCAGCGGAGCGTTTCGAGCGGGGCGAGTCGACCCCGTCCGAGGCGATCGAGGAGTTCCAGCGGGCGCTGGATGCCATCCAGCGCGCGACCCGCGGTCTTGAGGGCCGCGACAACATGTATGTCCAGAAGCTGATGCGGCTGGCGCGCGACAACGTCAGCGCCGCACGCAAGGCCCTGGCCGACCACAACGAGAGGAACAGCGGTGTACGAGGATCTCGTCCGGACGTTCTGGAAAACGTACCGGCCCAGCGAGGTGGCGGCGATGGCCAGCAACGCGGAGCTGGAGGAGTTCGCCCGGCAGCGGTCGGAGGAGATTCTCGAGGAAATCGAGGCGCTGACGGACGAGTGGGCGCCGCCCCTTCGGGAGGGGACGGACGTGGTGGAGCGGGCGCACGAGCTGAAGTCGGTGCGGATGCGGGCTCGCGAGCGGGTGCTGCACGAGATGGTGTACGGCGTGGAGAAGGAGCCGGGGACGGAGATGAAGGACATGCCGCCGGTGGCGTTGCCGCCTCTGTAGGGGACGACGACACGGGGCCGGCGGCCCCGACGCCCTCCAGCACGGCCGCCAAGTGGCTGCAGAGGGTCCGCAACGGCGCCGTCCCGGCGTTCGAGCCGCCGGCCGACGGGGCGACGCTCGCCCCGTCCTCCCCGCTGAACCGCGCCAAGGCCAACATCGCGGCCATCGAGATCCTGCACCGGCTGCAGGACGAGGACCGCCCGCCGACCGCGGACGAACAGGCCGAGCTCGCCCGCTACTCCGGGTGGGGTGCCGTCCCGCAGATCTTCAAGCCCCGCCCCGACGCCCAGTTCGCGCCGCTCGCGGAGCGGCTGCGGGAGCTCCTCACCGATGCCGAGTGGGAAGACGCCCGCTCGAACACGCTGAACGCCCACTACACCGACCCGCAGATCGTCCAGCAGGTGTGGGCCGCGGTCCGTGACCTCGGGTTCGAGAACGGTGAGGTGCTGGAGCCCGGCTCGGGCATCGGCAACTTCATCGGCTACGCCCCCGACGGTGCGCAGATGACCGGCGTCGAGGTCGACCCGATCACCGCCCGTATCGCGGGTGCGCTCTACCCGCACTCGGAGATCCGTCACGAGTCGTTCGGTGAGACCCGTGCCCCGAACGGCACCTTCGACATGGCGATCGGCAACGTGCCGTTCGGCCGGTACAAGGTGCCTGACCTGGTGCACAACAAGGGCGGCCACTCGATCCACAACCACTTCATCCTCAAGAGCCTGGACCTGACCCGCGGCGGCGGCCTGGTCGCCGTGGTCACCTCGGCTCTGACGATGGACGGTCACGGCGGGAAGGCCGAGGCCGCCCGTATGGAGATGGCGGAGAAGGCCGAGCTCGTCGGCGCGATCCGTCTGCCGTCCGGCGCGCACCAGCGCACCGCCGGTACGAGCGTGATGACCGACCTGCTGATCTTCCGGCGCCGCGACAAGGACAAGGCGTTCAATTCGGGCCGCAACCGCAAGGGCGAGATCAAGCGGCCGTCGGAGCGTGGCAAGGACGACCCGCCGATGTGGGTGCACTCCCTGCCCCGCTTCGGTCTGCCCGGGCAGGCGGACCCGGAGACCGAGGGTGCACAGCCGGTCTTCTACAACTCCTACTTCCACGACCACCCCGAGCAGGTCCTCGGGAAGCTCGCCGTCGGGCACGGCCTGCACCGTGATAACGAGCTCCGCGTGGACGGCGACGGCGACACCATCGCCAACCTCGCGCGGACGCTCAAGCGGACGGTCGCCGCGGCGAAGGACGCCGGCCTGGGCTACCAGGCCGCCCCGGCGGACCGGAAGAAGGTCACGCTGCTGCCGCCAGGCTCGGACCGTGTGGACGGGCACGTGCAGGCCGAGCCTGACGGAACGTTCACGCAGGTCCGCGACGGCATGGTGCACCCCTTCCCCGTGCCGAAGACGCAGGCGGACGAGGGACGCCGGCTGCTGGCGATCCGGGACACCTTCCAGTCGCTGCTGGCGGAGGAGTCCCGCAAGGACGCCGACGACTCGCTGATCGAGCGTCTGCGGGCCGAGCTGAACGAGCAGTACCAGGCGTACTTCGACAAGTACGGCGCGATCAACCGGTACACGTGGGCCGAGCGCACCGCCACCGACCCCGAGACCGGGGAGACGGTCAAGAAGAAGTACCGCAAGAAGGCGCAGCGGGCGGGTCTGTTCACCAAGGACCCGACGATGGCGAACATCTCGCCGCTGGACGAGTACGACGACATCACCAAGAAGACGACGCGGGCCGCGATCTTCACCAAGCGGCAGGGCACCTACCGGGAGATCGCCGAGTTCGCGGACAGCCCGCAGGACGCCCTCGCGATCGTCATGGAGCGCGAGGGTCAGCTGACCGCTGACGGCCTGGCCCGGGTCATGGACACCGACGCCGAGGACGCCGTCGCCCAGCTCCTCGCCGCCCGGTCGGTCGACCCGGACACCGGCGTGGAGTACCCGCTGGCGTTCCAGGCGCCGGACGGCAAGCTCGTCATGGCGGCCGACTACCTGTCGGGCAACGTCCGCGAGAAGCTGACCGCCGCCCGCGAGGCCGCGGCGGAGAACCCCGCCTTCGACATCAACGTCGAGCACCTTGAGCGGGTCATCCCGCCGGACCTGTCCACCGGTGAGATCGCCGCGCCGATGGGCGCCTCCTGGCTCGGGCACGAACCCGTCCAGCAGTTCCTTCGGGAAACCCTCGGCACCGACCAGATCAAGGTGTCCTGGCAGGGCGGATCCCTGTGGGCGGTCGACGCCCCGGACTCCGTGAAGAAGGCCGTCGCCTTCCGCACCCGCGACACATGGAGCGCCCCCGGCTACGACGCGATCAAGCTCGCCGAGGCAATCCTCACCAACCGCAAGATCGTCGTCACGGTCAAGACCCGCGACGGTTCGATTTTCGACCCGAAGGCCACCGAGGACGCCAAGACCAAGGCGGAACTCCTCAAGGAGGCGTTCACAGACTGGCTGTGGGCCGACCCGGACCGCGCCGAGAAGTACAAGCGGCTCTACAACGACCAGTTCAACTCGATGGCGCCCCGCTCCTACGACGGGCAGCGCCGCACCATCCCGGGCCTGGTCGAGTGGTTCAAGCCGCACCCCCACCAGCACGCCGCCGTCGCCCGGATGGTCAATGAGCCGTCGGTGCTCCTGGCCCACGAGGTCGGCGCCGGTAAGACCGCCGAGATGGCGATGGGCGTCATGGAGCTCCGGCGCCTGGGCCTGGTCAAGAAGGCCGCGCTCGTCGTGCCCGGCCACATGCTGGATCAGTTCCGTCAGGAGTTCGCGGAGATCTTCCCCGAGTCCGTGGCGAACAACCGGATCCTCACCGCGAGCAGCGACGACCTTGCGGGCAAGGGCCGGCGCGAGTTCATCGCCCGGGCTGCGGCCGGCGACTACGACGCGATCATCATGACGCAGACCGCGTTCGAGTCGATCCAGATGCGTCCGGAGGTGCAGGAGACCTACATCCGGCGCCGCCTGGAACGCCTGGAAGCCAAGATCGAGGCGCAGAAGGCCATCGACGGGGAGGACAACGACACCCGCCTGGTCAAGCGGATGGAGACCCAGCTCAAGACCCTGCGGGAGAAGCTGGACAAGAAGCTCAGCGGGATGAAGGACGCCGCTGGCCTCCACTTCGAGGACATGGGCATCGACTACGTCGTCGTAGACGAAGCCCACATGTACAAGAACCTCGACACGCCGTCGTCCATCGCGGCCATTGACGGTTCGAACCGGGCCTCCGACCTGGAAATGAAGCTGGAGTGGCTGCGCGAGCGGTCCACCACCGGCCGTGTGGTGACGTTCGCGACGGCGACGCCGGTCGCCAACTCCATCGCAGAAGTCCACACGATGATGCGCTACCTGCGCCCCGACCTGCTTGAGCAGCTCGGCCTGATGGACTTCGACGACTTCGCGTCCACGTTCGGGCAGATGGTCAGCGCCGTGGAGCGCGGCGCGGACGGCTCCTACACGGAGAAGGTGCGCCTGGCGGCGTTCCAGAACGTGCCGGAGCTCCTGCGGATGTGGCGGGCCTTCGCCGACGTCAAGACCAGCGAAGACCTCGACCTGCCCGTCCCGGACATCGCCGGCGGCAAGGCCGTCACGATCACGATGCCGATGTCGGAGGCGCAGGAAGCCTACGAGGAGGAGATCAAGGCGCGCGCCGCCCGCCTGGCGGGCGGGCGCGTCGACCCGAAGGAGGACAACCACCTCAAGCTCCTCGGTGACGGCCGTATGGCCGCGCTCGACCCGCGGCTCATCGACCCCGAGATGGGCGGCGGCAACAAGCTCCCGACGGTCGCGGACAACATCGTCCGGATTCACGAGCAGACCAAGGACGCCGAGTACCCGACCAGCAAGACCGACCCCACGCCGCATCCTGAGAAGGGCGGCCTGCAGATCGTCTTCCTCGACCTCGGCACGCCGAAGGACCCGGGCAAGACGAAGAAGCGGAAGAAGAAGGCCGGCGACGGTGAGGACGCCGCCGACCCGACGGGCGAGGACGGCGAGGGCTACACCGACTTCTCCACCTATGACGAGCTCAAGCAGCTCCTCATCGCGCGCGGTATCCCCTCGGAGAAGATCCGGTTCATCCACGAGGCGAAGGACGACGCCGCCAAGGCGCGCCTGTTCCACGAGGCCCGTACCGGCAAGGTGTCCGTGCTCCTCGGCTCCACGGCCAAGATGGGCACCGGCACGAACGTGCAGCTCCGCGCGACGGCGCTGCACCACGTGGATGCTCCGTGGCGGCCGGCCGACGTCGAGCAGCGCAACGGGCGTGTCATCCGGCAGGGCAACGCCAACGCCGAGGTCGCGATCTTCCAGTACGCCACCGAGCGGTCCACCGACGCCAAGTTCTGGGAGGCCATCGCCCGCAAGGCGCGGTTCATCCGGCAGCTCATGCGCGGCTCGCTCAACGAGCGTGTCGTGGAGGACATCGGCGAGGTCAAGTTCGACGCCGACGAGGCGAGCGCCCTGGTCGCGGGTGACCCGCACCTGATCGCTCAGGCGCAGCTCCGCCCGATCGTGAAGCGGCTGCGGTCCCGGTACAACGCCCACCAGCGTTCTCAGGAGGGCTTCCAGCGGGCCATCCGCGATGCGGAGCTCGCCGAGGAGCAGACGACGAAGCTCGTGGCGACCCTCCAGGACGCCATCGCCAAGCGGAAGCCGACCCGCGGTGAGGACTTCAACGCCCGCATCGGCCGCACCGACTTCGCGGGGACCGAGGGCCGCGAGGAGGCACGCAAGGCACTGTCCGCGGCCCTGCGGGCGGTCGAGGCGGACGGCCGGCGCCGCGCGTACGACCCCGACGAGCCGCCGAAGATCATCGGCCAGGTCGGCGGACTCGACATCGCCGCCAAGTTCTCGCGGGCCTGGAACTCCTACGCCAGCCGCTACGACAACGGCGTGCGCCTGGAGCTCCCCGCCGTCCCCGGCAGCGCCCGCACCTACGAGGCGCACCAGCTGGTCGACGTGGACGGCAAGCCGCCGCGGATCCCGTTGCAGCGCGTCGAGGACTCCATCGCCAACCTGGAGGCGCAGGTCCGCCGGCAGGAGGACATGCTCAGCGACAAGCGGCGGGCGGCCGAGCAGGCGTCCGTCCGCGTGGGCAAGCCCTTCGAGCTCGCTGAGGAGTTCGAGAAGGCCAACCGCCAGCTCGAGATCCTCAACGAGGTGATGCGTCTCAAGGCGCAGCCGCAGAGCACGGAGGCCGCGGCCGCCCAGCAGAAGGCGTCCATCGACGCCCTCGACGCGGAGATGCGCGCCCTGGTCGGCGAGGAGGAAGAGGACGTTCTCGCGCAGGTCTCCGCCCGGGACCTCGACCTGACGCCGAAGACCCCGGCCCCGCCGTCGATCACGCAGGACGACAAGGGCCAGGTGCGTTTCATCTGGCCGACGACCGAGGCCCGGGACGCGGAGCGGGACAAGAAGCTCGCTGCGAAGCGGGCGGAGTTCGAGGCCCGGTTCCAGCAGCGGCAGACGAACGCCCCCTCGCAGCCGGACGCGCTCACCATGAACGAGTCCGAGCTGACGTCGGAGGTCGAGCGGCTGGGCGGGCTGATAGCCCGCGAAGAGGCCAGCGAGGCGGACATCCTGCGTCACGCCGGCCTGCAGCGCGAGCAGAAGCGCCGCACCCGGCGCAAGGCCCGCAAGCAGGGCCAGAACCCGGCGGGTGACGTCGGGACCGCGAGCACCGCGGAGCCGACGGCCGAGGACACCAGCACGGACGCCCCGGAGACGGCCACCGACAGCGACACCCGCCCGTCGGAGCCGCCGCAGACCGAAGCGCCGGAAGCACCCGAGGCGCCGGAGACCGACGAGTCCACTGCTCCCCAGGAGCCGGAGGACGACGAAAGCGAAGCGTCTGAGGCGCCGGAGACGCAGACCGACGAGTCTGCTGCTCCCGAGCAGCCGGCGCAGGCCCCGGAGCGTGAGGCCTCCAGCACCGGCGAGTCCGCGGACAACAGCCAGGCTGCCCAGCCGCAGCCGGAGGAGACTCCCGCGGCCGCGCAGCCGTCCCCGGCCCGCGAGCGGGCCCCGCGGAACCGCGAACGGCAGCAGCCCGCGGTGCGCCCGTTCGCCAACGACCGTGAATGGCGGCAGGCCCTCGCGGGTGTCGAGGCGGCCCAGGGTGAGATCACCCGGGCTGTGGAAGCCGCCTACGGCCGCGGCGAGGAGCCTGGCAGCGCCCGGGCACTGCGTACGGCGGTGTTCGACGCCATCGCCGCCCAGGAGGCCGGCGACTTCGATGACGCCACCGGCGGCCTCGCCGAGGCCCACGAGCACGCCCAGCGTCTCCGCGACGAGCTGCCCTCGGATGTCGACGCCGAGCCGCTGGCCCGCTTCATGCGGGTGGTGGACGACTACCTTGCCCGGCACGCGGTGACGGTGGAGAAGCGCCGTCGCGAGGACGAGCAGCGCGACCGTGCCGAGCAGCAGGCCGACGCTGCGCTCCGCGAGAGCCTCGGCCTGTCCCCGGCCCCGGCCCCGGCCCCGGAGGCTGACGCTTCCCAGACCTCGCAGCCCAGCGAGCCCGACACCCGCCCGGCGGCTGCGCCGTCGGCTGGTCGGGCGTGGGAGGGCGGCGACTTCCAGCCCGGCGACACCGTGCACTTCTGGAACCGCAGCGCCTTCAATGCCGAGCAGCGCGGCGAGTTCCTCCGCTCGGCCGGTCCCGACTCGGCCATCCTGCGGGGGCGCAACGGGGACGAGCGGGAAGTCGAGTACATCGACGTGGTCGGCCGCACCCGCGACGGCGAGTTCCAGGACGATCCGCCTGCCACCTCGGCGGGCAACGAGGAGCGTCCCGTCGCCGCCCCGGACCCCCAGCCGGCCCCGGCCGCCCCCTCGCCTGTCCCTGAGCGTGCGGAGCGGCCGCGGTCCGCGCCGTCGGACAGTCGCCCCGTGGCGGGCACGTCGCCGGCCGACATGACCGACGAGGAGATCGCGGACGAGGTCGATGACCTCCACGACCGGATCGAGGCGCTGCGCGATGCGACCGACTCGGTGGATCTGGCCTACCGCTTCCGGCTGGAGAAGCGGAAGTTCGAGCTCGAAGACGCCGAGCGGCGCCGCTGGAAGCCGACCCCGGAGTACGACGACGACGGGAAGGTGAAGGAGCGGGACCGCGGTGACGTTATCCGCGACCGCCTGTCCGGGTACGGGCTGAACGACGCGGAGGCCGTCGGCCTGGTCGAGCGGGTGGAAGACCTGCCCGCGGCGAAGGAGCACGGCTACTCCGATGAGGAGTGGGCGCGGATCTCCGCCGAGGCCTCGGCGCGCGAGTCGTACCCGCCGACCGAAGAGCAGAACATCATCATCGAGGGCGCTGCCCGCCGCGGCCTGAACATGGCGGTGATGGCGCTCGCGGGCACGGGCAAGTCGTCCACGCTCAAGATGCTCAGCCACCGCATGCCGGGCAAGAAGATCGTGTATCTGGCCTTCAACCGGTCGGTGGCTGCGGAAGCCCGTGAGGCTCAGGCTCGCGGCGAGTACGCGAAGAACCTCACCGCGTCGACCGCGAACGCGTACGCGGCGAAGGTGGCGGACAAGCGGCTGAACAACCGGCTGCCGTCGAACCGGCGGAACGGCTTCAAGAAGCTGTCCGCGCAGCAGATCGCCGACCGGATGCGCTGGTACGACACGGTGAAGGCGGGGAACCGGGACCTCTCCCCGGGCGGTGCGGCCACGGTCGCCGAGCGGATGATTCGCGAGTGGGCCAAGTCCGCCGACGCGGAGATGCTGCCGAAGCACATCACCGGCGCCAAGAGCGCGCAGGAGCGGCGCGACCTGTTCAACGCGGTGAAGCCGCTCGCTGACCGCATGTGGGACAACCTCACCGACCCCACCCGCGGGGACCCGGACGAGGACCTGACGATGGACTTCGACTACATCGTCAAGATGTGGGCCCTGGGCGGGTACAAACTCGACGCCGACACCCTGTTCTGGGACGAGGCGCAGGACGTCAACCCGGTCATGGAGGGCGTGGTCCGCGGCGCCCTGGCCCAGGGCGTGCAGGTCGTCGCGGTCGGTGACTCCAACCAGGCCATTTACGGCTTCCGGGGCGCCGCTGACGCGCTGGGCAAGCTCCCAGTGGACGCGCGGGCGACTCTCACCCAGTCGTTCAGGTTCGGGCCGGCCGTCGCCGACGCCGGTAACCGGTTCCTGCGGCTGCTGGGCACGCGGATGCGACTCAAGGGCTTCGACCGCAAGCAGTCCCGCCTGGACACGATCAAGCCGGGCGACGAGACCATGGTCATCGCCCGTACGAACGCCGGTGTCGCGCTCGCGGCGGTGGAAGCGCTCAGCGCCGGCCGCAGGGTTGCCGTGTCCGGCGGCGTGAAGGATCTGCAGGAGTTCGTGCAGGCCGCCCGGGCGCTCGCCAACGGGGAGCGCACCGACCATGCCGAGCTCGCCCGGTTCAACGGCATGGCCTTCGACGACATCCTGGAGGCCGTGAAGGGCGACCCGGACCTGCAGCAGCTCAAGAGCCTGTTCGACCTGCTGGAGAAGCACGCCGACGACATCGACAAGCTGCTGGAGTCCGGCGCGCAGCGGGCGGAGACGGAGAACGTCGGCGGCCGCGTGTGGGTCAATCTCGACTGGAACGACCCGAAGGTCGACCAGCTCAAGCGGTGGCTCGGCGACGGGAAGAACAACGGCGTCGGCAAGCTGCTGTACGACCCGGCGACCCGCCGCTACTTCTACGAGCCCGGCAAGCGGGATGTGCCGTGGAAGAACGAGCGCTCGGGGCGCAGCGGTGTCCACAAGGTCGACAACAAGCTGAGCCTGGAGGAGGCGCAGCAGAAGATCGACGCTCACCTGGCGAAGTTGTACCCGCAGGAGGACAGCGAGGGCGGCCGCCTGGTCGATGAGAAGCGGGAACACGACGTTCTCGTGACGACGGCTCACAAGTCGAAGGGCCTGGAGTCCGAGCGGGTCCGGATCGCAGACGACTTCCGCGGCCCGGAGTACAACGAGCACGGCAACATCAAGTGGGAGACCATCCCCGACGATGAGGCGCTGCGCGTCGCGTACGTCGCCCTGACTCGCGCCACCGACGTCCTGGACGCCGGTTCGCTGGGCTGGGTGTTCCAGGCAACCCGCGAGGACGACCCGACGCTCCCGCCGAACGGCGACTACCGCCGGGACTGGGTGCTGGACGAGTTCAACGTCGGCGACCGGATCGACTTCCAAGAGGAGGACGGCACCCCGAACGTCGGCACCGTCGACCGGATCGACGCCCCCGGCATGTACGTCCGCTACGAGGTCGACGGCCAGGACCGCGAGCAGTGGATCGGCCCGGCCCAGGTGCTTCGCCTGAACGGGCAGGGCCGGCCGCAGCTCCCGGTCGCCTCGGATGAAGAGCTCGACCGCGCTCTCGCCGAGGGCCGCTACGAGCCCGTCAGCACCACCCCGGCGCCCTCCGCGGACACGGCTCCGGACCCGGCGCCGTCCCCCTCGGCGGATGCTCCGGAGACTGCAGCGGGCCGCCAGTGGGGTGTGGACGACTGGGTCGTCACTCCGAATGGTGAGGGCCGCGTCATCGTCTCCGACGGCGACAAGGTCATCGTGCTGGACGGCGGTGGAGCTCCGCGGACGTACGAGCCCCGGCAGTTGTCGATGCCCGGGGAGGCGCGTACGGCCGAGCATGACGCCCCCACTGCGAAGGAAGCAGCACGCCAGGAGAAGAGGCAGCGGGATTCGGAGGCGGCGCAGTCTCCCGAAGGCCTGCAGCTCTTCTACGGGTCTCGTCTGGCCAACCTGAACCTGGACGAGGGCCACGGCCAGGTGCTGGACGAGGACGGCAATGTGGTCGGCTGGGTGCGCCGCCGCGGTTCCGTGTGGCTGGGGCAGGACGCTCGCGGCGGAACCGCCCAGGGAAGCACGGCCGAGTCTGCGTCCGACCCGCTGCATGGGCCGCGGGAAGCCGCCCAGCAGATTGACGGCGGCCTCGGCGACTCCCACATGCGGCTCCCGTTGCAGGACACCTCTTGGCGGCACCTGCGCCCGGAGGAAGGCCGGGATGAGATCCAGTACTCCGAGTTCAGCGACGCGCAGCGTGAGCAGTTCTTCAAGCTGATCAAGGGCTGGGAGAAGTCTTCCGACTCTGAGCTGAGCCAGGCCGCGCAGGGCTGGAGCAGAGGCCTGAACTACCAGCAGATGGAGCGCATCGCCGCGGCGTTCACCGCGGCCGCGGACGATGTCGACACCTCGACGCCGGAAGGCCGCCGGGAGCAGGCCGTTCTCAACAGGGCGGCGGACAAGGTCCGTGCGCAGGCTCGGCGGGCGTGGCTCAACTGGCAGACCATGCCGCCGCCCGGTGAGCCGGACGTCGTCGGCAACTACGACAATCCGGAGTGGGTCCCGTACGGGCACCGCGGTGATGCCGGGCGTTCGGGGGCACCCGCCCCCACTGCTGCGGGCGACGGCGCCGATGCTCCGGCCGCGGCGTCCCGCTACGGCGGTGACATGGTGCCAGCGTCGGAGATCCGTGAGGGTGACTGGGTGTCCGTCGACCAGGACGACATCTTTGGCCGTGGTCCGGGCCGCATAGTCGGCAAGGTGACGGGCGTCAGGGTCTACGACGGCCGTGTCACCTTCGACGTCTCCGCCAAGCGACCGAAGTCCGAGAAGGGCACGTTCGGAGAGCACGCCATCGTGGGCCTCGGCGACCTGGTGGAGCGGCTGCCGGAGGGCAACCCGGGACGCGAGGACACCTCGGATCTGGCGCGGCGCCTGGAAGAGCACGAGGGGGAGCAGCGCGCGAGGCGTAAGCGGGTGCCGGAGGGCTGGACGGCCGTCGAGGACCCCATGTCGATCGAGATGCGCCCGGGTGACCGGTTCCGTGTCCGAGACCTCCTGGAGCACGGCACCCGTGGCCGCCAGATGTACAAGGAGGTCGTGGTCCGCGGCAGCGAGCCTGTGCGGTTCGACTCCGATGGCATCGCGTTGTGGGGTGACGAGCTCAACCCCTCGGTGCTGTTCAGGCAGCACAACATCGTGGCCGTCCCGGAGGACAGGGTCGCTCGCAGCGGCGGTCAGAACGCGCCCGCGGTGCCCTCGGCGGCCGCGGAGGGGACCCGGGAGAGGGCCGGGGAGTTCGACGGCAAGCCCCTTGAACTCGGCGAACCTACCGTCGTCCCCCACTCTTCGCTCCCGGACCGGGCCGACATGAGCGAGACTCGTCGCGCCGTCTACCTCGACGGTGAGCGGATCGGTTCTCTCCAGACGTCCGGTGGGCCCGCCTCTCGCGGGTGGGTTGGCGCGCACCACGACGTTCACGGGTCTCTCGGATGGTTCCAGCCCTCAGACGGTGAGGTCACCGGCACGGCCACCGCTGTCTCGAACCCGGCGGAGGCGGCTGCTCTGGCGGTCGCCGAGGCGAACGACAGTCCGATGCTGGGCTTCCCCGGTGATACGACCGGCCGGGCGGACGGCATCAAGCGCTGGGCGGGTGTGTGGGCGGAGCCGCAGCCGGCAGGGGTGCGCAACGCGTACCTCGACCGCGTGCTCGCCCACCACAGCCCGGACTGGCTGGGGTCGGTGGACCCTGAGAGAGTGCGGCTGTGGCTCCGCACGGCTGTTGCCGTTGATCCGCTGGCGCAGTACGACGAGAACACCCGGCGCAACCTTGCAGAGGCGCCGCCGGAGGCCCGTCAGTACCTCGCTGGCCTGGCTGCGGATCTGCGTTCTTCTGTGCAGCAGACGGGTGAGGAACTGCGCCTGGACCTCCGTCGGGTGCTGGTCGACCACATCGCCACCGAGAAGGGCCGGGAGAAGGCCCGCGAGCTGGCCGGGGAGATGTTCAAGGACCGCACCGGGAAGATCCGGACGGCCGTACGTGAGCAGATCGCGCGGGCCCGCGCTGGAGCGGCGGAGCACGGTCTTTCCGAGCAGCAGGCAGAGGACTTCATCGTCAACGTGGTCGGCGGTGACAATCCCGACCAGGTGGCGCTCGGCGTGCGCGGCGCGTACCCCGAGGCCATGCGGCCCCTTCACGCCGCCAAGTCGGACGCTGACGCCTACTGGTCGGCGTTCGCCGGATGGGCCAGGCGGGAAGACAGCGGACGCTGGCACGGGCAGTACTGGGACAACGGCCGACGGACGACGCTCGGCGCGCCGCCGGCTCCCTTCGCTGACGCCCAGGCCGGATCCGGTGTGGTCAAGGTCGGCGAGGCGGAGCTGCCCAAGGGCATGCGGTGGGCGCGGGGGTCTGACCTTCGCCAGGGAGACATCTTCCACGCAGCGCAGTCCCGCCAGCCGGGCGACGACACGTTCAACGGCCTTGAGCCGCCGTCTTACGTCATTCACACGCACCGCGGAGGCCGTGAGGGCGACGTCCGGTCGGTGACGCTGGACTCCGACCATGGGCAGACCCATGTGAAGCCTGATCAGTGGGTTGTGATCGTGGAGGACCCGGAGCCGGCGGTTCGCAAGAAGGCGCGGAGCCGGGCTCGTACGGACACCTTCACCCAGTGGGAGGTGCCGGTCGATGACGAGACGTACGAGCTCGGTGGCCCTGACCGTGTCAGTGCTCTCGCGGCCCGCGCCGAGCTCACCCCGATCGCGAAGGACAAGTTCGACCGTGAGGCGGAGTGGACTGTCAGCGTTGACGGTGTAGAGATCGGCCGGATCGAGAACGACCGCGAGAAGGTCTTGCTGTACCACTCCGAGACCAGTGACGGTCAGCGGCGGACGTGGCACGGCCAGGAGCTCGCCAAGGCCGGGTTGGTGGCCGCTCACGACGCTGCGACGGGCCGCGGTGAGCAGGACGATGACCGTCCGGCGCAGACGGACGAGCGGGACCGTCGCGACGGCCGGCGGGAGGACAACGACGACCAGCGGGCGCCGAAGCGGGAGCGTGAGGGACGCGAAGGCGGCAGCGGCGGGGGTGGTGAGCCTCCGAACGGCGGCGACGCCCCGCAGCGTCCTGGCGACGACGACAGTGGCCAGGACAGTGGCCGCCAGGGGGACGGCGACCAGGAGGGTCGGGAGGACGACGACCGTCGCAGGCGGCGGAACCGCTCCGGCAACGACCGGCCCCGCCCCGAGGGTGCAGGCGGCGGCCCGGACCTGCCGCGGCCGCGCGTCCCGCACATGCCCGACATCGACAGCGACGCGCCCGACGACGGTCCGGACGGTGGTGCCTCGCGCAGCGGTGACGGCAGCGGCCAGGACAACGACGCTGGCCGGACTCTCGACCGTGCGGCGGCCGCGCGCCGGTTCGGCTCGGCCGACCGGATGCGTGACCTCGCCCGCCAGGCGGTCGCCGTGGACGACCTCGGCCCGGCCGGAAGCTATGACGAGGTGTGGATGGGCGGCCGTCTGATCGGCCACGCCATCCACACGACCGGCGGCTCATGGGCGCCCTACAGCAAGTTCACCCGGGACCCTCACCCGGACTTCCAGGAGAGGGAGGGGGCTGTCGCTGAGCTCGTGCGCCTGGCGCAGGAGCACGGGGAGCTGCCCGTCGACCGGCTCGCGCCATCGACACCGTTCATTGGCAGCGTGGTGAGCATGCCGAAGGAGGCGCCCGGCCGGCTGGACCTCACCCCGGAGGAGAGCGAGCGTTGGCGGGCGCTCAGCGGGCTGCTGGAAGACCTGCGCGCGGGGCGTCCGGCCAGCGGGAACGTCGCCGACGACATCTCGCAGGCGATCGACGAACTCGACTGGGTGACGGGCCGCTACAAGCCCAACCGTGACGAGTTCTGGAAGCCCGGCGCGGACGCGGCGAACCTGCGGAACCTGCTGAACACCATCCGGCCGGACAACCCGCGGGCCTCACACCACCAGATCAGCAAGGCGCGGGCCGCGTGGAAGGCTCTCCAGGCGCTTGAGGAGTCCGGTTCTGCGGGCACCGCGACGCCGATCCGGGACCTGCGTCCGGGCGACGTCGTCCGCGTCATGGGCAAGCGGCCGTCGTGGGACATCAACGACACCGAGTACAGCGGCTACCTGCGTGGTACGCCGAAACGGGTCACCCGCACCCGTGACGGGCAGAAGGAACGGGTCTGGCAACTCCGCCTTGGCTCCACTCCGTGGGACGACAACCCCGACGCCCAGCGGGTGACGCCGCGCCACGAGATGACCGTCCAGGTGCCTGCCGACGGCACCGGCAGTCTCCTGGCCCGGGCCGACGACGTCGACATGCCGACCGAGGACTACGTGGCGCGTTCCCGCGCCACGGCGAACGCCCCTGACGGCACCAGCACGGGCGGCCGTACGGATGGCGTGGGCGCGGGTCCGGCGGCGCCGCAGGGCGACATCCCGCGCGTGCCCAGCACGGACGAGATGCGGGAGCAGTACGCGACGGGCGAGAAGGAGATCATCAGCGCGGAGGGTGAGCGTGTGCTCTTCGGGTCGCCGGAGCGGATGCGGGAGCTCGCCGAGGAAGGCACCGCACCCACCCCTGCACTCCAGGCCGACCAGGGAGAGCAGGTGTGGCGCAACGGCCGTTTCATCGGGCGTCTGTTCGCACCGCACCGTTTCGTCAACGCCGACAACCCGGAAGAGGTCTGGTGGAGTCAGGAGCCGTGGGACAGCCGAGGGATCAACTTCTCCACCCGTGAGGCGGCCATCGCCAACCTCGTACTGCGGGACAAGGAGCGAGGGGAGCCCGACCTGAGCGTCGTGCCGGAACGGCTGGCCCGGGGCATCGCTCTGTACGACAACGGCCTCGCGTTCAACCCCGACGATGAGTTCCGCGGCTACCCGTCGTTGGAGGACAACGCCGACGACATGCGCCGCTACCGGGGGCTGCGCGCTCACCTCGCCCAGCTCGGGCGGGGCGAGTCCCCCAGTGGCAACGTGGCGGACGACCTGGCCCACGCCCACGATGAGCTGTTGTGGCTCGACTCCACGCACTACAAGGAGCCCGAGAGTGAGCAGGGCAAGGGCCACATGGTCGGCCCTGGTTCGCTCGCCCGGATGTTGGGTGATGCGCTCAACTCCCTGCGACCCGAGGACCCGCGGGCGACCCACCATCAGCACCGGCAGGATCGTGCCGCCAAGCAGTTCCTCGACCAGCTCAAGGCCGACGGCGGCGAGAGCCGCGCGGTGAGCGTGCCGGTCGGCGAGCTCCAGCCGGGCGACATCGTCCGCCTGTCGGGCCGCATCACTGGCCTGTACCCCGGGGCGACGGGTGACCAGATCGGCTACGTCGTGGGCAAGCCCGCCCGGGCGACGATCACCCAGAACGGCAAGCGGACAAATGCGCGGCGCATTGCCCTGTCCCCGAGCCCGCGCAGCCAGTACGGCGTCGGCGGCTCGACGTTCCTCATCCCCGCCGATGAGAACGTGCGCCGGCTGATGGCTGCGGGCGATGTCCGCCTGCCGCTGGATGAGCACACCTACGGGCGGCAGCTCGGCGAGACCTCTCGCCTCGACCACCCCAACGGCCTCGACCGGGCCCCGGGCAGCAGCTCGGCGCCTGACGCTGGTTCCCCGGAGCCCGGGCAGCGGGACGCCCGGGCTGGCGGTTCGGCTACGTCCCAGGACCGCGAGGCCCCGTCCGGTCAGGCTCCGGCCCGGTCGGAGGACACTCCGGTCACGGGCGGCGCGGCTGCACCGTCGCAGGGCGGTGCGGCTTCCCGCAGCGGTGACGCTCCCGCCCGCGGTACGGACGCCTCCCCCACGGCGGCGGGCAGCCGCAGCACGGGCAGCGGCCCGCAGTCGGGCGAGCGCACCGGCACGGGTACGGGCGGGGCCCCGGCGTCCCGTCCGCAGCAGAGTGAGGCACCCGCCGCGGACACCGGCACGGACGAGCCGCCTGCCCCGCCGGAGCCGGTCGGTGGCCGGCCCGCCGAGTGGGTGCGGGTATCCGACCTCGGCATGGGCGACCTGGTCCGCGTCGATGGCACCACCAAGCGCGGCACCACCCGGACCCTGGCCGGATACGTCGTGGACGGGCCCAGGGAGATCCAGACGACCCAGGGCCGCAAGATGCAGGACAAGCACCGCATCCTGATCTCCGACACCCCCGACGGTGCGGGCAGCCCCGTGTGGGTGAGCCCGGACGCGGCCGCGGCCCGCGCCACCCGCGACGGCGACGACACGACCGTCACAGAAGGATCCCCGCGCACCGGCGCCGACTCCGACGTCCTCACCGGCCGGATCTCCGGCCGGGTAGCCACGGACGCCAGCGGCAACGGCCTGTTCCCCGGCTCCCTCGTCACCGACTCCCGCGGCAACGACGGCGTGGTGGTCGGCGCGAACGCCGCCACGGTGCAGGTCCGCTTCGGGGATGACCGCACCGACGACGTCCAGGCGCCGAGCTCGCTGAACGTCACCGACGGCGGCGCCGCCCGGCCCGCCGGGTGGACGCCCGACGGGCACCGGGTCGACGTCGGCCACGTGGTCGGCGACCGGGACGGCAACATGCTCGGCACCGTGGAAGAGGTCGACGGCGACACCGCGACCGTCGCCACCCCCGACGGCATGACCCCCATGCCGGTCACGGGCCTGCGGGTCCTGGGCGGCACCGCAGACTCCTCCGACCAGCAGCCGAAGGTGGCCCGCGTGGAGCGGGTTACCGCCGGGGACCTGCGGGAGGGCGACGTGATGGTCCGCGACGGCCACCCCACGAAGATCACCGGCATCGAGCGGGACGAGGAGACCACCCTCATCGGCTCGGACGACCCCGACACCGGTGAAACGGACTGGCAGGCCGTGCCCAACGGCACGCCCGTCGACCGCGCGCTCGACGCCCAGGGCGGCGCCCCCGACCTCGCGCCGGAGGACACTCCGAAGCCCGCCGAGCCGATCACCTCCCACGAGCCGAAGCCGCACGTGGAGCCGGTGACCGGGCCGACGGTCGACCCGCAGCTCTCCCCGGAGGAGCGGGACGCCGCCACGGACCGCAGCGCCTCGGCGACCAGCGACCCGGACGCCGAGCAGGCCGCGGCCCGAATCGGGCAGGACCTGCCGGTCACCCCGCAGCAAGCATCGGCCCTGGCCGACGACCTGCGCGAGGGTGCCGACCCGGCCACGCCGGAGGGCCGCGCCGCCAAGCGGGCCGCTGACCACCTGGACCGGGCGGCCAGTCCGTCCGGGGAAGCCGCCGGGACCACCTCGGACACGGCTCCCGAAGACGTGGTGATCGGCGGAAAGAGGCGGGCACCGAACCCCCTCAACCCGCAGATCAACTACATCGACGGAATCTCGCGGGAGGCGTGGGAACAGGCCAAGGCCACGTACGCCCGCAGCCAGACGACCAATCTCGGCACGCCTGACTGGATGTTCGAGTCCATGCTGAAGGGCATATACGGCCTGAAGCCGGACGCGATCCGAGACGTGCTCGCCCACCTGAAGAACGGCACTGAGCCTGCCGAGTTCAGCCGACGGGCTGGCACTCCGGATGCGGGCGTGTCGGAGGGGCGGCCGGAGCCCGGCACGGTCGGCTCGGTGGGCGAGGGCGACATCATCGCCCTGCCCAGCGAGGACAACCCGGACGAGATGGCGGCGTACCGCGTCGTGCACATCCAGGAGGCCGCCGGCGGGATGCGGGTGCTGACCGTCGAGGACGGCGACGGGATCCGCTCCAAGCGGACCCTCGCCTCCGGCGACGCGCTGTACCAGCTGCCCGAGCCGGACGTGGAGCCGCAGGCACCTACGCCGACCCCGGCCGCGGGCACGGACGGTTCGCGGAACCCGAACCCGGCCCCGAACTGGGACACGGTGCAGAACGACTATGCCGACGCGGTGGCCCGCGCCGTCGTGGACAGCGCCATCGAGGGCACCACCATCCCGGGCAGCATCCACGCCCTGCGGCAGCAGATCGCCGAGAAGGTCACCACCGAGGCGCTGAGGGACGCGCTGCAGAACCTGCGGCGGGACCTCACGGCCGAGGTCGACCTTGCCGGGGTCACCGGGGACGACCGGACCCGGCTCCTGGCCGGGATGCGGCGCGCGGCGGCGCAAGCCCGTACCGCCGCGGTGCGGGCCGCGGTGCGCACCCTGGACGACCTGGAGCCGCTGGACGGGGAAACCCCTGAGGACACCGCGAAGCGCGCGGCGGAGCTGCTGCGGCTCATCCCGGAGTCGCTTCGCAACAGGACCGAGCCGAGCCTCAACGAGGGCGACGGTCCGGCGGCGGGCCGGGTCGCGGACGAGGTGAGCAGCCACGTCAGCGACGCGGTCACGGGCGCTCTGCATGATCTGGACGACGGCCCGCTCACTCCGGAACGGCGCGCTCAGATCGTGGCGCGTCTGGCCGGGCAGATGGCGGACTCTCGGGATGCGGCCGCCCGCCGGATCGCCGGGCACCTGCCTGACTCGCAGATGCCGGGAATCCTGGCGGCGCTTGTGCAGATCGGCCGTCGGGTGGTGGAGCTGGTGGCCGCGTTCCTCAAGGGCCTCGCCGCCGCGGCGATGAGCGCGGCGCGGGCTGTGGGCCGGTTCGTGAAGGGCCTGGCCCGCCGCGTGCGGTCGTGGCCGGAGACGCGCCGCCTGCGCCGCCTGCAGCGGTCCCTTCCGCGTCCTGCGGACGGGCTGTCGCTGGCGGAACGCATGGCGCACTGGGGCAGGCTGCTGCCCGTCCCGGGCCGGTTCGGTCAGGTGTCGCGGCGTGCCCGCTGGTACCGGCGGGCGTCCCGGACGGCGCTGGCCGCCGGGCAGATGCCTGCGGTGCAGGACGGCATGCGGTGGACTGCGGACCGGGCGGCCGACCGTGGCCCGGGCGCGCAGGCACTGCGGCACCTCGCCGCGGTGCGGGCGGCCGGCAGCGACGTGGACGGCGAGGTCATCGCCCGTCTCGCGGCGGCCGCGCCGGAGCTCGGCGACGACCCGCACGGCACGGTGCGGCACGCCCGCCGGTATGCGGCACGGGCGGATGCCCGGCTGCGGGACCTCCAGGCGGCGGCTGCCGGCGGGACGCCGGACCTGGGTCCGGAGATCGACGCGGCCCGACTGGAGGCGCAGCACGCGCGGCAGGAAGCCGCCCGGCTTCACGACGCGTACCGTGCGGCGCTGCCGGAAGCGGTCCGTGACGCGCTCGCCGAGGTGCGGGAGATGGGCCCGGCCGGTCGTGACCGGCTGACCCTGAGCACTGGCAGCGATGCGGAAGCGTCGCGGGCGCTGGTGGACGCCTCCCGGTACGTCCCGCGGGACTGGCTGGCCGACCGGTCGGCCGTGTTCCTGACCGCGGTGAGCGGAGACGCAGGCGGCTACGACGTGGACAGTGGCACGGCCACGGTCGCCGACCTCGGCGACGGCGGCCGCAGCACCGCGGCGCACGCCCTGCTGGCTCACCTGCAGCAGCACTACCCGGATCTGCAGGCCGCTCAGGAGACCTTCGGGTTCGTCCGGACGCACACCGGCCGGCCCGGGGCGCGGCGCTCCTCGGTCGACGTGCTGCTGGAGCGGCTGTTCGGCGGGGACCAGGTGGTGGAGGACGAGATCGTGGCCCGCGGGCTCGCGGCGATGTTCTCCGGCGACTGGTACCGGGATGACGACCTGCGGGCGTTCCTCATGGGACTGCTCGCCACCCGATAAGGAGCACGACACATGATGGTGACGGGAACGCTGGAGGACGGTTCCGCCTACAAGGTTCGGATTCCGGGCCCGGGCGGGGCGCCGGTCGCCGGTTCCCGCCGCGTGAGGGCGATGGTCGAGCAGCTCGCCGGTTCGCCGGTGCTGCTCGGCCCCCTCGGGCCGCGGCGGGACCTCGACCCGAAGGACAGTGCGGCGGTGCTGGCGCTGCTGCGGCGTGAGACGTCTGTCGCCGAGGTCAGACGGTGATGGCGAACACCCACAGGTGAGGCTCAGCGCCCGGGATGATCACGTAGTGGACGATGGCGGCGCGCGTTGTGATGACGCGCACCGCCTCGTCCATCTCGTACTTGTCGGCCTGAGGCCACGACCACGGGTCTTCGCACGCGCGGACGATCGCCTCGTGCAGCTCTTCCCGGTCGACGGCAGGAAGGTCACGGATCGTCTGGCCGACGTGGGCCGCGAACCGTGCGGGGACGGCTGTCACCGGCCGAAGACCTCCGCCATGCTCATCGCGTCGTCCTGCGGTCGGCCGTCGGCGTCCCACCGTGCGAAGGAGGCACGCGCCAGCTCCAGAGCCCGCTCATCGCGGTCACCGCCGCCCGGCGCCTGCGCGGCTCGCAGCACCGCCGCCACGTAGTCGTCGACCGGCAGCGCGTGCCGCCGGGCCTCTTCCTGGACCGCGGCCGCCAGGCCGTCATCCACGGACACCGTCAAGACAGTCATGCGTTGAGAGTAACGACCCGGCGGCGGCCGCGGCAGGGGATCAGGCCGAGACGCAAGCGGCCGCGGACCCGACGCTGCGGCCCGTGGACTACAGATTCTCCGTGAAGGCGCTGCCCCAGTCCGACGACCCGGCCGCGCCGTACCAGGACCAGGGCCAGGGCGCCGGCCAGCCGCCGGAGCTCCAGCCGCCGCACCAGGACGACGCCCGCCCGTGGGCCGGTGACGCCTACGACGAAGGCGACGAGACCGACCCGGCGCAGGCCTTCGCGTCGTTCGCCGGGGACGCCGGACAGGAGGCGTGGCTGGACAAGGCCGTGGACGGGACGCTCACGGGCTGGGTCCGCGACGAGACGGGCCAGGTGTGGCGGTACGCCGACCCGGACGCGTGGGCGATCGACGTGGACGACGCCGGTATGGCGCAGACCGGCGGCACGGGCGGACAGCCCGGCGCCGGGGATCCGGCAGCGGGGGACCCCGCCGCGGGCGATCCGGCCGCGGGCGACGGCGGCGGCCTTGAGCTGGACTACGGCACCGCCGACGAGGTCGTTCCGTCCGACCCGGCGGCCGCGGACGAGTTCCCCGAGGACGAGGACCCGGATGCCGAGGAGGACAGCGACCCGGCCGACGGCGCCGACCCCGACGAGGAGGACCCCGACGACGAGGAAGAGGACGAGGAGCGCCCGGGCGGCGGGAAGAAGGGCAAGCCGTGGGAGTAGTCCCCTGCGGCCTGTGACGGGCAGCACGGCAGGACGCTAACCCTCCGGCAGGGGCACGGTGCCACTCCCCGCACCGCCCGCCCCTGGAGGAACCCGCCGTGCCGAGTTCGCCGCCCACCGTCCGCCGCCGCGGGAAGAAGGGCATCGTCCGCGCCATCTACGCCGTGACCGGCGTGGTTGACGACGTCGAAGACCTGATCCTCCCCGGAGCGTTCACCCGCACCCTCAACTCGCGCCGCGTGAAACCGGTCTGGCACCACGACTGGAAGGAACCGGTCGGCAGCGTCCTGTCCGTCGAGGAATGGATGCCGGGCGACCCCCGCTTCGCGTCCATCCCGGGCGGCGCGGTGTGGCCCGCGGCCGCCGGTGCGCTGGTCGCCACCGTCCAGTACAACCTGCGCACCACCCGCGGCCGCGACGCCTACGAGCAGGTGATGCAGTGGCACGAGAACGGCGAGGCGCAGTTCTCCATCGGCTTCAAGGTCCCCCCGGGCGGCGCGTCCAAGCGGCACGACGGCGTACGCATCATCAACGACCTGGACCTGTACGAGATCAGCCCCGTCCTGCACGGCGCGCACCCGATGACACGAAGCATCGAGGTCAAGGCGGCCAGCACGCAGCAGGGCCGGCCCATGGAGCTCAAAGCGACCTGGTCGGCTGTCGAGCTGAAAGCGGCGGAGCAGCAAGTCGGCGACGGGGTGATGGTCGCGTTGCAGGTGCCCCGCGACGTCGCCGAGAAGATCGCGCACCCCGACGGCACGGCGGCCGAGCACCTGCACATCACGCTCGCCTACCTCGGCAGCGTGGGGGAGCTCGGCGGGCACCCGGACGACCTGCGGGACATCGTCACCCCGGCCGTCGCCGACAGCGGGCCGCTGACAGGCAGCATCGGCGGTATCGGCCGCTTCCCCGACAGCGGGGACGGCGAACCCACCTGGGTACCCGTGGACGTGCCCGGCCTGGCCGAGCTGCGGCAGTACGTCACGCAGGCCTTGGCCACGTCCGTCTACTCGGAAGCGGTCCGGGACGATCACGGGTTCACCCCGCACATCACCCTCGGCTACAGCCTGCCCGACATCCCGCCGGTGCCGTCCACGCCAGTGACTTTCTCGAGCGTGCACGTCGTGCGCGGGGAGGACGAGTTCGAGATCCCGCTCGGCGACACCCCGACGGAGGAACCCGCGCGCGCCCCGGCCCCGCGGCCGCAGCGTGAGCCCGCCGGCCGTCCGACGCGCGACCCGGCCCCGCCGCTGGAAGGGAAGTCCGCGGCCCGGATCGTGGTGGAGGCGAAGGCCTCCGGCGGCTGGGACAAGAACCGCGGCAAGCCCGCCACCCACGCCGCAGAGACCAAGTCGGCGGCGCGCGTCGTCCTCGAAGCCAAGTCCGCTCAGCCCGTTCACCTCCCGGAGCGCATCATGACCAGCCCCATGCCCTACTCGTTCGAGCAGATCCGCGACGAACTCGCCAAGGCCGCGCGCGCCCTGTTCTCCTCCGGCAAGGAAGGCGACTACCCGAGCGGGCCCACCGGGCCGGCCGAGTGCTACGTGAGTGTCGAGGCGACCTACCCGGACCGGGTCATCGTGACCCGCTACGACGACGGGGAGCAGTCCTACTCCATCCCGTACACCACGTCGGGCCGGGACGTGGCGCTCGGCGTGCCCGTGCCCGTCAAGCTCACCACCGTCGCCACGCCCATCACCGGTGTGGAACGGCCCGTGGGCGTCGATGAGGCCGTGCACGCCCGCTACATCCAGCCGACCGGCCGCGCCCTGGACGACGCCGCCACCCTGATCGAGGTGTCCGACGCCACGCCCGAGCACCTGGAAGGCCTCAAGCCCACCGTCGACAAGCTGCTGCGAGCCCTGACGAAGAAGGGCCTGCCCATGGACAAGGCGCCCGACGGCGGGGACGACTGGCTGGGCGAGTACACGGTCACCGACGGCTGGGACGACGACGAGGACACCCCCGAGAACGAGGTCGACTACGACGACTACCCCGAGGACACGGCCGCGGCCGTGGGCGACGACGAGATCCCCTACGCCGACACCGAGCCGGCGGCTGTTCCCCCGGGGAACACCCCGGCCGACGAAGAGGTCGACGAGGTGACTCTCGACCCCGCCGAGGTGAAGGCAGCCCTCGCAGGCCTCGCTCTCTGATCCCTCCTCAACCTCGGGCTCTCAGCTCCGCGTTCCGCGCGAGACGGGAGCCCGAGACGCTAACCACGCATGTGCTCTTCCATCGCCTCCGCGTTCGAGGCGTCCCGGTGCTGGCCGGGCGAGCGACGCACGCAATCGCCCATCCAGCACAGGAGAGTGCAACCGAAATGGCCCCCACCGACAAGAGCCTGCTCCGCAACCTCAAGCAGCAGCTCAACGAGAAGTCCGCCGAAGCCGAGCGGATCGCAGGCACCTTCAAGGAGGAGAACGGCGCGTTCGTCGTCTCCACCGAGCAGCGCAACGCGTACGTCAAGGCCGTCAAGGACGCTCAGGAGATCAAGAGCCTCATCGAGGCCGCCTCCGGCGCCCAGGAGCTCGGCCAGTACCTGGACGCCCCCGAGGGCAAGTCCGCGGCCGGCCAGTACTACGGCGGCTCCGGCTCCGGCACCGGCACCGAGATCAAGACCCTCGGTGACATGTTCGTCGCGTCCGACGCCTACCAGGCGGCCGCGGCCGCTCAGTTCAAGGACCGCCCGTTCATCCGGGCCGAGATCGAGGGCAAGTCGATCTTTTCCCTGTCGGCCGGCACCCAGACCCACCCGTCCCTCGGTGGCGTCCAGGACCTCGGCATCACCGACGCGCAGCGCCGCAAGTGGCACATCCGGGACCTGTTCCCGAAGGCCACCACGAAGAACGCGATCCTCCAGGGCATCCGTGAGACCGGCTGGGTCAACAACGCCGCCCAGGTACCGGAGCGTCGCGCCGCCGACGGTGTCTCGTCGCCGACCGGAGCCGACAGCGACGTCTTCGGCAAGGCGCCCCGCTCGAAGCTCACCCTGCAGCCGGTGTCCTTCCCGGTCGCCGAGATCGCCCACATGCTCGACGGCCACAAGAACATCCTCTCCGACGAGCCGCGACTGAAGCAGTTCATCAACTCGCGCCTCATCGAGGGCATCAAGTTCGCGGAGGACTACGACCTGCTGCACTCCGTCGGCAACGACGGTCAGTCCATCACCGGTCTGTTCAACACCCCGGGCGTGCAGCAGTACACCGGCCAGAACACCGACAAGTTCTCGATCCAGATGCGGCGCGCCATGACCAAGGCGCTGCTCGCCGAGTACGAGCCGACCGGCGTCGTCCTCTCCCCGACGATGTGGGAGCAGGTCGAGGTCGAGACCGACGACACCGGCGCGTTCCGCGTCGCGCTGCAGGTCGCCGTCGGCGCGCAGAAGAAGGTGTGGCGCATCAACGTCGTGGAGACCACGGCGATGCCCGACGAGAAGTACGTCCTCGGCTCCTTCGGGATGGGCGCGCAGATCTACGACCGCGAGAACGTTTCCGTCACGGTCTCCTCGGAGAACAGCGACAACTTCGAGCGGGGCGTCCTCACGTTCCGTGCCGACGAGCGGCTGGCTCTCGAGATCTCCCGACCCGAAAGTTTCGTCATCGGCACGTGGACCGACCCGGTGTAATCCGGCGGGGCCCGGCACTAGTCGGGCCCCTCTGGCGGTGACCTCCTGCGGGGCCGGACCAGGCGGCCCGGCCCCGCACCCACACGCAGAGAGCGAGGACTGCCGTGGCAGACACCACCGGCCTGAGCACGGCCCTGACCCAGCTCATGGAAGAGCCCGAACCGCCCCGCGGCATGCGCTGCACGGTCGGCGCGATCCTGGCCTCTCTCGACACCCCCACAGCGGCCAAGCTGAACGAGTTGCTGACCACGCCGACGGTGACCTCCGTACGGATCGCTGACGTCCTCACCGGCAGCGGCTACCCCGTGCAGGCGCCGTCCGTGGCACGCCACCGGCGCCGCGGTGCCTCGAACGGATGCCGGTGCCCCCGATGAGCCTTGATGACCGACTGGACGCGCTGCTGGCCCCGGCCGCGGCCGCGCAGTCGACGCCGCCGGAGACGACCCGGCCCGCGGCCGCCGCGCCGAAGGGCTGGGAGCCGGGCGTGCGCTACGAGCCGGGTGGGGCGATGCTCGTCACCGCGCCGGCCGCCGAAGCGCCCGGGCAGGACGAAGCCGACTGGCGGGCGCGCGTGGAAGAGCTCGGCCTTGCCGTGCCTGACCACTTCCGTGTGCGGCTGGTGGAAGCCCGACACGACCCCGCCGCGTGGCACCGCGACGCCCAGGGCGAAGACGCCGTCACCCGGCCCGTGTGGCGCTGCAGGTTCCTGATCGAGCCCGCCACTCCGGCGTGGAAGTCCGCCGAGGACATCGACACCCTCGTGCGGGATGCGATGCGCAGACGGCGCAAGCCCCGTCCCGCGGTGGGCGCGGTCGAGCGGGCCCTGGTCGTGGTCTACGCCGACGCCCAGGCGGGCAAGGTCGGCCGGGACGGCGGCACTCCGGAGCTGATCGCCCGTATCGCTGACCGCTTCGACCGGCTGGACGACCACATACGGGACCTCAAGGCCGTGGGCCGGGCCCCGACCGCCGCGTACTGGCTGGATGGCGGGGACTGCATCGAGGGGTTCGAGAACACGACGCAGCAGGCTTTCACGAACGATTTGACGTTGACGGAGATGATCCGCGTGCACAGGCGTCTGACGTTCGAGGGCCTTGACCGGCTCGCCGGGCGGTTCGGACGGGTGGTCGCGGCGACGTGCGGCTCCAACCACGCCCGTGTGCGGCGCGGGAAGGACGCGGTCGGCCCGCCGGCGGACGACTGGGGCATCGAGGTCATGAGCCAGGTCGCGGACGCCTACGCCCGCAACGAGTCCGCGTATGGGCACGTGTCGTTCGTGGTGCCGGAACGCTGGCGGGACACCGTGAGCCTCGACATCGCCGGGACCGTCGTGGGCCTGGCCCATGGGCATCAGTACTCCCGCCCGGAGAAGGCCGGGGACTGGTGGCGGGCGCAGACGTTCGGTCGGCAGCCGATCGCCGACGCGCAGATCCTCGTCACCGGGCACTACCACCACTTCCGTGCGCAGCAGCTCGGCAACGGGCGGCTGCACATCCAGGCGCCCACCCTCGATTCCGGGTCCGACTGGTACTCGGTGCGCTCCGGTGAGGTGTCCCAGCAGGGCCTGATGGTGTTCTCCGTCGGCCCCGACGGGTGGGACGACCTGCGCATCCTGTGACGCGGTGCAGTGGGCGACCGTAGCGGGCCCAGTCGGGCACCCTGCCGGGACTCGACACCTGAGAAAGGGGCTCCTCATGGGCCTGTACAACTCCGCTGGCGCCCGCATCACCAAGGCCGGTTTCCCGTCGTCCGCGGCCCCGGACCCGGAGCGGATCGTCACGCAGGACATCTACTCGACCAGCACCTTCGACAAGGGCAGCATGCGCGAGACCCGTGACGGCGCCCCGGAGGGCTCCATCAAGACGCTGCTGTTCCGGGCCGGCACGCGGGTGCGGCAGTCGCAGATCGACGCGCTGTTCCCTCCGGCGACCATCGCCTCCATCGTCCCGTCGACGGGCCCGGCGGCCGGGGGCACGGTGGTCACGATCACCGGCACGAACCTCGACGGCGTCGCCGACGTGAAGTTCGGTGCGACGGCGGGCACGAACCTCAAGGTCCTCACCTCGGGGCGGCTGGAGGTGACCACTCCGGCCGGGGCGGCGGGCGCGGTGAGCGTCGTCGTCGGCGATGAGGCGGGGACGGTGACGCAGACGAACGGCTTCACCTACTCCTGAGCCGCGCGGGCGTCGCGCTGTGCTGTCCGCGTCGGGTGAGCACAGCGCGACGTAAGCGTGGGCCGGACGTCAGGGTGTGTGCCCTCAAGCCCCGCGCATCTGGAGGAAGCTGTGGCAACGACCCGCACCCGCAAGACGGCCGAGGACAAGGCGGCCGCCGAACCCGGCGAGACCACCGAGCCTGCCGAGGACAAGGCCGTGCCCGACGGCACGGTGGAGACGAAGACGCCGGACGTGGCGCCGCTGGAACCCCCGGACGTACCGGAGCCGCCGAAGGCGCCGGACACCCCGGTCGGGCCCGAGGGCCTGGTCCCGGCGCAGCTGGGGGACCGCATCGTGGATGAGGCGACCGGCGAGGCGCCGGCCGACCTCGACGGGCTGTTCGAGTCGCTGCCCCCGTACGGCTACATGGTCCGCTCCCGCGTGCGCCTGGTGGAGCACGTCGGCATGGGCACCTACCGCACGCCCACGTCCCGCCTGCTGGTCCCGGCCGGGGCGGACCTCAAGCGTGAGGACGCCGACCGGATCCTGGCCCGGCTGCGTGAGCAGCGCGGCGAGTAGGAGGTGAAGACGTGACGGTGTTCCCTTACCGGCCTGTGTGGGCTGGGGCGCAGTGCGATCCCGGCCCGGACGGCGGGCAGGTCACCCGGATCGACCTGTACTCGACTCCCGAACGTGACGGCACCGCGGTGGCGACCGCGGGGCCGGCTGTGCGTATCGGTGAGGACCGGTACGAGTTCACGATCCCCGGCGATCTGGCTGACGGCCGGTACTGGTGCACCGTCACCTTCACCCCCCGCGAGGGGGCGGCCCCGGTCACGGACCGCACGGTGCGGCTCGATATGCCGTTCGGCACCGGGCTGGTCGCCTCACCGGAGCAGCTCGCCGACGAACTGCACGTGCCGCTGCCCTTGAACGCCGCGCAGCGGGAGACGTTCCGCACCGCGCTGGAGAAGGCGCAGGGGGAGGTGGCGGCCTATCTGCAGCGGCCGCTGGTGCCGGTGCCGAAGACGCTGCGGCAGGTGGCGCCGACGCCGTTCCACGCGTTGACCGATCCGCGGGCGTGGCCGGTGCCGGACGTCGATGACGCCGTGAAGGTCGTCAGCTACGAGCTGGGCGACGACGACGCGTACACGGTGCGGCTGCTGATCGGTCTGGACGCGGCCGCTGAGACGTCGATCGTGCACTACGTGATCGCGCACGCCGCGGAACGCATCCGCAGCGGGCCGGGCGGCGAGGAGATGGCAGGCGGCGGCCGCCGGGTGTCGTCGGTGTCCGCCGAGGGCCAGTCGATCAGCTATGAGGCTGCCCCGGCGGCGGGACAGGCGGGCGCACTGCCCACGCTGGACTCGCTGCACACCTACCGGCGTCGGCTGTGGCGACCGCTGCCCACGGCGGCCGCGTCGCCGTGGCCGTACGGCGGCCGCCGCCGCTTCACCCGCTGGTGAGCAGGAAAGGGGCGTGACGTGGCGGTGCTCCTCCCGGACCGGGAGCTGACGGTGTACGTGCTCGATCACCCGTGGGGAAGGGACGCGCACGGCGTGCCCGTGCCCCCGCCGCCGGATGCCCGGCCTGCTCCGCGTGGGACGTGGCCGGGCGCGGCCACCGAGCAGGCTGACGAGTCATGGACGCTGCGGGTGGACCCGGCGGCGTGGAGGGTGCGGGAAGGCGACGTGATCGGCGACGGCATCCGCACGTGGACCGTGGTGAGCGCGCTGCTGCGGAAGGTGCCCGGGCACTCGGCCGCGGACTACATCGCGGTGACCGCCACCCTGAACCCTCCGGAGGTGCCCTGATGGGGGCCAAGTTCCATGTGGCGCCAGGGCTGGAGCAGCGCCTGGCGGTGATGATCGCGCCGAAGGTGCACGAGATCGCGCGGCGGGTGGAGCGTGAGGCGAAGGTGTTCGCGCCGCCGACGAAGCGGTGGGTGACCGTCGCCGACGACAAGATGCGGCACACGCACATCCAGATGAACGGCCAGGAGGTGCCGGGCAATCTGCGGTTCGAGCTGAACAGCATGAAGTGGGACCGCGATCACCGGGGTCTCGGCCCGAAGACGTACATGCTGATGCCGAAGGACGAGAGCTCGCGCGCGGTGGCGAACCTCAAGTACTGCGCGTGCCGGGCGGACACGATCCCGGACGGGATCTCGAAGAACATCCGCACCCTGCCGCCGGTGGTGTCGGGGTCGACGGTGACGGTGTCCGTGGTTGCGCAGGGACCCGGGGTGGTCCCGGCGGAGGTCGGCACGATCTACCCGGGGAACCTGGAAGCGAAGGGCGTGTTCTACATGGCGCGCGCCGCCGCGGCGGTCGCAGCAGCCCGCTGAGAGGCGTTCCCCAGGGGAACACCCGCCGCCGGAAGCTCGTGAGCGCATTAGCGGGTCACGGTGCGTATGTCTTTCCGTCCGTGCGGACCCAGTCTGCCGGGTGCCGCAGGGGCGTTGCACGTGTACCCGGAAGGCACCTGAGCAACCGTTGCCGAGAAGGCGGCTGGCTGCCATACAGCGCTCCGCCTGCTGCAACGGTATGCGCATAACAGGCTCGTCTTCTGTTTGTGCTGGTCGAAGGGGTTCCCTGCCAGCGGCCGCGAACTTGGGCCTGACCTGTGCCAACTTGAGGCCAACTCAGGGCGATGCAGGTCAAGGCCATGGCGGGGCGCTCACGCGACCGGGCTTCGGAGGCTCGGGAGGTTCGACTGACTCTGGAACCGAATTAGGCCCTCGCCATAAGGGCCTACGCTGCCGAGGCAAGCAGGAGCCAACCCGGCCCAGCCGTCCAAGCGTTCAGCCGAGTGGCTCCTGCCTGTGAAGCAGTCCCACCTAGCAGGGAGGAAGCTCCATGTCGGAGTGTAGGCACCATCCGCCCAAGCCGCTCCACCAGCCGCCACCGCCGCCCTGGCGCCGATGGACGCACATGGTCACGAAGGAGGCCGTCCGGGGCTTCGCGTACGGCATCGGCTTGGCTCTCGCGTCCGTCGCCGTCTGGTTCATCCAGACGCGCTGACCCGTGACACGTCGGGGTGTTCCCCGGGGGAACACCCCGACGTGGGAGGGCGCGACACTAGCCGCGCGTGCGGGCACCCTTCCACCTCATGACGAACACCAGGAAGACCACCACCCCCGTCGCGGCCGCTGAGGCGGACGCTAAGCCAGCCGAGCCGGAGACGGCCGCGAAGCCGGAGCCGGTCGTGGTCGGCCCGCCGATGCGGCCCGGGCAGACGCCGGAGAAGGTGACGCTGGCGCATCACCTGCGGATTGGCCGCGCTGACTTCCGGCCGGGGGATACGGCGCTCGTTTCGCCGGACTACGCCCGCCAGCTCCGCCGTAACGGCTACGTCTCCCGCGTCTGATGACGGACCCGTATGCGCTTGCCGATGCCGACCCGGTCGCCGAGGTGCTGCGGTGGCTGTCCGAGCACCCGAAGGTCGCGGAGGTGCTCGGTGGGCCCGGGCGCGTCTCCGGGGCGGTGGAGGCGCCGTGGCCGCACCTGCGGGTCGCGGCTGGTCCGAGCGGTGACCTGCGTGACCTGACGTGGCTCACCCAGCCGGATGTGTCGCTGGAGCTGTGCGGCGATCCGAGTGGCTGGCCGGGCCCGGCCGCGCTGCGGCGGGCGCTGCTGGTGTGCGCGCTCGCCGCGAGGGAGCTTCCCGAGCAGCCCACGGCGCCGGGCCGGCCTGTCGTCTCGGACGTGAAGCCGTCCGGCATGCTCATTGAGTCGCCTCTCGCCACCGGTCAGCCGCGGTGGATTCTCGGGCTGCTCGTCACGATCCACCCCGCTCAGGAGAGCTCGTGAGCGGCACCCGCGCGCTGCCGCAGGTGCCGCCCGCAGGGCGGAGCCCGGGACGCTAAGGGGTGCTGCTCTCCATCGTGAGCCGGCCTACGACCCCGGCCCGAGGAGAGCACCGCCATGGCTGGCGAAACCACGAACGCAACCCAGATCGTTGTCCCGTCCCGTACCCGCGTATGGCTGGCGCCTGTCGGCACGGCCGCCCCTGCGGATGCCACCGTGGCCATGGGCGCGGGCTGGTACTCGGTGGGTCTGACCACCGAGGACTCCCTCAAGTTCAACGAAGAGCCCAGCTTCGAGACGGTGAAGTCCGCCCAGACCGACTACCCGTCTCGAACGTTCCAGACCGGTGACGCGGCCACGATCGAGGTCGACCTCCAGCAGTGGAACGCGCAGAACTTCCGCGCGGTGTTCGGTGGCGGCGAGATCACCGAGATCACCCCGGAGGGCGGGATCGGTGCGACGCACTACCGGTTCGCGCCGCCGAGGGTGGGCGGCCGCACTGAGATCGCCGCGGTGATCGAGGTGATCGACGGCGGCAAGCACTACCGGTACATCGTGCCGCGCGCCATGCAGATGGAGGGCGTGCAGACCGACCTGACCAAGGCGAAGGAGGCCGTGCTGCCGCTGCGCCTGGCGGTGCAGGGCGGCGACGACAGCGACGCCTGGTACCTGGTGACGGACGACCCGAGCTTCGCCCCGACGCCGTAATCTGGTGCTGCACGGCCAAGGCCCGTACCGGGCGCGGGAGATGTCGCCTCTCGCGATCAGTACGGGCCTTCGGTGTTCCCCAGGGGAACGGCTACGCCGGGTTGAGGTCGTTGAACCCGAGCGCGGTGGCGATCTTGTTGTAGTCCTCGATGGGCGCGGCGTTCTTGTTGCCGTAGGCGTGTACGGGCGCCTGGCGACGGTGCTGCTGGCGGATGACCGTGCTCCAGCGGACCTTATGCAGGTCGAAGTGCTCGCCGTAGGTGCGTTCCATGGACTCCACCGTCAGGTCGCCCTCGGTGTCGGGGCGGCCGGGGGTGGGGGTGCCGCACATCAGGATGTGCTTGATGGTCGGCTCGGTCTTGCGGGTGCGGGAGCGAGCGTTCTGCTGCCGCCTCATCTCGGCGAGTTCCTCGAACGTGGCCTTGAGGTCCGTCTCCTCCTTGGAGGTGACCAGGACCGGCGGCACGATCTCGTCCTCGGCCTGGAACGGGATGAGCGCTGAGACCACGAGCTTGGACAGCGACGCGGGCAGGTCCAGCAGCCACACGTCGTCATCGCCCTCGTAGGAGTCGCACAGCTCCCGGAACCAGGTGAGCATCATGCCGTCCTGAGCCGACTCGGTGTCGAAGTTCTTCACGTCGCGGCTGCCGGGCACGATGTGCAGGTTGTCGATCTCCTCGTACTCCGCTTCGGCGCCGGACTCCGGATCAGCCGGGGCGACGAGGTAACGGGCGGGAACGCTGCACTCTTCCAGGGACGCGCCGTGCATGAGCTCCCAGATGGTGCCGTGGCCGGCGGGGAGTTCGTCCATGGCGCAGGCGATGTGACTGGCGCTGCGCTGGTGGTCGAAGTCGAAGATCCGCACCTTGTATCCGCGCAGGGCCAGGGTGGTCCCGAGCATCATGATGGTGCTGGTCTTCGCGCTGCCGCCGGTGATGATGAACGCGGCGAGCAGTAGCGGCCAGTTACGGCCGCCGGGCCGCAGTTCGCGGCGGGGCAGTGTCTTGAGGGACATGCGGGGTTCTCCCGTCAGTGGATGGGCTCGGGGTCGGGTTCGCCGGCCTCGGGAAGCGGGACGCCGTACTTGTCGAGCTGCGCCCGTTCCCACGCGGTTTCGGGCACGTAGCCGGTGGTTTCGATGAGCAGCCGTACGTGCTCGGCGTCGCTCTTGTCCCACTGCCGGCGGCCGTCCCGGGCGCGGACTTCTCCGGCGGCGACGGCGGTAGCGACGGCGACGCGGTTGACGAGCTCGGTCTGGCCGGAGGACAGGACGGCCTCGAAGTACGAGTCGGTGTCGCTGATGTTGAACACGGCGACTCCGGCGTCCCGCAGCCAGCGGTGCGCGCGCGTGCGGGCCGGGCCCTGCTGCATGGGTGCGAGGAGCGTGCGGCCCATCAGCGCGGCGTGCTGGTCGGGGGTGAGTTTGCTGCCGTTGGTGATGAGCTGACGGCACGCCTGGTCGCGGTCGGCGGAGGCGTTGTTGCGTTCGGCGGTGTCCCGGTCGGCGGCGAGGGTCTGCGCGCCGGCGGGTGTCTTCGGCTTCGCGGCCGCGGGCTTGGGGGCGTCGCCCGTGGTGCGCGGAGCGGGCACGTCGGTGTTCCCCTGGGGAACAGGTGCGGTGTCCTCGCTGTCGCCGGAGGTGTTCCCCTGGGGAACAGGCGCCGGGCCAGTCTCCTCGGCCGGGGTGTTCCCCGGGGGAACAGCGTCGGCGTTGCGGATGCGGTCGACGGCCTGCCCGAGGGTCAGGTTCTCGTCGCGGATGAGCTCCCACGCGCGGATCTGCTCATCGGGCTCGGCGAGCTGGGCGAGGATGCTCCGGGCCAGGGTGACGCCGGGCCCGTCCTCGGTGCCGACGATGTTCTGCAGCGCGGTCGGCAGTCGGAGCAGCTCCAGGCGGCGGGAGACGTGGTTGGGGCCGCCGAGGCTGAGCTCCTCCGCGATCTGGCGGTAGCTCATCCCGTCCTCATGCAGGGCCTGGAAGCGGCGGGCCTCCTCGATCGGGCTGAGCTGCTTGCGGTGGAAGTTCTCCACGAACAGCACGCGGCGGATCTTCGGCGCGACGTCGTTGCGGAGGACCGCGGAGATCTCTTCCTTGCCGATGTGCTGGTGTGCACGCCACCGGCGCTCACCGAAGGCGATCACGTACTTGGTCGTGATGCCGCTGGCGGCGTCCGGGTAGTGCTCGGCGAAGACGGAGGTGTGCATTACGACGATGTCCTGCAGCAGGCCATCCATTTCGATGCTGCTGGCGAGGTCGGACACGTCGCCCAGGTCGCGGTCGTTGAACGGGTTCGCCGAGATGTCCGACGTCTTGAGCTTGAGGGCGTCGCCGTCGGCCTCGCTGCCGAGCTCGAAGAACTTGGGCCCGGCGTCCGGCTGCTGAGGCGCCGGGGAAGCCGGGGCCCCGGGCTTCCTCTTGGCCCGCTTCAATTGTCCAGCCACAGGTGTCCTTCCGATCGGTTCGAGATACAGACGGGATAGAGGCTAGCGGCCAGCCCTGGGGGGTCTGCTGGCACATACCGAAGTCCACCCGGACGAGCCGTTCCCCGGGGGAACACCACGCCGACTCGCGGACCGCCCGCGCCCGCTGTTCCCCGGGGGAACACCCGCCAAGTCGTGACGGCCGCGCGTCACTGTTCCCTGGTGGAACACCCGCGCTGCCAGGCCGAGACGTAAGCCGTCGGGCCTTCCTACCTTCCGCGTGCTTCGACACCCACCGGGAGGACCCGACCCATGACCGCCAAGACCACCAAGGCCGACCCGACTTACGCCATCGACATCTCCGCCGAGCGGCGCGAGGTCCAGTTCCCCCACGGCATCGCCGTGAAGATGCGCAAGGACTGGTCCCTGCTCTTCCCGGCGGAGATCCCGGCGGACGCACTCGATCCGCTGCTGTCTGACGAGCTCGACCTGATGGGCCTGCTCGGCGAGGTCGTCAACTCCTCCGGCGAGGTGGGCACCAGCGAGGTCATCGACCTTCTGTTCCGGCACGCGAGCCTGCCGCGGAAGTTCATCGCTGCGGTGAAGGACATCTACCGCGAGCTCCTCGGCGAGGACGAGTTCGAGGACTTCAAGGCGCACCGGCCGTCCATCGGCGAGTACGTACGCCTGACGAAGGCGCTCGTCGCCGTGTACGGGGTCGACCTGGGAAAGCTCTTCGGGCTGGGCGTCTCCTCCGGGAGCGATTCGGAGACGTCGAGTCCGACCTCTCCCGATACCACCAGCTCGACGCCCGAGGCGTCTGGCGCCGACCAGGAGAGCCCGGATTCATCGGACTCCGCCGGCTGATCGCCCTCATCGACCGGCTGCCCGAAGGCTCTCGCGTCACCTCCGCCCCCGCCGGCGGCTGGACCGTGACCAATGAGCTTCTGGCGCAGCTCATCGAAGAGGTGTCGATCCTCGCCGCGGACCGGCGTCGCCGTGAACCGCTGACCGTGCCCAGGCCGGACGCCGTCACCGACGCCGCACCTGTTCCCCAGGGGAACAGCCCGCGCGCGCAGCCGCCCATGTCAGGTCACCGCAAGATGCTGGCGGCCGCAGCCCGGAGAGGAATGGTGCACGTCAGTGGCTGAGGGGATGCAGGCCGGACGGCTTGAGGTCACCGTCGTCGCCTCCCTTGAGGGCTTCGCCCGGGAGCTCCGCACCAAGGTGGAGGCGGCTGCCGAGGGCGTGGCCGCGAAGATCGCCGTCAAGATTGACGACAAGAGCGTCAAGAAGCTGCGGTCGCAGGTCAAGAAGGCGGCCGAGAAGGCGTCCAAGGGCGTCACCGCGAAGGTCCGCGTCAAGGTGGACGAGGACACGCGGCAGCTTCGGCGTGACGTGTCCACGGTGACGGACGAGGTCGCCCAGGGCGCCGCGGTGAACCTGCCCGTGCGCCTGGGTGACGACGACGGCAACGGCCGCACCCGCAGCAGCGGCAGCGGTGGCGGCGGTCTGGGCCGGCTGGTCGGCAGGCTCCGCGGTTCGCTGCGGGGCCTGCTCTCCCGAGTGGCGCGTGACCCCGAGGCGTCCACGGCCCGGGTGAACGTCGCCCCGTCCCGGGATTCGGAGCGCCGGTTCGGCCGCTCCCTGACGTCCGTGATCCGGGTGGCGATGCGGCAGCTCCGCGTGGTCACCCGCGATGCGCTCGCGCCGACCCGGGGCGGGCTGACCACGTTCGTTCGGGAGATGGGCCGCATCGCGGTCACCGCCGGCCGGGACACTGGGCGGGCGTTCTCCCGCGCGTTCTGGACGATGCTCGGTGGTAAGGCCGCGCCCACGCGTGCGCTGGTCGCCCGGGTCCGGCTCGGCGTCGCCAAGACCAGCGACGCGGTCCGCAGCTTCGCCAGCGAGGCCCGGCACTTCCTCGCCACGTACAGCCGGGACCTGGTCGCCCGCGTCCGTATCGGCGGGCTGCGCCTGGCGTCCACGGACTTCCGGGCCATAGGCCGGGAGATGCGCCGGCTCGGCGAGGAGGCCGCGGACGCGCTGCGCATGGCGTTCGGTGGTCGTCTCGGCGGGCCCGGCTGGATCGAGAGCCTGATCCTCGGCCCGATGCGGGACCTCGCCGTGCGCGTGCGGGTCGGCACGGACATGTCCCGCCGGTCCGCCGTGGCGTTCGCCCGGTCCGTCCGTGACATGGCCGTCCGCTACCGCGACCAGTTCACCGTCGGTGTGCGCCTGGCCGCCGACTCCTCGCGCAACGCCATCACCTCCTTCGGCCGCAGCATCCGCAACACGATCTCCCCGCACGCCCGCGACCTCATGGCGCGCGTACGGGTGGCGACCGAACCGGCCCGTACGGCGGCCGTCGGCCTGGTGCGGGACCTGCGCCGGGTCACCGCGACCGCGGCCCGGGACACCCGCACCGCGGTCCGCGTCGCCGTGCAGCCCGCCGCCCGCGCGGTGGCGGACCTGACGCGCGGCGTGGCGACGGTCGTCGGCCGGGCCTCCCGCGCCGCCACCACCGTCATCCGCGCCCGCATGCGCACGGACGACGACAACGGCAACTTCCTCTCCCGCGGGATCCGCCGCGTGCTCGCCGCCGGCCAGGCCGTGGCCGACGCCATGCCGATCAACGTGCCGGTGATGCCGTCCCTCGGCGGCCGCGGCGGGCGCCGTCGCTTCCGCATGGTCCTGTTCGGTGCGCTCCTGTCTGTGGTGCAGCCCGCCGTGGCGGCGCTGGTGCAGTACGGCGCCGGGCTGACCGCTCTCGTGTCTGCGGCCGCCCCCGCGGTGGGTGTCCTCGGCGCGATCCCCGGTCTGATCGTCGCGGCGGGCAGCGCCGCGCTGGGCACGAAGCTCGCGTTCAGCGGGTTCGGGCAGGCGCTCAAGGAGACCCTCAAGTCGCAGCAGATGCTCGCGACGGACGGCAAGGTCACCGAGGAGCAGCAGAAGAAGACGGCGCAGGCGATGGAGGCATTGGCCCCGTCGGCGAAGAAGGCCGTCGCCGCGGTGGGCTCTCTCTCCAGCGCCTGGGACGAGGTGAAGGCCTCCGTCAGTGAGCGGTTCTTCAGCAAGGTCACGGCCGACATCAAGCCGCTCGCCAACACCGTCCTGCCGATGTTGAAGAGCGCGCTCGGCGACTCGGCTGCGCAGATGGGCGACCTCGCCCACCGCGGCGCCGAGTTCATGCGCAGCGGCATCTTCCGCCGTGACTTCTCCACGATCGCGGGCACCAACCGTGTCGTCGTGGGCCACCTGACCGACTCACTCGCCAACCTGGGCCGGGCCAGCCTCGACTTCCTGGTGGCGTCCGGGCCGTTCGTGGAACGAGTCGGTGCGGGCACCGAGCGGATGACGCAGTGGATGCGGGCCTCGGCGCAGGCCGGCCGGGAGACGGGATCGCTCGCCCGGTTCCTCGACCACGCCGGGGACAAAGCCGCCCAGTTGGGCCGCTCCATGCGCAGCATGTTCAAGGGCTTCGGCGGTGTCGGCAAGGCTGGCATGGACGTCGGGAACCACCTCCTGGACGGCTTCGAGGGCACGATGATCCGGTTCAACCGGTGGGCCAACTCCAAGCCGGGCCGGAAGGTCATGGAGGACTGGTTCAACGACGCTGCGCCCACGTTCCACGAGCTGAACCGGCTCGTCGGTGATTTCGTGCGCGGCCTGGGCCGGGCCTCGACCGACTCCGGAATCCGTGACCTGATCCGGCAGATACGCACCGAGTTGATGCCCGCGCTCGGCGCATTCTTCGACGGCATCGGCCACAACATCGGCCCAGCGCTGATCAGCCTCATATCCAATCTGGCGACCGCGATTGGGAACCTGGCGGCCGCGGGCAGCGGGCTCGGTGTCCTGCTGGTCGCCTTCTCTGGACTGCTGAACGCCTTCAACTGGCTCACGGACAAGGTTCCGTTCGTCAACACGGTCCTGGCGACGCTTCTGGGCACGCTGCTCGCACTCAAGGTGATCAGCGGCATCACGAGTATCGTGCAGCGCTTCGGCGTCGCGATCGGCGCGGCCGGGGGCCACATGCTCGGCATGGGCGCCCAGCTCCGCGGGCAGCTCGGCCCGGGCGTGCTGGGCCCACAGGCCACCGGCTGGCAGCGGATCGGCGCGGCCTACTCCGGCGCCGCCGCGCAGGGCGGCCGGCTGCGGGGCACGCTGCGAGGCCTGACGGCGGCGAACGGCGCCGCGGTGCGCGTCCTCGGCGGTATGACCGCTGCCCTTGGCGGGCCGCTCGGTCTGGCGATCACCGGTGTGACGATCGGGCTCGGTCTGCTCGCCAGCAGCCAGGAGAAGGCCGCGCGCGCCGCGCAAGCGCACAAGGACCGGGTGAAGTCCCTCGCGGACGCCCTGGCCGACTCCAACGGCGTCATCGACGCCAACGTGCGCGCGCAGGCCGCGATGCTGCTGCAGGACACCGAGCTCGCCGACGGCAAGGGAATGCTGGTCGACGTCATGGCGGACGCCGGGATCAAGCTCGGCAAGCTCACCGACGCCTACCTCGGTCAGGGCACCAGCCTCAAGGATTTGGAGCAGCAGCTGCAGGCGACGGCCGACGCCGGCCGCGGCACGGCCATTATCGGTGGGCAGCTCGTGCAGACGATGACCGATCAGGGCATGGCAGCGATGCGTGCCAAGGACGCTCTGGGGACCGTTTCGGGTGAGCTGGAGGAGGGGCAGAAGCGGCACAAGGAGCTGGCCGAAGCGATCAAGGAGACCGGCGACACCGGTTCGGGTTCGTACCGGCAGCTCCAGGGCGCCGTGCAGGCCTTCAACGACAAGGCGAAGACGTCCGACGAGCGAGTGCAGGCGCTCCGTACGGCGCTGGATGCCCTCAAGGGCAACACGATGTCGGTTCACGAGGCGACCGCCCGCCTCAACCAGACGATGCTCACGATCGACGACACCATGGGCGGGAACATCGACAAGACCGAGGGCTGGGGCAAGTCCCTCGTCGGTGCGGACAAGCTTGTCGACACGTCCACGAAGAACGGCCAGATGCTCAACCAGCAACTGCAGGAGCTGCGGGACGGCATGCTGCAGGTGTCCACGAGCGCGCGTGAGGCCGCGGACAACGACCTGATGTCCATGACTGAGGCGATGAACGTCAGCCGTGACGCTGCCTCGGACGCACGTGAGAAGGCCATCGCGTTGGCTGAGGCCCTGAACATTCCGAAGGACCAGGCGGAGGCACTGGCGAACCAGATGGGTCTGGTTCCCGATGAGCTCGCCATGGTGGTCACCACGGACGGGCTGCGGGAGGGCACTGCGGCTGTGGTGGAGATGCGGACGAAGCTGAACGAGTTGGCGCCGGGGGTGAGTGTCCTGGTGAAGGCGCCCACCCGCGGCGCCATCACCGAGTTGCAGGCGCTCGGGTATAGCGTCCAGCGCATCCCGAACAGCAAGAACGTGTTCGTGACCGCGCCGACGTCGGGGCCCCGCGCGAACCTGCAAGCGCTGATGACGGACATCGCCAACACGCCGGACAAGAAGAACGTCACGGTCCAGGCGATCATCCAGAAGGCGACCGGCGAGCTCAAGGGCATCCAGCAGCAGGTCGCCGGGATGAAGGACAAGAAGTCGATCACGGTCACGGCGCCTACCGCGGTGGCGCAGAAGGCGCTGGAAGACCTCGGCTACAAGATCAAGACCGTGGACGGCACGGACGGCAAGAAGGTGCGGATCACCGCGCCGACCGAGACGCCGCTCGGCAACGTGCAGACCATCCAGCGGGCTATCAACGGCCTGACCGGCAAGACCATCCACGTCACCGTGCAGTACAACGAGTCGGGCAAGCCGTCGGTGGTCCGTACGCACGCCGACGGCGGGATCGTCCACTACGCCGAGGGCGGGATCCGCGCGGCCGCCAGCCGCATCCGGGCGTTCGCCGCGGGCGCCGAGCGGCACATCGCCCAAATCGGCAAACCGGGCGAAATACGCATATGGAATGAGCCGGAGACTCAGGGCGAGGCTTACCTGCCTTTGGCCAAAGCCAAGCGGAAGCGGTCCAAGGCGATCCTGGACGAGGTCGCCCGCATCTTCGGCGGCATGGTCGTCTACCCCGGCCAGGGCGTGCAGGCCTTCGCCAACGGCGCCGTGAACCTCGCCCGCTCCACATCGAACGCCCGCGCTGCGACCACGCCCCGCACCGCCGTCGGGCGGGCCGCCGGCGCCCTGGTCGGCGGCGACCTGAACCTGACCATGACGAGCGCACCGATGTCGCCCAGCCAGGCCCTGGGCGACGCCATGTTCGAGCTGCGCCGGATCCGACTGGGAGGTGCCTATGCCTCTGAATGAGGGCGAGTGGCGGCTGTCGTACAGCGCGAACGGCGTCCACCCCGGCGCCAGCTTCATCTTCGGCACGTGGAAGTCGCGGTACTACCTGCTCGATGACGTCGAAATCAAAGACCAGGACATCACCGACGGCGACACCCCCCTGCCGCGCGAGGACGGGCTGCGCCACGGGCAGGACTTCAGCACCGGCGCGACCCTCACCTTCGAGATCGGCGTCGACACCGTGGACGCCAGCCCCGCCCTCAGGGAGCGGCACGGCGCGAACCTCGACGCGGTGTCGCGGATCAAACAGGCCTGGGACGCCCGGGCCGTCCGCGACCTCACGGCCACACCCGCGGTGCTGTCGACCATGCAGGGCGGCCGCGAACGACGCTGGTACGGGCGGCCCCGCAAGTGCGAGAAGGCAGCGTCCAAGTTGACGAGGCAGGGCTACACGCCGCTGGTCGCATCGTTCACGGCCTCCCACACCGGCAGCTTCTCCGAGGTCGAGCAGAGCATCCGCGTGGACATGGCGCCGCCTCCGCACCGCGGCATCAAGGGCCCCCTCACGGCGCCGCTGATGATGGTCGGCGAGGGCGCCGTGCGGACGCCCGGCGAGATCGTCGTCGCCGGTAACCGCCCCTCCTGGCCGGTCATCACCATCGTCGGGCCGATCGCGCAGCCGACGTGCGAGCTGGTGGGCCGCTGGAAGCTGAAACTGAACCTGTCCCTCAAGGCGGGCGAGCGGGTCGTCATCGACCCACGGCCGTGGGTGCGCACCGTGAAGCGGGGAAGCGCCAGCGTGGCCGGTCTGATCACGCGCGGCTCGCCGCTCCTGGAAGACCTGCTGATCCCGCCCGGCCGGCAGGACTTTGTGCTGCGCGGCACGGACGTGACCGCCACCTCGTACATGACCGTCGCGTGGCGTGACGCATGGGCGTACATGTAGGCGGGCCAGGACGCGACACAAGCCGGACCGGCCCGCGATCCTCCGCGCTCCAGAGAGCAGCAGCGGAGGAGAGCATCATGTGGGACACCGTGCCGTGGTTCACCGAGGGGCAGGCAGAGCACTCGTCTGAGGTCGCTCGGCTCCTGGCCTACGCCGCGTTCGGCGGCGGCCAGGGCGTCATCGGCTCCGCGGACCTGGCGGTGCGGGCACTGTCCTCGCCTGCTGCCCAGGTGCAGGTGCGGCCGGGTGCGTGCGCCATCCTCAACCGGGCCACTGGGGCGACGTACCAGGCGTACGCGGGCCGGCTGCCCAGCGCGGACACGGTGAACATTGCAGGCACCGGCTCCTCGGCCCGTACGGACCTGATCGTGGCGCGGGTGGAAAACCCGTACTCGTACGGTGAGACGTGGCCGCTGCCGTCCGATCCGACGGTGGGCCCGTACATCTTCACGCGGGTGATCCCCGGCGTGCCCAGCACGACCACCGACGTGAGGCAGGTCCGTCCGAACGACTCGGCGATCACTCTGGCGCGCGTCACGCTTCCGCCTGGCACGTCCTCCGTCACGCAGTCGATGATCAAGGACCTGCGGAGCATGGTCATCTCCCGCCGCGACCGGGTCCTGTACACGATGTTCCCCGACACCCCCTCGACCCTGGCCTACCAGGACAACCAGTGGCGGAACTGGCCTGGCATCGCCAACTGGGACATCGACGTTCCCGAGTGGGCAACCCGCGTGAAAATCATGATCACGCTCGCGGGGCTGCGCATGACGCGCGACAACGTGTTCGCGCACATGCAGACCAAGTTCGGGTCGCTGCTCGGGCAGGACACCGTCATCGACGACGACCAGGGCACCGGCACACGCCGCTCCACGATCGTCCTGGCCGACAACTACGCGGTCCCCTCGGCGATGCGGGGCACCACGCAACGGCTGTCTCTCCAGACGTACATGTCCAGGGCGGAGACGGGCGACCTGCACGTCGACGGGGGCACGTCGATCATCGCCGACGTGGAGTTCGTGGAGAAGCCGGACTCTGAGGAGCTGTGACGGATGCCCGCTGGCTGGAGGTTCATCGCCCAGGACGCCCTCACCGACGCCATCCTCGACTGGCAGGTGCCGCTCGCCCTGTCCTCGAACCCGAAGCGGGAGTTGTCCGCTCCGGGCTCGATGGTCGGCAAAATCGAACCCGAGTACGCGCGGATGATCGGCCCGACCGGCGACCCGATCCTGCGGGACTGGGGCACCAAGCTGTACCTGGAGATCGACGGGGTGATCCGCTGGGGCGGGCTCGTCACCAAGACGTCGTTCGACGGGCAGCAGGCCACGGTCAACTGCGAGGGTTTCTCCTCCTACCCGCACGGTATCCCGTACGAGGGCTACGTCATCTCCGGCCGGAAGATCACCCCGAAAGACCCGTACGCCGGCAAGGACAAGAACCATGACGGCTGGGTGGACGGCAAGAAGGGCAAGGAGAAGGTCCCGCCGCCGCCGAAGCCGTACGGCGGCCCCAGGGTCGACGTCTTCGCCATGTTCCGGCACATCTGGGCGCACGTGCAGAGCCAGCCCCGCGGGGACCTCGGCCTGATCGTGGACACCCACAACAAGGGCGAGCTCCTCGGCGCGGCCGACGGCAGCGACCCTTGGGAACTCGCATGGTGGGACGCCCCCGACTGCGGACAGACCCTCACCACGCTGGTCAACCAGTACGGATTCGACTGGATGGAGACCCACGCGTGGGCAAACTCCTCCAGCAACGAGATCACGCACCGGCTGCGCCTGGGCACCCCCCGCCTGGGCCGCAAGCGCAACACCCTGCGCTTCGCCCAGGGGGAGAACATCATCGCCATCGCCAAGCCAGAGGGCATGGGCGAGGACTTCGCCAACGAGGCGATGGTCCTGGGCCGGGGTGAAGGCCGGAAGATGAAACGCGCCCACGTCCACAACCACGGCTCCCGCGTCGGCGCCCGCCTGCGGCGCGTCGTGACGGTGACGGAGAAGCGCTACGCCTCAAGCTCGGCGCTGCGCGGCCGCGGCATGAGGGCGCTGGCCGGCCGCTCGGGCGAGCTGCAAATCCCCGCCATCCAGATCATCGACCACCCCAACGCCCGCTTCGGGTCCTGGCAGCTTGGAGACGACATCCGCGTGCAGGTGCATGTGCCGTGGGTCGGCGACCTCGACATCTGGCACCGCATCATGGCAGACGAGATCAGCGCCGACGGGCGGATCACCCTCTCCCTGAAGCGCACTGACAACTTCCAGCAGTGACCAGCCCGCGACACTAACCCGGGCGAGGGCGACCATCGCCCGCCATGGTCAACTTCCTGGACACCCAGTCCGACGCCCAGCGTTTCGCGGCCCTGCTGGCGGACTACGAGCGGCGGCTCCAGGCGCTTGAACGCACCTCCAAGGCGGCTTTCACGTCCATCGAGGGCGGCACCCTCGACATCTACACCGAGGACGGCGAACTCGCCGGGACAGTGGGCGTGCAGCCCGACGGCGGTATCGCCCTGGTCCCCGAGCCGGCGGCCGCCGTGCCACCGCCCACCCCCACCGTGCCGCTCGTCACGGGCGTCCTTGCCGGGCTGGTCGTCACATGGGACGGGCAGTGGGACGACTCCTACACGCCGCCCACCGACTTCTCCGCGATCCAGGTACACGTCGGCACGGCCGCCGACTTCACCCCGGACTCCATCACACTGGCCGCGACCATGGCCGACGTCACCGGCGGAACCACGACGATCGCTCTGGAGGGCTACGGCGAGCGCTGGGTGCGCCTGGTCGCCCTCACCACCGCAGGACTGACCGGGACGCCGTCGCAGGCCGTGGCGGGCACCCCGCGACAGGCCGTCGAACAGGACCTCATCAACGGGATCATCAGCGAGATCAAGCTCGCCGAGGACGCGGTGACGGCCGCGAAGATCGCCCTCGGCGCCGTGAACACCACAGCCCTGGCGGACGAAGCGGTCACCGCAGCGAAGATCCTCGCCGGGGCAGTCACCACCGCCAAGCTCGACGCCCTGGCCGTGACCGCCGAGAAGATCGCGTCTCTGGCCATCACCACCGCCAAGCTGGACGCCCTGGCGGTGACCACTGACAAGCTCGCCGTGAACTCCGTGACGGCCACGAAGATCGCCGCCGGTGTCATCGAGGCCACCCACATCAAAGCCGGGTCGCTGACCGCCGACCGGCTCACTGTCGGGCTCACTGGCATGCTCGGGCAGCGGTTCTACGACGCTGGGGAGAACGCCGCGCTGTGGAAGACCGGAGGCAGCTCCGTCGCCACGGCGGCCGAGGCAACGAACCTGACCACCGTCAGCGTCGCCGACGCCCAGTCCGGCGGGACCGTGATGCGCGCCGTCGGGGCAGTATCCGGCCTGTGGCGGCCGGACTTCCTCATCCCCTACGACCCGAACATCACCTACCGGATCTCCGCCACCGTGCGGCAGACCGAAGCCGGCGCCGACACCGCTCAACAGCGCTTCTACCTCGGCGTCGTCGGTATCGCCGCGGACCGCAGCACGCTGGTGAACATCAACGGCGCCGCGTCCACCAACTCAGCGCACTACGTCGGCGCGGCGAGCATGCCGCTGACCGCCGGCGGCGGCTGGCAGCGTGTGACCGGCTATCTCAAGGGCTACGCCCCGGCCGGGACGACCGGCACCACCATCGCGCGGCCGCAGCCCACGAACCCCGGCGTGCTGCACGCCTCCGCCCGCTACATCTCCCCGGTGATGTTCCTGAACTACCAGTTCGGCACCGGCACGGCCGAGGTCGACATGGTCACCATCGAGGCTGTCGAGACGGGCGTGGTGAACTCGGTGAACATCGCGGACGGGGCGGTGACCGCCTCGAAGCTGATCGCCGGCGGGGTGGGCCCGGCCCAGCTGGGCGTGGGCACGGACGGCAACATAATCGCGGACCCCTCGTTCGAGGGGGACGTGTCCGCGCAGAGGGTCGCCGGGCAGGTCAACTGGTCGATCGTGACGCCCGGCAACGGCACTGCGAAGGCGCTGCAGGTGAACGCCGCGGCGGCGTCCGCGACGTCAAGGGGCCTGACGCTGGCCGTGCAGCCGGCCATGCCCGGCACGAAGGTGTGGCTGAGCATCGACTACCTGGCGTCGGCGGACTGGGTGGGCACGTCGCTGTGGCTGTACGCGCAGTGGCAGGACTCGTCCGGCACGGTCCTGGGCAACGCCGAGCTCACCACAGCCACAAACGGCACCACCCTCGGCGCTTGGACCACGCTCAGCGGCATCCCGGCTCTCGCCGCCCCGGCGAACACCGCTCAGGTGCGGGTCGCCGTGGCCACCAACAACAGCAGCGCGGGCACCGTGCGCTTCGACAACGCCGCGTGCCGCATCGTGATGGCGTCCGCCACAGCGGGCGGCCGGGCGGAGCTCAGCCCGCAAGGCCTCCAGCTCTTCGACGCGGCCGGGGAAGAAGCCGTAGCACTGATGACCGGCCGCCCCAACTACCTGACGCTCTCGGCGGCCGGGGTGCCGGTCGCCACCATCGACCAGGAGGGCAAGGCCGGGTTCCAGTCCCTCGCGGTCGCCGAGGGCCTGACCCTTGGTGGCGACGAGCTCACCACCATCCTCGACCAACGGCCGCGCGGCATCATCTCCTACGGCTACCCGACGTCGACCGTCACCTCGACGGGCACCGAGATCGGCTATTTCGAGCTCCCGGCGACGATCGAGGCCGGCCGCATGTACCGGTTCAAGTTCCAGGCCGTGGCGGACTACGACACCGCCTACAACGGCTGGGCTCAGATCATCCTGCGGGACGGCGGATCATCGTCGCCGACGATCAACTCGCCGATGCTGCACCACATGGTCATCCACCCCTCGCCCGGCGACTACTGGACGGTGGAACTCGAGTTCGTCGCCCCCGCCAGCGTCATCGGCGAGGGCTACCACCGGTTCCTGCTGTCGTTCGTCAACCGCGAGGGGTCCGCGGGGCAGACGTTCGAGCTCGGCCTGCTCGCCTCTGGCCGACGGAACTTCTTCCTGATCGAGGACATCGGCCCCGAGCTCCCGCCGACGGGCGTGCACAACACTGGCGGCGGCTCCTCCGCCCCGCCGATCGTGCAGTACACCAAGACCTACGCGGCGACCTGGTCCGGGTCGTACAGCAACCGCGGCTCGTACAACTCCTACTTCGGCAACTCCTGCTACCAGGGCTACTACAGCTCCACCAACGGCATGCAGGCCAGCCTCATCGGCTTCTCGCCCACCCTGGCCACCGACCTGTCCGGGGCGACCATCCGCAAAGCGGAGGTCTATCTGTACTTCGACCACTGGTACAACAACGACGGCGGCCGCGCCGTGATCAAGGCGCACAACCACGCCTCACGCCCGTCGACGTTCTCCTGTGACGCCGAGTACCGCACGATCGCCTGGGCGAAGAACGCCGGCAAGTGGGTGGACATCACCAGCGTCTTCGACTCCTCGCGGTGGCGCGGCATCGCCCTGGACCCAAACACCTCCGGCCTGACCTACTACGGCCGCGCGCGCGGCTACGGCCAGACCAATGCGCCCAAGTTGCGCGTCACCTACACCAAGTGAGGAGACTCCACCGTGGCCGCTCTGCCCCTGCCACTGGCCGACATCTGCGCCCTGGCCTGCGAGCCGTCTTTACTTCCCCGCGTCCGCATGGCCATCGCTGTGGTCGCACAGGAGGTCTTCGCCGAGTCGCCGGACACGCCCGGCTACCCGATGCGCTGGAACCTGTCCAAGACCGTGCTCAGCCCGACCGAGGCGCAGGCCGCGCAGATGATGGTCGGCATCGTCGCCTCCCCGCCGATCCTCATGGCCGCGGCCGCCGCAGCTGCAGGAGGGGCTACGGACGCCGTGAGCCTGGCCGCGGCGATCACCGACGATCAGATCCTCGGCGCGATCCGCCTGGGCTGGAACGCTGTCTCCGGAGTCAGCCCCGAGGTGGCACAGCCGCAGACGTAAGCACCGGCCGTCGTGCAGCGTTCGGGCTGCGGGGAGCCGTGAACCTCCATACCTCGGTGGTTCCGGCTCCCGCGCACCCCACTGACCACCGTCGACCGAGGAGGCGCACCATGGAGTGGCTCACCTCTCTGGCGCCTGTCCTCACCCCCTTCTTCGGCATGCTCGGCGTGCTCGGGGGCGGCTGGATGGTGTACCGGCAGCACAGCAAGAAGACCAAGAGCGACGCTGAGATCGCCGAGGGGCAGACGTTCGTCTCCTCCATGAAGACGGTCACCGAGGGGTTCACGACGCTGCTGGAGCAGCAGCGGCACGTGAACGAACAGACAATGTCCCGAGTCACCAACCTGGAAGCGAAGCAGCAGGAGTTGGAGCGCAAGGTCGAGCATCTGCAGGAGGAACAGCGGCAGTGGCGGCGCTGGAAGGCGGCCGCCGTGGAGTACATCCAGCACCTGCGCGAGCTGCTCACCATGCACAAGGCTCCTGCGCCGGACGCCCCTGCGGAGATCGCCGACGACCTGGCGGACCACGGACGCTGACCGGGACGCAAGCGGCCGCCCGGCGTCATGGTCCGAGGCGTTCCCACCCGTTCCGCTGAAGGGAAGGCCTCATGAGCAGCACCCTCGAATCCATCGTCGCCGGTAGCGCGGTCGGCTCGTTCCTCCCGCCGCTGACGGCGGTCGTCCAGAAGCCCAAGTGGTCCGCGCGCTACAAGCGAGTCGTGGCTGTCGTGGCCGCGGTGCTGGGCGGCATCGCCACCGTGGCGTCCACCGGCGGCCTGGACGCGTTCGGGCATGGCGTACCCACGCTCAGCACGATCGTGGCCGTCGTCGCTGCCTCGCAGACGACCTATGACCTGGTCTGGAAGCCGTCCAAGGTCGCTCCCGCGGTAGAGGCCGCGACGAGCAGCAAGGCACGTCCGACCGGATAGCGCCCTGGCTGTGCGGCTCGTTCGAGGCGCGCAGGTATCATCCGCACAGAGGTGGCCGCCGCCCACCGTCGCAGGCAGCACCTCGCGGTTCCGGGCCCATTCTGGTGGGGCCGGGAGCGGCCGCGGGGGAAGCGCCAAGCCCACTGCGCCCGCGAGGGCCCAGGGGCCGGGGACTGGTCGCTCCCGGGACGATCCGGCACACGGGGGGCGCGGTCACCTCGCTTTGCTCAGCAGTCTTCCGTCTGGCACTGACCGGACGTACGCGACCCTGGAGGGCCAGCCTGCATGGCGGCATCGCAGCACACACCCGCACCTGCCGGTGACGAGCCACGGCCGCCGCGATCTGCTGAGCCCGATCCTGCCGACGTCGCCAAACAGATCGAGCTGTACCGCTCGATGAGTGGCCCGGAGTTCGCCGAGGCGCTGGCGGCGTTCGTGGCGGCCGGCGCCCGCTCCGCCGGATCGCGCGGCGAGGACTACGAGCTGCAGGCGCGCGCGATCCGCTCACCGGAGCTGGCGCGCAAGGGTCAGCGCATCCTGCCGGACCTGATCCGGGAGCCGGACAAGTACCTGTACGCCCCCGAGGGCGAGAGCCGGTCGGCGTACCTCAAGCGCATCGGCACCTTCCGCTCCCGGGCGGAGAGGGAGGCGCTGTTCTTGCACCAGGTGCTGGCCGGGGAAGCCGCGCGCAAGGGGTACTTCCTGCCGGACCCCAACCCGCGGGGCCGGGCTCGGCGCCGGCTGGCTGACGAGCACCCAGTGCGCTTCCTCGAACTGGTGGAGGAGGAGCGGGCGGCAGACAAGGAGCGGGCCGCAGAGGAGGCCCGCAGGCGCAAGGCGGCGAGGCGCGCGGCGCGGAAAACCAACGGCGGCTGAGGCCGAGCCGCACGGCGCGCATGGCTGAGAGACCTCCCAGGGTTCGCCCTCGGGAGGTCTTCTGTTGAGGGGGTTCGCCTCACAGGGGTTCGCCCTGCTCCCAGGATTCGCCCTGCGGGGTGCGCCTGCGCGGGTTCGCCTCTCAGGGGGTGCGCCTTGGGCGGGGTGCGCCTTCGCGGGTGCGCCTTCGGGGTTCGCCTTGCGGGCGTACGGGTTCGGGTTCGCCTTGCCCGGGCTCGCGTATTTCTGCAGGTCACATGTGGGTGCGCCTAGGCTGCGGTTGTTCGGGTCGGGTGTTCCCCGGGGGAACGCGAGTGCAGGGGTTCGCCCTTCGGGTACGGGTGCGAGGCGAGTCCCCAGGGCGCATCCCCGCGAGGCGAACCCTCCGCGGAGGCGAACCCCAGGGCGAACCCCTCGGGGGCGAACCCTGGAAGGCGAACCCCCCGGGAGGCGAACCCTCCAAGGCGCACCCTCGAAGGCGAACCCCCGGGAGGCGAACCCCGAAGGCGCACCCTCGATCGAAGGCGAACCCGGCGGGGCGAACCCGGCGGGTGCGCCTCGGGGCGTGGTGCGGCGCATCCCCTGCACGGGCGACGTGACGTGACGTGACGTCAAGGTCCGGGCGGGGGCCCCGGCGGGGCGGCTGAACGCTCCGCCCCCGCGGGCACGTCACAACACGTCAGAGGCTCGACTGAGCGCTCAGCGCGCTGCTGATGATGCGCTCGATGTTGGGGGCGGGTGCGCGCTGCCCGAGCGCGGTGTACTCCTCCGCTTGGCGGTGCATGTTCGCAGCGATGAGGGCCGCGATCACAGCGGGGCGGTTCTCGATGATGAAGGTCTGCAGTTTGAAGTTGCCGGGGATGTCTTCCACGCTCGTGGCGTTCGCGGGCAGGAGATCCGCTACGAACTCCAGCGTCGGCATGCCGAGCATCTGAGCCTGGAACTCCACTTCGCGCTCCAGCCGGTGGCGGGCCCGCTCAGTGCTGGTCATGGTGCGGGGCGTCGCGGCGCGCTGCGGCTGAGCGGCGGGGGCAGCGGACTGCGGCTGCGCGGGGGCCTCCTGCTGTGCGGCCGGGGTGGGGGTCTCCG